ACTCCCTAATTTCGAGCGTCTCACGCTCAAGATTCTCGTCATCAACCCAGACCGTGAGGACCTCGCACCGCGTCCACCTCTCGAACTCCGCGTAGAGGCTGTCAAGCCCCTCGAGCGCGTGAGAGTCAATGTAACTGTGGAGGTCATCACGTATCCCATTATAACTCTTCCTGCGACAGATAACAATCTTGCCGCCGGCTTCCGCAAACTTTTCGTCAACCCTGCGAAGAACCTCGTCGCTTGTGTCGCGGTTGAAGTACCTCGAGTAGACCCACTCTGATGCATAGTTCCTGTCCATGATAGCGCTGGCTCGAGTCTGGCAGAGAAAGTCTGCCAGGAATGTTGCTCCGTATGTCAGCAGATTCTTGAAGTAGCTCGGATCACGAAGATCGGTGAACCACTCTCCAGAGTTCTTGAATACAGGGATCCCGAGCTGCCGAGAAAGCTCGGCGGCGATCTGGGTTTTTCCCGTCATATCTACGCCTTCGCAAGCGAGCAAAACATGATTCTTCATATGATTTCTCCGTAGAAGATTGTATGATTATTCCGATCCTACTGTTAAAAAAGCTGCTAGCCTCGCTTCGCGTGCTGCTCGATCAAATCAATCTTATGCGCTGGACTGAAATCCACAACCTGGCGGAGCGCTTCCTCCTGACGATTGATAACATCGGTACGCTCAGCGACGCTCATCTGGGAGAGGCGGGTTACAGCTCGAACAACGTCCTCCTGATCGTCAACAAGGAACTCTCCCAGACCGACCGGACGAGCGTGGACATACTCATTCGGAATGAGGGACACGACGCCAGCCTGGATTGCCTCGGAGAAACGCATCGTGATGTTGCCGTAAGGAGTGTAATCGTCACGTGTGATGTGCGTCACAGCGATCGAGTTGTTGATGATGCCGAAGATCTCCTTGTACGCGAGACGATGACCGAACGCGACGTGCGGGTTCTCGCGGAGAAGGACGCTTGGATCACGGCGTTCGGGGCTCCGCTCGAGCCAGTTGCCCCAGACCTTTGTCTGGATACCACGATCACGAAGAGCGCTGCTCGGTTGCGAGTAGTACTTCTTGAACTGTGGGTCGCGATCGTAGTTGTTACCGACGTATGTGTAGTTGTATGAGTACTCGGCAGGTTTGAAGAGCCGGCGAGCGGAGGAAGCCCATGGCATCGAGACACGAGAGCGGGTCTGCTCACGGGGCTTAATGCAAGCATCAGCGAGTTGAGCATTCGGCCAACGTCTCTCCTCTTCGGGGGTCATCTTGAGATCGCCGTCATGAATAATGATAGGGACTCCCTTCGCGTGATAGTGATCGAGGAGCGCGCATTGACGTCGATAATCAGGCTCCGTCGCTCGATCGCCGCCGAGCGCAGCATCATTCTTCCAAGTCGGCCAGCGCCACTCGACGAAGAGAACATCGCCATCGGGAAATCCAGTGTCGTCGTACTCAACACCGGGATAGGGCTCATCATCACGACGCTGTTGGACCTGGATCACCGTGTGTCCACGCCGCTGCATCTCATCCACGAGATCAACTCGACCACCTCGATAGTGATCTGGGGTTGCGGAAACAGTCTGCTTTTCGAAAGGGGTCACGAAGCCCCAGAAGGAGTATAGAATTCGCATGGTTTACCTCACATAACCTTGATTTTCTTACCTTTTGTCGCCAGCCCGAAGTCAGAACGATCGACCTCGGCAACGCATAGGGTGTATGGCTCGAATCCAATCTTACCATCCCAATCCCACATGAACATCTTTTCCATATTTCCGGCCTCACCCATCACCTGAAGCATCAGGTACGGTTTTCCGTTCTTCGTCTTCTTCTCGACCGAGCTCACAACGACAAACCAGTAGACGTCAAGTCTCTCCCAGTTATCAATCGAGTAAACCTCCTTGTCCTTGAACTTCTGACGAAGCTCTGGAGAGATCAGGGAGAGAGGCTCCATCTTTCCAGAGAGCTCAATCTGCATCAGAGCGTGCTCTCGACGGGTCCACTCTGGCATGCCCTCAGTCTCAACAACAAGTTCGCGGAACTTCTTGATACCACGCTGGGGATCTTTCTTCGCCCACTTCTTGATATCGTCAGCGTTCTCGATGAGAACGTGATGCATATGCTTCCAAGAAGAGAACTGCTTGTCCCGCCCGACGACGTCCATCGACTCGAAAGCGCCCGCCTTGATGAGAGCCTCCAGGGCTCGACGGTTAAACTTAGAGGGCCTCCACTGCCCGTCCTCCTTCCATAGCATCTGCTCAACGCTCTGGTACGGTCGACAAGTCACAATCTCCTCAATCGCAGTCTCACCGACTCCCTTGATCGTGTTGAACGAAGGGATGAGCAGCTTACGTCCCGAGTCAACGGACCACTGGTTCGTGGAGAGGTTGATGTCGACGTTGCCAATCTCGTAACCCATCTTCTTCACGTCAGAGATTGCCTGGGAACGATCATCTGGATTACCGATCATCGACTCCATGTAAGCGCAGAGCCACTCGGCCTCGAAGTAGGTCAGGAGCCAAGCGCAGTAGAACGAATCGATGGCGTAGGCGAGAGCGTGGGAGAGGTTGAAACCGTATCCTGCGAAGAAGAGGATATCATCCCAGAGCTTCGAGGCTACGGATTCCCTGATGCCATTGCCCACAGCTCCGTTGACAAAGTTATCCTTCATCGCCTTCGCCTTCTTCATCGACTCCTCAGGGTTGCCTCCCTGGCGCTTCAGAATGTTCTTTCGAACTTTGTCACACTCGGACTTCGGGAATCCCGCCACCACGTTGCAGAGCTGCATCAGCTGCTCCTGGAAGATGATGCATCCGAAAGTCGGCTCGAGAACCTGCTTAATGAGCGGGTGCTTGTAGTCGATATTCCGAGGGTTCGCCTTCGCCTCGAGGTAGAGTTTGTCAACCTTCGCAGCGAGCGGACCGGGACGGAAAACTGAGGTCAGGGTCGCGATGTCGATGATCGATCGTGGCTTCGCGTTCTGGAAGAGTCGTTGGGCGCCCTTACTGGTGAGCTGGAAGACGCCTGGAGTTCTGGAGGTTGCCTCATGGTAGACGTTCTCATACACCCTCTGGTCGTCGAAATTGATCACATCGGTTGCCATGTGTTGGTCGAACCACGCCTTGACGTCCTGGAACGTAGGATTCTTCATCCCATGGTGGCGCTGGAGGATGAGCTCGATCGTTCGATGGATTGTCCGAAGCGTTTCGAGGCCCAGCAGGTCGAACTTAACCCATCCCAGCATCTCAAGATGCTTGTAGTTCATACCCTCGACCCAGGGGGTCTGCTGCTCACCCTTCGCCATGATGAGAGGCATCCGCTCCTGGATGCGCTCAGAGATGATAACACCGCCAGCGTGTCGACCCAGAGCCTTGTTCTGCTTGAACAGGACCTTGATGGATTCCGAGACCTGCGGATGACGATCGATGAAGTTTCTGAAAGTCTCGCAGTGTTCGTAGCTGTCCTCGAAAGTTAGGACAAAGAGGTTCTTATCGTCGCCAATCTTCTTCGTCGCGTTCATGACCTCCTTCTCGACTGTCTTTAGAGCCTCGTTGACCTCCTCGAGTGGGATATCGTAGAGACGGGAGACGTCCCGGATGAGTGTCTTGAGCTTGAAAGTATTGTAGTTCGAGATTGGAACGATGTTCTCACCGCCGAACTTCTCACGAAGGATCGAGAGGAGCAGGTCGCGGTTCTCAACGTCGGTGTCGATGTCGGGCAGACCCTCACGGTCAGGGGACAGGAATCGTTCGAAGAGCAGACCGTACTTGATCGGATCAACGTCGGTGATGCCGAGGACGTAGCAGACAAGGGAGCCCGCGCCGGAGCCTCGACCCACGCCGACGAACATCTGCTCCTTAGCGGCAGAGATGATCTCCTTCATCGTGAGGAAGTAAGACGCGAAATCCTTCTGCTTGATGACATCGAGCTCGTACTTCGCGCGGTCAACATACTCAGGATTCGTGTGGAAATTCTTGGAACGAAGACCGATCTCTACCGACTCCTCGAGAGCCTCATTCGCAGTCTTACCCTTCGGGATGACGTAGCTCGGCAGCTTCACGGAGCGATCGGGCTGGACATCGCCTATTTCCTCATGCGCGAGATGCCAGGTACGCTCGACCGCCTTACGAACAAGCTCCTCCTCACCACGATAGAAATCATCGGTGCCTCGGGAAATCATGAACTCATCCCAAACCTGGGAGGCGTTCTTCGGGTATAGCTCACACTTGAGCTGGTCCTTGCTCTTCGGGATCGAGTCTGCCGACAGATCGGCGTAGTTCAACCAGCCGAGCTTCTTGTAGATCTCGCGCTCCTTCCAGTGCTCCGGACGGGCGTAGTGGGAGTCGCAGGTAACGACGAGCTGATCGGTCATGCCCTGACGCTTCGCGAACTCCATGATCGCACGGTTGACGATGTGCTGAGCAGGAAGGCGGTTGAACTGCAGCTCGAGCATCACGTTCTTACGGCCGACAGCCCATGCGAGACCATCGAATGAGTTACCGACGCGGTTGATGACGCGCTCCATGATCGATTGATCATTGAGGAGACGACTGTTTAGCGTCTCGAAGCTGTGCTCCTGCAGCTCACGGAAGACCTCGAAAGCGAGTGGGCCGCCGATGCAGGCCGTCGAGACGATGAAGTTGTCATCCTCCTGAGCCTCCTTGAGCATCGCGAGGTCAACACGAGGGAACTTGTAGAAGCCCTCGGAGTAACCACGACTCACGAGTCCGAAGAGCTTCTCGAGCCCCTTACTGTGACGTGGTAGAACAACGAGGTGGTGACGACGGTTGATCGGGTTGAAGTGCTTCGTTGACTTCGTCTCGTCCTCGTTCTCGATCGTGAGAGCGGAAGCGTCGGTGTCGATGCCGATCGTCTCATCATTCTCATCGGTGACAGCGACGATCGGAGTCACGATGCTCTCGGGCTTCTCCTTCGCCTTCGCGTGGCTCTTACGATCACGCTTGAGCTGCTGCCACTCATGGTACTCAGCCCGCCAAGCGTTGAGGTCGGGGTGGATGTACATCTCACAGCCCGGGATGAGTTTGATGTCCTTCCCTGCCTTCCTCAGCTTGTCAGCGTGGAGCCAGGCGTGACCGAAGCCGTTCATCTGGCCGTGGTCAGTCAGACTCCACCCATCGAGACCGTTCTCAAGGCAGAAGTCAATGTGCTCCTGAGGGTAACCGAGACCATCGAACGTGCTGAAACCCGAGTGAGAATGAAGTCCAAAGAACTTCTCTGGACGCTTGAACTCGCCGCCGTCTGCCATGAAATCTCCAGTGTGTCCTAATCATACTACAGGACGCGGGAGGTTTGCATAAATCAGCACGGGTTATTCTTGTACCACTCTATCATCTCGAGGATGCGTGGGAGATCGTCGTCATCGCAATCCTTGTAACTTCGGCCGAGCCTCGATTTCAGGCGCTCCCAGATATGAGCGTATGAATTGCGCTGCTTCAAAAACTTACATGGAGGCAGCTTTCCGTTGAGGTGATCACCTGCGTCTTTCGCTGCCGCCCTCACGATCTCAACGCTTTCTTTCGATAGTGCCATGTGTGCTCCTATCGAAATTTAAGAACGAAAGATCTATTTTATCGAGCTCAACCTCGACCTGCTCGTTGCCCACGATGCTTCAGCTTCGATCCCGCCATCTTTTTAGCCTTTTCGGGCGAAACTCCTGACGCCTTAAGACGGGCAAGACGAATTTTCTTGAATGTGTCGTCGTCCTCATAGACCGAACCGACCTCGTATCCGTCATCATGTGAGCCTGATCCGCCGGGTATCGCTGGTCGATCGACGTCGTATCCGCCAAGCTCCTCAAGCTCCTCGTCCTGCACCAGCAACTTCTTATGATCTCTCTCGACAGACGAGATCTCCTCTGCGAGCGCCCTGAGATAATCACGACGACGAGATTCGGTCTTTGGAGCCTCAGCCGCGTCTTCTTTCGAGGAGGAATCAGGTGTAAGCTCGCCGCGCAGAATAACCTGCATCGCAGCCATAAGTGTCGCCATCACCGGAAATCCGACTTCAACGACCAGACGGACGGCCTCTCTTGCCTGAGGTTCATGTTTTTCCAGAAAGTCGGCGGTCATTTCCAGAGATGAAGCTAGCGCGCTGGCGCCGACGTATCCGACAATGGGATACATGAATGCGGCGATTGTTTTTCCCTTCGGAGAACCAACTTTATCAGACACGTCTCTAACGAGCTTGATGGTCTTCGGGTACATCTCGTCGAACGCTTTCGTGGCGGCGTCAGGATCGGTGAAGTATTTCGCGTAGGCTCCAGCTTTTCCAATTGCTGCAGCGAACGCGTCATAGCAATTTTCGCCCAGGCTCTCCAGCACCTCGGCCACACCGAGCGCGATAGTGTTTCCAAGCACAGCGTCCGGTATGGCTATCTTCAGAGAGTCACCGATAGTATCCGTAAATCTAGAGATTAGATCCTCAATTTCTTCCTTAATCTTTTCGATGGCGTCGAGGATATATCGACCTCCCAATCTCACTATCTTTTCCAGAATGCTCTTCACTGTTTTGTAGAACAAATCTTTGGACTGTAAGAAGGTCTTTCCCAAAGATTTCGATTTTTCCAGCAAAGCTCCGATAGATTCGCCGCCCGTAGCCAGAGAAGAAACAGAATTCAGATTAGATATCACCGATTCTGCCGAGAATGCCACGTCGACTGCTGTCTCCGCAGCCTCTGCAGGTCCGAGGGACCCGAAGCCTGCGGTACCCGCCATGAGACCGTATTCGACAGTGGCGGCCGCCGCGGCCTGAACCACGTTCATCACACTCTCTTTCGCGCCCTCTTGCAAGAGTCGTGACTCGCTCAAAGAAGCTCGCGTGGAGCTACGAACGATTTCCTGTCTCACTATAGCGCGGAGTGTCGCCTCATTTATCATCATCGCATCGTTCCTTATGCTGGTAAGTATTATCGTCTGATCATCTTTTGGGGTCGCTCTCCGACCTTTCGACTTGGTCTCACGCTTCTCGACTGTGGCGGTGGCGGAGAATATGTCGCGACACCACCTGTGAATCCTGAATTCACCCAGTCAACGACAGCGTCGATGAGATTCGGATCACTCCCAGACCATCCGGAGACTCGGGCGACGTGGTTCAATATCTCACGCTTTTTCCCCTCGCCCCAGACCCAGGCTGCGGTGCTCTTTATCTGATTCATTCTCATCTCAAGTTCCGAAGCGAGACGTTCCATCGACGCGAGGTGCTCTTCGACGGGTGCGTCCTCGACGTCAATATCAAGCTCTGAGGCGATCTCGAGGAGCCGACCTCCGTCCTTCTTCTCCAGAGCAGTCTTCGAGTCGAGGAACATCTTGGATCGTTCGATTCTCTCGCGCTCGCTGAGCTCTTCACGAAGTAGCGCGTCCGGATGAGTCTTCGCAGTGATCTTTCGATAGAGCTTCTTCTGCCAGGAAGGTGCTGCCGACTCTTCTTCCTGTGAGCTCTCGTTCTCGTCTTTAGCATTAGATTGAGCCTGCTCGGCGCGGGTCTGCAACTCACCTGCGCGAGCGAGGAGCTCTATGACCGCGCGCTGGAGCTCCCAACCACGGCGGTCGAACTCCTCCTCGAGATCATAGAGCTCCTCGCGAAGGTAGCTCATCTTAAGAGCTGCCTTCTTCAAGCGACGCTCGGCGGGAACGTTCACTTAACGTCCAGTGACTTGCCCCACTTCAGCGCTGCGGTCGTGCCCGTCACAATGACTGTGGGCCATTTCCACGATGAGCGAAGGCCACCCATGTGGTGGCGTGCGAGTGACATGCACTCGTTCTTAACATCCTTGCTACGGGTCGTGTCGTGATCGACCTTCAGCTCGGCGATCCTCATCAGACGATACGCGATGTTAAGAATCGTTCCTCCGACGTATAGCGAGAGAGCGGTTACGGGAACTACTAGCATGATGATGTCTCCTGTGCGAGACTAAATATTCGACGACTCGCGACTCTTCTTCAAGCTCGCCGCATTTCTCTTCACCGACATCGTCTCGGGGTGCTCCCCAACCTTTCGACGGGCCTCTGGATTCTCAGCCTCAGCGAGTGCCTCGATCTTCTCAAGCTCTCTCTCCTGGAGGAGACCGGACTCGCGTACAGCCTGAAGCGCTCGACGCATCCCTTCTTGGGTCGCTTCGAGACGGAGCACATCATCGTTCGAGCTTTTGACTGTCTCTTCGATCTGCTTGATCACAGAAACGATTATACTCGCGACGTTCTCGAGAAGGACACGAGGATCCTCCGCACTTTGTGACCGCATCTCGCCCATGATCTGGTTGAGTATCGAGATGAACTCCGTCGACAAGCTCGATGTCGCGCCTGTGGTAAGACGTCTCTCGTAGATCACTCTCTCATTTTCCCCAAGCTTCGAGATGAGCTCATCAGCAATCGTAACAATTCTTCGGGATGCAAACTTCTGCCTATCAAGTTCTTCTTGTGTCATGCGTCAATTATATCAGGAGGTTCGTGATATAAAAGAAAAGGGGCGGCCCCTTTCGAGACCGCCCCAGGTTTGACCCAATCGGGTCCAGAAGATCAGATCTTCTGGATCACGACCACGTCGCCAGCTTCCACGGCGAAGGAGAACTTCATCGCGGAGTAGCCACCGTCGAGTGAGTAGTCAGCCCCCGCGGCGGCGATCGCGGAAGCGGAGCCGGAGCGGATCAGCTGGCCGTTGAAGAACACCATGGAGTTGTCCACGGTGAGCTCAGCAGCGGTGAAGGCGCCCGGGCCTGTCACGGACACTGCGGTGTTGGCGGCTGCGGGAGCGGGCATGCTCTCAGACTTCTTCGCGGCGGCGGCAGCGGTCGTCACGACGGAGTCGAGACGGGCGTCGACGGCGAGGAAGGCATCGAGGATGCTCGTCGCGGAGGAGTAGCCGGCGTGTGCAGCGCGGAAGTCGGTCCAGTTCGCCGTGTCGTTCGAGAGCTTGAGGGCCTGGTCCTTGTCAGCGAACGTGAGCGTGCCGTTCGAGGCGGAGAGAGCGAGGTCGGAGGACGACCACAGCTTCTTCGCGCCGCTGTCGATGTGCAGCATCTGTGCGCCGGAGCCCACCTGGATCTCGACCTGGCCTGCGCCGAGGTCAGAGTAGCTGAGCATCGTCTCAGCGACGTTCTTGCCCGCGTCGGTGACGAGGAGCTTCATGCCGCTGCGAGCCGGGAGGTTCACAACGCCAGAGAGGACGGATCCGCTCTGAGCCTGCAGCTGGCCCTTGATCTGTGCCGTGGCGCCGACCTTGAAGTTGCCAGATGTTCCACCGTCGCCGTTGACTGCGAAGGTTCCGGTGAGGGCCATGAGGCCACCGTTGAACGTGAGGTCAGCGCTGTCAACGACGTTGTGTCCAGCGTCGGAGAGGACAACACGGCCAGCCGTGAGGTTGTTCGCAGCCACCTTGGGGGCCACGACGTCGCCAGAGAACGTTCCCTTGACGGCCGCGAGGTCGCCAGAGAATGTGCCCTTGACAGCTGCGAGGTCACCCGAGAAGGTGCCCTTGACGCCAGCCACATCGCCGGAGAATGTTCCCTTGACGCCGGAGACGTCGCCGGAGAAGATGCCCTTGACGGCAGCCAGGTCACCGTTGAGGATCGCGGACGGAGCCTCGATCTTCTCGCTGAAGAGCCAGCCCTTTGCAGCCTTCCACTTGATGGTCTTGTCGGTCGCGCCCTTGAGGGTGATACCACCGTCTTCCGCCGTCCCGTCAGTCGGAGAAGCCACCGAGCCGAGCTCGATGTTGATGTCGTCGACAGTCAGGATGGTGGAGTTCACGGTCGTGGTGGTGCCGTTGATGACCAGGTCACCGGTGACGGTGAGGTTCTGGGCAACATTCAGTCCGCCGCGGACGTTCGTGGCAACGCCAGCCGCCGCGAGGTCAACCTGTCCAGCCACGTCGAGCGCGCCGTTGAGGTCAGCTGCGCCAGCAACCGCGAAGGTTCCAGCGATGGAGGCGTTCTCGCCGAGGGTGCTGCCCTTGACGGTAAGCACGTCGGACGCGAAGGCGAAGTCAGCGTCGTCGGAGAGGTCGCCAGCCGTGCCAGCGAACACCACACGACCGGCCGTGAGTGACGCATCCTTGACGGAGGCGGCAGCCATGTTGCCGGAAGCGTCGACCGAGAAGCCGGTCATCGCGATCGTGCCAGCCTTCATCTCGCCAGAGGCGTCGATCTTGCCGGTCACGGAGAGCTTGCCAGCCGCGAAGGCGAGGTTAGCCTCGTCCTCGATCTGACCGGAAGCACCCACGAGGTACAGGTGACCGACCGCGTCGCCGTCGATCTTGATCTCGTTCGCGGTGATTCCACCGTTGAAGTCGGCGAGGCCCGCGACGGACATCGAGCTCTTCATCTCGGCGGAGCCGGTGATGGAGAGGGTGCTGTCCATCTTGACAGCGCCGACGATACGTGCAGCGCCACCGACGCGGAGGGCGGCATCGGCCACGACGTTGCCCACGAGGTGTGAAGCGCCGTCGATCTTCATGTCGTGCAGGACTTCGAGCTCGGTAGCTGAGGTCGCAGCGTCGAGGTGAACCGCGAGGTCGAGGATCTGCACCTTGGCGGCGGAGACGTCTTCCTTGTAGTCGGCAGCGCCGATGATGTCAGCAACCTGGCCACGGAGAGCGGCGAGGTCACCAGCGAGCGTGCCGAGAGAGTCCTCAGACTTGACCTGCTCGGCGCGGATCTTGGTCAGCGATCCAGCGATCGCGGGGTATGACTTGGGAGATGGCATTTTTGTGTTTCCTTATGTTAGAGATACAATATCGCACGATCTCCCTCACCACCATTGGGGGGATTGACCGTGTTCTCCAACCGAACGCAAACTGGAACTCGGGCGTCTGACGTCGAGCGCATGACGACCAGTCCCATCGAATACAATTATACTCGATCGAACCAAACTTCTAACCGTATTCGAAAAAAACGTAACGAAAACAAACGGTTACAATCAACCAAACTGAGATTCTATCTCACGCTCCGTAGAGAGCCTTCTTCAGAGCACGGACCTGTGAGTCGTAGGTGCTGAACTCTCCGTTCACGAATTCAAGCGCCAGGATGGGGCATGTTCCGTCGTCCTCGAACTCGAAATTGAAGCGACCGCCGGTGGCGCGGTTTGCTGTGATGAGCTTCCTACCTTTCATCTTTAGGAAAGCTGCAAGCGCTAGATCTGATGTGTTGTACGTTTTCACGGGTTGTTCCTTCACTTACTGTGACTCTAACTATTACTAATTTTCGTGCAACTTTGTTCTTCTAGAAAAAATTAAACAGCGTAAGAGTATGTGGCACGGACAACATCGAGGCCCTCGACCGGAGCGTAGAAAGTGACCTCCCGACCGTCGAGACTGTAATCGTGATCGTTGCCCTGCGTGAGGAGCTGACCGTTCAGGAAGAGCATCAGCGATCCCGCAGGATCCGGATCATTCGGGAGAGTAAGCCCCGTCATGACGTTGTCCATGACAATCAGCTGAGAGGGGGGCATGTTGATCGCGTACAGTCGAGCGCTTACATTCTTAGAGTACATCACTCTAATCACGTCGGTTTCGACAGGAGCAATCGATTGCGAGAACTTGATCTGATTTTCCATCAGCTCGTAGTCAGAATCTTTCGTGAGGAGCTGACCGTTCAACCAGAGCATCAGCGACTCCGGATCGGCGGGCGTGTTTGAGAGCGTGAACGTCAGGTTCTGACCGTCCTTCACTCCGGTCACCCCTCCGTTCAGGACGAGCTCGGTTCCGATGCCCATAGTAGAACCGACGCTAGCAGCAATCTCGACCTGACCGTTCGAGCCTGTCAGCAGTTTGATACCCGCGCCGGCCTTCAAGTACGGAGTCATTCCATCGGTGAGAGTTGTCAAAGACCCGCTCAGACCTCCCTGCGCGATGATCTCACCTGTGAATGTCGAACCGTCGAGTAGAGCGAGTCCCGTCCTGTCGAGCGACAGAGAGAGCGTTTCACCGTTAAACGACCCGCTGACTCCATCGAAAGCGTCCAGTCTCAGCGTTGAGGAGCCCGTCATGGTCGACGAGATGACAAGCTCTCCGTCGGTTCCTGTCGTGAAGCTGATTCCAGTGCCTGGGTTGAATCTCTGCTGTGTGGGGATGAAGCTCGTGTCAAGCGAGAGTGAGAGCTTTCCATCCGAGGTTGCTGTACCGATCAGCCCACTTCCCGATGGGATCACGACACCAGCCTGAGTGGAAGCGATGTATGAGGTATCAAGCGAGAAAGTGTAAGAGTTCGCGAGACGTTTGATCTTTACGCCCGTTCCCTCCATAAAGCTCGGCAGGGTCGTCTCTCGATTCAAAGATAGAGTAAGGACGCCGTTGGAGACCGAGGTCATCAGACCATCACCTGATCTGACAAGGGTCTCGATGCCGCCGGCCGCCGTCCCCAACGACAACGTAACTGTCCCGTTTCCAGAATCAGTGACCTTCACCCCAGATCCAGACCTCAACGCGAGCGTGCCGTCGGGAAGCTTCAGAGCGCCCTTTACTCCGCCTCCTACCTCGAGGCAACCCTCGATGTATCCCGATCCCTTCACCTTGAGTGAGGTATTCTTGAATCCATCGATACCGACCTGCAGCTCATGAGGCGCGACAATCTTCGCGATATCGATGTTATTCTTTTCCTTGACGACGATGAAGTCCTGCTTTCTAACGTCGTTCTTGGTTACTGGGGGCATTTCAGCTCTAAATATGACAAGGGACCGAATCGCTCGGTCCCTTTTGTTAGTAGCCGTCCCTCAATCTTCGGCAGATCTTGTCGTGCTTTCGAAGATACGCTGAGTGGAGCTCGTCAGGTGTAACACCCACCAGCTTCAACGTTGTGTAGAAGTAATTTAAGCCGTCGACCATCTCCTCCAGGAAAGCATCTCGATCGAGCTGGGAGACCTCAGTCTGCCGATGGGGTTTCGCGTTCTTAAGCTCAGCCAGCGACTCAAAAATCTCTTCCACACCCCGCAGGGTAGTATCTCGAACTAGCGTCTGGGATTCTTTCTTCGAGAGATCGATCGGCCACTGGGGATAGTAGCCCGGGAACCTCTCGCAGAGCATCTGCATGAACTCCTCACGGAGCTCAAACATCTCGTCGAGCTTATCAGTTGACTTCGGCATTCTGCATGCCCTCAGTGCTGAGTTCCTCAGCACGGTCCTGGAGGCGCCTGACAGCTTCCATGAACATCTGGTTCTCCTCATCACTGATGATGAGACTGGAGCCGTCAACCGTCAGTCGAAGGGTCCTGAGATTGTCGATGATGTCGGTTCCAGTCAGCAGGGCTAGCTGGAGGAGGTCGACGATCCGAACGATAGCATGATCCGAAAGTGTAACAGTGTTGCTCATATGATTAGTCTCCTCTAAGATTATAGTCAAGTGCCTGGACAGTTTATAGGAATCAGCTCTGTCGAGTGGGTACCCACCAGGTGGTTCTTCCGTCGAGGGTCTCCTCCTTTATGATCTCCTCTCCGTCTTCGTCAGTCTTTCTTCCGTAACAGAGAAGTTCATTTCCGTAACCACCCGACTCATCATCAAATCCCTTATATGATTTGATTGTTGCCCCCTGAGACTCGTATGAAGCTCTGAGCACTCTCTTGATGCTTTCGTTGAGTGCCTCGAACTCCTCCAGACTCAGGGAGTCAACCTTACGGTGGGGAGAGAGACGAGCGAGCCAGAGAGAATCTGCCTTCACGTAGTTACCGACCCCAGCGACCACGCTCTGATCCATGAGCGCCTGGGCGAGTGTCCACTTCGGCTTGCGGAGCATCGCAGCCTGAAAGTGTTCGTGGCTCACGTCCTCACCGAGCATATCAGGACCCAGAGTCTTCAACTTTGAAGCCAGCGTCCGACGGCCCTGGGACCACTTCAGAGTCCCGAAGTTACGAGTATCATTGTAGTATACGCCCGTCCCATCATCGAGGCTCAGACGAACCCGGGCGTGGTTGGAAGCGCTTCTGGACCAATGACCCGTCATGCCCAGCGTCGACCAGATCGAGGAGTCACCGCCGTCAAGGAGAATATAGATGAACTTACCATGACACCCAGCTCCGACGACCCGCTTAGGAAGCTCAGAGACGAGTTGCGAATGACCCTCGAACGGCTTTCTGGTGTAACGACCCGACAGGATCTGGACATCGACAATCGTTCGATCGGCGAGAGCTCGAGCGATGCCCTCGGCGGCTAGCTTGCATTCTGCGCCCTCTGGCATGGCTGAATCTCCTAATGGAGATTGTATAGGAGGTTCCTGATTTTTACAGCATCCGTCTGATAAGCTGACGGAGACGTCGCTCATTGAGCTGCTGACGCTTGGCGATCTCATCGGCTGCAAATTTGCGTATGTTAGGGCTTCGATCACGTAAAAGCAACTTCAGAGCTTCGATTGGAGCGTTTTTGTTGAAAGCTACACCAGCTCTGGTCGATTTCGATTTGTGCTTAACAAGCTTCATCAGGGTATCAGGACTCGTCGATGCGTTTCTGCCGACGTGGTCCGCAGTGTAGTCATTATCCGCGAGCTGATCCAGAACTTCAGGTGGAGTCGACCTGTTATTGGCGACCGACACGCGGACGTAGACTGACTCGTCCCGTGATAGTGCTGCGAGGATTTTAGGCGGGGCTGCCGGATTAACGGCGGCGCCGATGACGACAGATTCACTCGGGTCTCTCGCGAGAATTGCTAGAACCTCGGGCGTCGTTGACGGATTTTTAGCGACGTAACCTCGGATTGTTTCGTCCTTGTGTCGTGCCAGCGTGGTGAGAATCTCAGGTGGGGATGAGGCATTCATCGCGATTCCACGAATGATACGCTCATTGCCCCTCTGCGCTAGATTCGAGAGAAATTCAGGTGGGGTCGATCGATTGTAGGAAACCGCGAAGCGGACATCATCATCCGGATCATCTGCCAGTGCCAGGAGAGCCTCGGGGGGAGTCGAAGTATTCACCGCCACCCTGTCACGTACTCTCACGTTCTCATCGTGTGACAGCTTGGTGAGAGCCTCTGGTGGACTTGATCGATTATAGGCAACGCTGGTGCGAATGGCGACTTCCGGATCATCTGCCAGTGCCAGGAGAGCCTCAGCTGCAGAGAGCTGGTTGAAGGCGACCATTTGTCGAACTTCCACACTCTCGTCTTTCGCTAGCGCAGCAAGGATCTCGGGCGTCGCTGATTTGCTAATAGCAACGTCACGACGGACATCGTCGTCTGGGTTCTGGGCTAAGATGGCAAGAACATCTGGGCTGATGCTCGGCTCTTTGAGAACCGTCTTAACGATATCGATTTCCTCGTCCTTTGAAAGACCGACGGTTAGATACTTGAAAGCTTCTATGCTCTTCGCTGCTGACGCGATCTTTTCACGAGCGGGATGCTTACCCCCGAGGCTCCTGTTCTTGTCCGTCAGTGTCTTTACGATCTCATCATGGTCTGATCCTAGAATCTTCTGCAGCTTCGCGGGGGTGAGACCATCGTTCGCTCGATCGACCGACGTGCTCCCATGCTTACCATCCAGCAAAGGCTTTCCGTCGACGAATCCAACGGAAAGCCAATCCTGGTCGCCCTTCGGATCATCCTTGATGACGTAAAAGAGGGTCATGTCGGTTCCCGGTCGACCAACGTAATTGTAGAAGAGGTTCGAACCCGCCATACGGGCGGTGCACCAGGTCGTCTTCGGCTTACGGGTGACAGGATCGTACCCGGCGATCTTGCAGCTCCGTTCCCGGGTCGTCGGCATCCAGAGGTTCCACGGGCCGACCTTTCCGATGCGGTCATTCTCCGTCTCCTCTTCTGAAACCTCGGTCTTGAAGCGCTCCTTCTTGCGCTCCGAGAGACCAAGGACCGTCTCCATCTCATCGACTGTCATCGCGGCAGGATCAGCGGGAGAGTTCCACGAGCGCGTGTCGGTTGGGAATCGAGAATCTATAGCAGTCCTGAACTGTGCATTCGAGCGGTACTTCTCACCGATCGCAGCATCTTTCCGCGAGAAATTCAGGACAGTAACTATTGTGTCCTCGAACGGATGCGTCTCTTCTACCCTAGGGCTTTCACCGAAGCGAGCAGTGAGCCAGGCGATCCATTTGGGCTGAAGACGTGACAAATCCTGAGCATGATCAGGGTACTTCTCGACGAGATAACGTTGGTCGTCCTTGAATCCCTCGAGGAGGACTGATTCGACAAGGCGACGAAGATAAATTTGAGAGATCATGCCCCCTAACTATTTCCGTCACCGAGAGTCTTCTGCAAATGGGAGTGATAATCGTTGAGAGCGTGATCGTTCGGCTGCACCGCACGCCAGTCACCGAGGATGAAGATGCGGTAAGCATCGTCACCGTACTTACCGATGCCATGCAGCTCCTTTGCCTGCTTCCAGCCGCCTGCGGCATACTCCGCAGACATCCGCTTGAGAGTCTGCGTCCGCTTCCGCTGCATGCCCAGGGGCGTGATGAGAGCTTCGAGATCAGCGTCGGGAGCCGAAGAGAGAGCCTGCGGGGTGGGCCAGCGTTGGAACATCTCCTCAACGACCGGCTCCATCTGCGCGCGCTTCGTCAGGTTGAGACACAGACAGCAGACGAGGATCTTCCAGCCATCTGGCCAGTACTTTTCCTGAATCAGACCGAATTTGGGGGGATTCCACATACTATCATTTTAAGTGGAATCCCCCAATTTACAAGTCGATCAGCCGACGCCAGCGAATCCTGCGGAACCTGTCACGGTGCTGAAGTTGGAAGTCGGCACAGAAGTCAAGCCGGCCAGCACGACGAATGGCATCGAAGCTGCGGTCGAGCTTGAAAGGAAGAGCCTGTCGACCCTGAAATCATTTGAGTAACTGCTGCCCGAAGGAACAACGAAGTAATTCGTTCCCTGGACACCCAATCGAGTGAACCCGACGCGAAGCTCGAGCGCACTGCGATTCTGAACTGTGAAGAATCGCGTCACGAATGGAAACGCGACTTCCGCAGTGGTCGTCACGTTTGAGGCAGTCACGAAAGGAGTCGCTGAGATCTGGTAAGCTGGGACGAACCCCTCGCTCATAACTGGATTATTTAAGCCCATATTCTTGTCATCCTACGAGCTTAAATATACGCAATCTATCAATACGGAGGAGTATACATGTCCTCTGGAAAATGACCGAGACTTAGTATGATCTCGTCAATAACTTTCGCTGTTTGCTCGCAATCATGCACCCTGATCGATCGATTGAAAGATTTGAGAGCCTCGTATATCTCGAAATCGTTTCCCATGGGATCGCAGCGATCGCCTACGAACCAGACCACATCGGACGGGAAGTGTCGAAGGACATATGACTTGTCCCATCCCTCTGGATAGATGTCGAAAGACGTCGATCCACCGAGCTTGACCGTAAGCTTCTTGCTGAGAGCGTACAGACGATCACGAAGAGTGACCAGAGTTGCGATTCTCAAGTTCGACTTCTCGTCGATCCTTTCGAACTCCTCACGATCTTCATGCCCTGCCTCACGTCCAATCGGGCACCAGTTCATCATCGAACCTCGATACGATACGAACTGACCTGTCAGGGGAAGTTCAGGTACAACCTCCATGAGGTCTCCCTGCATCGCGTTTAATATCTTGTGAAATTGCCGCCAATCATTTCCCAAGTAATCTCTCATCGAAATCGATGGGGTCTGAGACTTCCACGAACCTTCCACATGGATCCAGTGCTCAGTTCCGTTGCAGGAAAAAACCTCTAAACCTTTCTCGAAGAGCTCGTGATCAACCTGCTCGATAACGTACGCTAGCGTGGAGCCGGTTACTATTCCGACCCTAGCACATTGTAAGAGCTCGACCAGCTTATCCCTATTCTTTCTCGTGATCTTCTTGCGTGGGGGTGTTAAAGTCCCGTCGAGATCGAAGAGGACTATCGTTCTATTGTTCATGTTGTACAATTAGTATCCAAATGCTTCTATCGTATGCTTAAAAGGATTGCCCGGAATCTCTCGAACCTGATTCAGCATCTCCTCGGCCAGCCAGCAGATCTCTCGTTGAGCGTCTGGCTTCATCCTGAGACCCAGGAAATGGTTGAGCGAGCGCCAGTTGAACATGACGTCAGCAGTGATCTGATTACCATAGGGAAGGTAGAAGCGAGCACTTTCCTTAGCACGCTTGCGACTCATTCCGCCTGCCACAAGACGCTCGAGAGTGTCATGGTAGCGCATGAGAGCGTCCTCCATGAAAGCGATGTAGCGAGCCTGCTCATCGAGCGGCCAGTCCTTCGGGAGGTAGTACTTGTCGTCCTTCAACTCTTTGTACCTTGCACTTTCGGCGTTGCAGCTCGTGCCGATACGATGTTTGAGGAGCTGCACGTGTGTGGCGACCTCGGTTGTCACAAGGAAATGCAGATTTGACTTCTCGAACGGTGACTCATGTCCATTCTCGGCCAGCATTTTCAGGAGCGAGGGGATTCTCGCTTGCTTCTCCTCGGAGAGCTCCCGGCTTGTGCTCGTCCACGCCGAGAGAGCGTGGGTCTCGTCGCCACCATACCAACCGACCAATTCTACCTTGTTGTCCTGAAAGGGCATATCGTAACTTACTCCTGATTTGCTTGTCCCAGATGATCTCGAAACCCCACTGCAAGATAGTCAGAGTGGAACCAGTTAGGAACACGATCCCCGCCGAATCCCTTACATTGTTTGTGAACATGTAGGCGATCGAGAAGCTGTAACACATGGAGAAGAATCTCCACGTGATGACTTTGGTTAAGAGCTCGATCTTCGCAGTCTTCACTTTAGTCCAGAACGTAGTTCAGTTCGATCTTGCAGGTGAGAGTCGGGACTCTAAGCTCATTCGCGATATTGTGGAGCTTGGCCTCCTGACCGTCGAGGTACCAGTCTGCGTGTCCCTTCTCGTGGACAAGCTTGAGGAAGTAATCCGAGGGCTTACCACAGTTACGAGCCATCATCTCGTATACCTTCCTGTTGAGGCGCTCGACCTCCTTAGCGTTCGTCTTGATCTCCTCGACCTTACCGAAGGAGCCAGAAGAGACGTCGTGGATCATAAGAGTTGCATCCGGATCCATGTAACGCATCCCCTCGGCGCCGAAGCTGAAGAGAAGGGCGCCGCAGCTCATCGCTTTACCCTCGACGATGGTTGCCACCGGGATTCGGGAAGCCTTGACGGCGGAGATCATCGCCATGAGAGAGTAGACCTGACCACCGTAGGAATCGATGACGACAGGAATCACCGACTGACCTGTGTTCTGCGCGCGGCTCATGAGATCCACAAACTCCTTCGCCGACTCCTCATCGAACTCGTTGACCCTAATGATGATGGGATCGACCTTAAGCTCGACTGCCTTGATGTGATTGGAAACATCTGCGATAAAGTTCATTGCATATCCTGTCTGTGTTAGGTTAGTAATTTTTTCTGCTGGTTGCTTTTCACTTGCATTTCGAATACCCGCACGACTTGCAGGAAAGACATCCTTCCTGATAGACGAGCTCGGGATTGCCACACTCTGGGCACCCCTTTTCGCTTGACTTGGTACCATCCTTGATGTATCCCTTGAGGACCCGAGCGATCACCCGGGCATATGAAAACATATCACTATTCTTATCCTTTTGCAACTGCTCCACAACATAATGAAGCGGAACTTCATGCCGCAGGGCGAGCGAGATAGTTCTCGTGAACGCGCCCTGCGTCGGATTGTCGAAAAGATTCACGATGTCCTTGAAAACGAGATTATCGTCCTCTCCGACTGGAACAAGCAGGTTGTAGGTTGCGACTCCGTCGCGCTTTCCATTCTTTACGAGCGTTCCCGATTTGTATTTCTTCGGAATCTCGATATTCTCTGGAATTCCGCAGAAAACCTCGTAAGGCTTTCCTTCGTTCAGGCCGATGAGGACGAGCCAAGATTCTGGAGTATCGCCGTTCCTGATATTGACCCTGTGGATATCACTGGGGAGCGACTTCGGGCGCTTCGGTACCAGACGCCCGTCGTCAGCCTTCTTACTCTCCTTCTTCGGTTCATCAGCAGCTACAAGAACGCCCGCCCGACAGCCGTCGCGATAGACGGTGAATCCCTTGCACCCCGTCTTCCAGGCCTTCATGTAGACATCGTTGACCGTTTCGCGTGTTGCTGTGTTCGGCAGGTTACAGGTCTTGGAGATCGAGTGATCGATCCATTTCTGGGCAGCAGCCTGAATCTCAACAGACTTGGACCAATCGATGTCGTTCGCAGTTCCACCCCAGTAAGGACTCTCCCGTGGATCCGACTTTCCGGTGACATCCATCCACTTTTTGAACCAGTGATGATAGACCGTATACTCCTGCCACTTGTCACCCAAGGGATCGACGTAGTCCTCTCTGGAAGTAAGATCACCCTGTGTTATCTTACGACGACGCTTGTAGGAGAGCATGAACGCAGGCTCGATGCCAGACGTCGTACGGGTGAGGCAAGAGACTGAACCCACTGGCGCCGTGGTTGTGAGAGCGATGTTACGACGCCCCGTAGTCTTCCACATGTCGAGAGCATCATGATGGAGAGCGCTGGTAGCCCCCATGACTCCCTTCAGGTACTCGTGATCCTTCTCCTTCTCATAGTCCCAGACTGGGAACGCACCACGTTCCCGTGCCATCACAAGGGAGGAGTAGTGAGAGTACTTCGCGAGCCAACTGTAGATCACCTCGGTCATGTGAATCGAATTGTCAGATCCGTACTTGAGCCCAAGAGCTGCGAGAGCATCTCCAAGACCTGTGATACCGAGACCGGTCCGACGACCGTTAAGCCCGGCGGCTCGAATCTTGTTCCAGAGATCACGCTCGATCCGCTTCACGTGATCGGGCTGAGGATCACTCTCGATCTTCTCCAAAATGCGATCAACACATTCGACCTCAAGATCGACGAGATCGTCCATGAGACGCTGGGCTGAGTAAACCGTCACACCGAATTCAGTGAAATCAAACTCTGCGTTCTCGGTGAACGGGTCCTTCACGAAAGACGTCAGGTTGACGACCATCAAGCGGCAGCTATCGTACGGACTGAGAGGGATTTCTCCGCAGTTCTTCACGCAAATGCCAGAAGACTCAACGAACCGCTCATCCTCGCCGGAAGTGATGACGAAGTAGTTGTGGTTGTCGTCCACAGTGATATTGAAGACATCCTCGTGTCCCACGGACTCAACAGACACAACCTTGTGGTTGTTGATCACAGCACTCTTGAAGTTGCTGAACCTGCCAAACCTAAAGTCGTTGGCGAGGTGGAGGGGCGCACCGACATCCCTTGCGTGATCGATCCACGCCTTTCTCGTGAGCTGGCCCTGCTGATCAAAGATGCGCCGTCCCATCTCGATCAGCTGTTCGTTCGTGAATCCGCTGTACCTGCCATTCTGCTCTCCCGGATGGGAGGCGAACTTCTCCTGCCACTCTGCGTCCATGCGATGGTACGGATTGTTGGATCCCCGCATCTTGACAGCATGGAGCTCGCGGTGCTCATCGTGCGTCATGACAGTCAGGTTGTCGATGCTGTCATTCAAGCAATCGAAGTCAGCGTGATGAATGGCGTGTGTCTTGGCGTCCACGCTGCCCCTCAGGAACTCGTGGATCAGGCGGTACTGGCGCCTGTTCCTAAAACCCTCACCCTGGAGCTTCTCACCTGTGTTGCAGACCTGTCGGTACCCGTTCGAGTTGAAGGAGTTGAAGGGGACAATGCTATCTCCGGGCTGCAGATCGCACAGATTTCTGTAAGTCAGGTCCTTCAGGAGGATCTTGTGATCCGGCGTTGCCCTCAGTGTCGATCCGTCATCGAGTGTGAGCTTCCAGATCTCCTTCTTCTCTCCCGTGAGTCGAGGGTTCCTGCCCATCTTGACGACCGTCTTTCCTGACTGGAGGTCGACCGAGTAGACCGGAACATCTCTCCCCTCAGCAGCGAGCTGAGCGATCGAGACCGCGTTCCTACCGTCGGCAACAGCGATCAGGGCGTCGCCCGTGATACACGGATTGGTGCTGATGGTCTTGTAGCCCAGGTCCTGGTAACGATCCACGATGCCGTTGTCGATAACCGTGTCCCAGAAGAGCGCACCTGGCTCCGCCGAGGCCCACGCGGCGTCGATAAACTTGTCCCAGACATGCTTCGCGTTAACGACCTTCGTGATCTGAGCCGAATCTGCCGGCTCCTCGACGGGCCAACGCAATGTGAATTCGCTACCGCTCTCAACAGCCCGCATAAACTCATCGGTGAATCGGATGCTAATGTTAGCTCCCGTCACCTTTTTGAGGTCACGCTTTATATCGATGAATGTCTCAATCTCGGGATGACGGCAATCGATCGTGAGCATGAGCGCGCCACGACGACCGCCCTGGGCAACCTCACGACAGGAGTTAGAGAAGCGCTCCATGAAGACGCCGATACCGTCTGTCGTACGCGCTGCGTTCGAGGTCGGTTGTCCCTTCGGACGGATGGTGGAGATATCGAATCCCACACCACCGCGTCGTTTCATGATCTGGACCTGCTCCTGATCCGAGAAAAGAATACCGCCATACGAATCGTTGGGCTGCTCGATGACAAAGCAGTTGGATAACGACTGCAGCTGGTATGGATTACCAATACCTGACATTGGAGATCCCTGCGGCACGATGTACTTGAAGTCACGTAACAGGCTGTAGATGCTCTCCTCATCCATCGGATTCGGGTACTTTCTCTCGATCCTAGCAAATTCGCGAGCAAGACGACGATGCATCATGTCGGGGTCCGCCTCGAGCAGATTGTCGTCAGCGTCACGAAGCGCGTACTTCATGAAAACGTCTGGTGCCAACTCGTCATTCTCAAAGTAAGCATTAGTACGCTCACGAACTTCATTCTTGGTGTAAGACATCATTTCTCCCTATTTGCTGCCTGTCACTTCTTGCCATTTCTTACGCAAAAGCTTTTTTGCGTCGTTTCCGTCTTGAGTCATAGATTCCTGTAAAGTCAAGCTATTCTCGTCAAGAATCTTAATCCTAGATTGCGATGTATCGATGTGAATAGGAAAAAGAATCCCATCTCGACCAGCTCGGTTTTTCGCCACGAAAAGCCGACCCGAACCATCAGCTTTTTCGCTGGGTTTTCTCGAGATCGACACGACAACGTCTGCTACCATCGCCTTTCCGTATGCCTCACTCATGTTCTCGAGGCCGACAACCTCTGCTCCCGACGCCTCACGATTCGCCTGCGAAGCAGTCCAGATGGGAATGTTGAGCTCCATGGCAAGGTTTCTAAGCTCTTCGTATACAAGCTTCAGCTCGTGACGAAGGGAGTCGAAAGTCCTCGAGGATCTCATGATGTCGGCGTAGTCAATGATGATCAGACTCGGTACAAATCCCTTCAGATTAAGCTTCTCGATATGATTTCTAAGCATCTGAACCGTTGCTGTGCCGGTTGGGTACTCCTTGATGATCAGGCGCCCGAGATCCATCGTCTCGTAATTCTTTAGAATCTCTTCCTTCATGTCAGGAACATCGTTCGATGGGACCCCGCAGAGGTTAGAGTCGTACCGCAGGCCAACTGCTGTCTCGGTGAGCTCAAAAGTGTAGTGAACGACATTTTTGCCCATCTTGAGAGCATGCGCTCCCATCGCTGTCAACCAGTGACTCTTGCCAACACCCGTCGGAGCGACGACGACTCCGAGCTCTCCTCGACCGAGACCACCCCGGAGGATGTCCTTACCATCGAGAACGTCTAGTCCGGTGGGACATGGGTTGCGGTTAATCTTGACAAATCGAGCCTCGGCGTCCTCAAAGAAGTCGTGACCCGTGCTATTCGCCATGCCGACAGAGACTGCTTTCTTCATCAGATCTACGACGGACTCGAACTTGTCGGTTGCCACCATCTCGACTGCCTTCTCAAGAGCCTCACGGAAAGCCTGCCGCTTGCAGAAATCGAGAGACTTCTCCTTCACGTAGCCGAGATCTCCCGGGTCAGGGTTGGCCCGCATGCGGTGAAGGAAGTCGATGATCTGATCCTTCAGAATAGCGTCAGGACCCTGCTGCAGATCCTCCTTGATAATCGACACCAGAAGCTGCATCGTTGGGAAGCACTTGAACTTCTCGAAGTGCTTGAAATATCGATCGGTCAGGAAGGCAAGGTACTTCAGGTCGAAGTAGTCTGGCCGCATTACCTCAACCATCTGCGCTGCCCAGATATGATCCGTCAGCAAGCTCTGGAAGATTTTTTCTTGAAACGACTTGCCGTACTGGCGAAACAGAGCTTCGCCTGCGTTGATTTCGTTCTGAGTCATGAGCTCTCTTAAGTATGAAGAAGGTGACTTGTCAGTTGGAAGAAAACTCGCTCTCGATCGAAATTGTTTATTCCGGACCTGACGAGTAACCTGAGATATTCCATCTTATTGGCCTCTGGCCTAAATGATTCGAGTCCAGATTCGATTTTTCCGACTTGATTTCCCGAGAGGGAAGAGACATCGAGGTTCATAAGCTGCCAGTTGAGCCGCGCTTCGTCCGCACCTTCCACTATGCTTCGGAGCAGCTGTGGACCCTTCGGGGTGACCCGCGCGGCAGCCATGTTGACAATGTCATCCGGACTGAGCAAAGCCTCTCCAGCGACCTCCGGGAAGCGTTTAGCCATGGTCTTCCATCCAGCTCCTTCGATACCCGGAATTCCGTCCGCACCGTCACCGACAAAGCATCGAGTCGACACGAAGTTCCTCGCTGTGCACCCGAAGCGGGTCAGAACGTCAGGTTCGTTAACGAAAGACTTCGAAGTTGGGCTCCAGATCCTCACACGACCGTCGAGAAGCTGGTAGTAGTCCTTGTCGGACGACATGATGACACAAGGATCGTCCTTTAAGCGGTAGCGGGCAACGTAAGCGATGACGTCGTCAGCCTCACAGTCGGTGACGTAGCTCTGCTGGACAGGTAAAAGCTTCAGAATCTGAACAAGAGTCGCAACCTGCCAGTTCCTGTTTCCCACAGTGTCGGGAATATCGCCCTCGTAGTACCTGTTGAGCTTTTGGGGCTTCCGTTTCGTCTTGTACTCGGAGAAAAGTGCCCGACGTCTGGGAGAGCCACCGCCCTCCCAGACAACGATGACCCGTCGTGGGCTCAGAAACTCACATTTCTGCCCAAGCTCGTTCAGAAAACCCACAATTCCACCGACAGCCTGCCCGTTGGCACCCAACGTGGGGTTCGCGCAGAAATGTCGCGTAAAACAGTTGAGCTAAAGACCGTCAATTAGGAGTGTTGGTCTCCCACTGACGGTCTTCTCCTTTAAAGTTAGAGATTGCATTTTCTATCGTTCCTTGAAAGTTTTCGGTTAGGTTCTTCTGCCAGATACAACAAAAACTATAACCTGATTGGATCGCGAGTTCAGCTTTCATTCTGTCTCTCGACCGAATCTCTGCAGCACGAACGTCTCGACGCTCATCGTAATGATTCTCAGAATACAGCTCAGGATTGAAGTGCCAGTAATCTCCGTTAATCTCTATCATCAGATTTAATTCTTCAACGAAGATGTCATACACTCGATTCTTAATTCGATGTGAATGCTTACAAGTGAATCTTTCACTCAAGTAATCAAATACGTCTTTTTCGATTTGGCTTCTCCACAGCCCGTTTCCGCGGTCAAACGCGCCGTCCTCCCACATCCTGCGAGTTCTTTCAGAAATTTTTTCGCGAACTACCTCACTGTGGTTTCGCCCTTTCATCCAGCAAGTTCCACCGTTCTTAAAGAATCGAAGCTTGGCTTGCTTCATTTTCTGCTTTGTTTCTTCTGACATCTTGAATCTTCTACCTGTCATTTTTTGAGAGAATTTTTCGTAGATGCCGTTTCTTATCTTAGTTTCTTTAGCTTTCGCAGCGCCCGCAATCAACGATTCCTTAGTTCGCAGCGGCCCAACTTCTTCGATCCTCTTCTTTAGAGACTCAGATATCTTCTTCTTAGTCTCTTGTGTATGACGAACCCCAACATGACTCGCTGCAATTTTTTTCTTTCGTTCCTCGGGCATGGGGCCATGCTTTCGCCCTTTATTGACTTTAACGCTAGCGATGTTTCTTCTATTCATCGCGGTTTTCCACGCTACCTCAGAGTATTTTTCCTCTCCAAGCTCGTGCTTCAACATTTTGATAGTTTTATTTCTCCCGAATCCCCATAAAGCTCTGACTTCATCGATCGTTGAGCCATTCAAAAACGCCGCTACACCAACTTCAACGCTTTCAGACAAGCTAGCCTCCATGAACACGATTAAATATTCACGGAGGTTAGCGCTGAATTAACTTATTTCAACTTTCCGGATCGATGTCGGCACCAACCATCTGGTCACGAAAAGCTCTCATCTCCTCGTAGGACTCAGGATCGATGTCAAGGTCATTCGCGCTCACGGTGGTACGGATGAGAGCTTTCTCCAGGAGCCCATCGATCCACGGCTTGTACTGGGGATCCTTCCACAGGTCACCGAAATCAGCCTTGTAGAACTTCTTCTCGAGGATATTCTCGTTCCTTTCGTTGGTTACCTTGATCGTCTTCCACGCGCTGGTGCCCTCGACCGAAACCTGATGGTCGTTAATCATGTCGGGACCATGTTCACGAAGAACGTCAAAGACTTCCTCATGTTCCTCGATGCCCTTGCCGAAGATGATCCTGAACTCGACCTTTCGGAAGGGCGGAGCGACCTTGTTCTTGATCGTTTTTGCCCAGACGTTAATACCGATCGCCTCACCCTGCTTATTCTCGATGTGGGAACCAGCTCCGAGCTTGAGACGAACCGAGGCGTGGAACGGGATCGCCATACCGCCGGGGGTCGTCGTGGGGTCACCATGCATCACGCCGATCTTCGTGCGGATCTGGTTAAGGATGACGAAGAGGACGTTCTGATCTCCGATGACACCAGTGATCTTTCGCATGCCCTTCGAGATCGCGCGCGCCTGAAGGCCGATGGTATCCTTGTCGTAAGCACCCTCAAGCTCAGCTTTCGGTGAGGATGCTGCCACTGAGTCCCAGATGATCGTGATCGGGACGTCCTTTGCCATCGCTTTCGCCTTCAGGATCGTCTTCTCAGCGATATCAAGCACCTCCTCGGTGCAGTGAGTATCAACATAGACAAACCGCTTGCTCACATCGACCCCCAACGCCGCCAGGTTCTCAACCGAGGTGCCGTTCTCGGTATCGATGTAGACTACGATGCCGCCCATCGACTGGGTCGATCGGGCGATCTGGGTCGCGATGTGAGACTTTCCGATCGACGGAGGCCCAAAGATCTCCACGATTCGCCCCTCCGGGAGTCCACCCTTCGCTCGATTTGAAACGACGAGATCAAGCTGCTTGGATCCGCTGGAGATCCAGCGCTTTACGTGGGTCGGTGACGTATCAACAGCTAGATTGTATGCGATTCGAGAGCCGTGATCCTTATTAAGGGACGAGATGAGCTCACTGGTAAAATCATCAGCAGCAGTCTTCGCTGCTGCCGTAGTATCCTTCTTTGCCATTTCTACTCCTTCGGTATTCTAATTTCGCGCGTTAGAATGTGCAAAAGGCAGGGAAGCTTATTGAACTTCCCTGCCCTCATCATTAGTTCCTTAGATCAGAATCCGCTGTCTTCAAGATCCGCGAAAGCGTCATCGAGATCACGGGCAGCAGCCTTAGGGCCGGCGCCCGTCTTCTTGCTCGTCTTCGGGAGATCATCGTCATCGAAAGCAGCGAGCTTGTTGTCAGTCTCGGTACGGGGCGCAGGACCGCCACGAGAGGTACCGGTATCGTTCGAGGTACTACCGCCGTTGATCCAATCGTTCACGATCTTCTCGATCTCCTCGTAGGACTTGAGGTTGACCGCCTCATCGACCTCCGGAATCGAATCAAGCCACTTCTTCGACTGGGCGGAATCGCGGCTGAGGGGCTCCACCTTGGCTCGTGGGGAGATCTTGGTGTCAGCGAACTGCTTACCGGGAAGCTTCGAGACCGAAACACGGATGTCGCGGCCCTCGAGCGGATCAGTGACGTCGCCGTAGTCCTCATCGAGCATGAGATTCAGGATGTCCTGGTAGACCATCTTTCCGAAGGACCAGATTCGGACGCCCTTGTCCTCCTCACCACGTACGATGACCGGAGCGAAGGTACGCATCTTCGGAGCGACCTTCTTGGCGAGCTCACGGCTCGTGTCGCTGCCCTCATCGTAGAGCTTGCTACGGAGCTCCTTGATGGGATCCGCCTTGCCGAACTGGAAGGGTGCGAGGATACCCGGGCTGTTACCGACGCCGTAGTAGTACCAGCGATCCTTGAAGGGCTGACCGTCGTTATTCTGGAATGCGAGGAGTCGAACCGTGTACTCCTTGCCCTCCTCGGGCTTCCACTGCTGGTCACGCTTGTTGTTCTTACCGGAGAGTTCGCCGAGCTTGCGGCGGATTGCGTCGAGATCGATTGCCATGATAGTTTGTATGTCCTTGAATGATTGATTGTTGATAGACGGAGAGTTTCAGCTTTCGCTTCCCCTCCCCGGAGTTACCCGATGTCCCGCCTTTCGAGCCAGAACATAGGGAGATTGTAAGGTGCGGTTTTGGTTTTTTCAGCGCTTTTTGCGCGGTTTCGGCAGTCCGCCAAAGCTGCGGTGAGCGGTCCTGGTGACACTGTCACGACGAGGACCCGAGGGACGCATACCGAGAGGTATGGTGTAGCCTCCGCCACCGGCGAGAGCGGGGACGCCCATGGATTCATCAACGTCGTCCTCTTCTCCCTCGTACATTCCACATTCGTGCTCAGCACCCATCTCATACATTGTGCCGCATTCGGAGCAGCTTTTCATCTCAGCAAGAGCTTCCATGATCATCAGTCGAAGAGCTTTTCTGTCCAGTGTTCGCATACCTTTAATTATTCGGGTCCGACCTTTCTCACGAGGATATCTCGCGCGGAGCGTAGAAGAATCGTGAGAGTGGGCTCAGCGGTGGGGGCGAGCCGGCTCTCGACCCAATCAGGTGGGCGGCTCGGTCCACGGATCGCCATGAATTCCTCCTCGGTGAGCTTCACGCCGTAATGGTTCAGCAGGAAGAGGGAGCGCTCAGGAATCGTCATACGATTGAGACGCTCATTGGGCTTGTAGAAAGCCCCCAGCTTTTCCCGACGCCAGTGCTCATCCTCGGGCAGGAAGTATGGATCCTCGAGGCTCCCGACCTTTCCGACCTCATGCAAAAGACCGACAACGAGGATCGACTCTGTCGACACTCCCATCTCGAAAGTATCGTTAAGACGCTTCATGCCCTTAGCCACCGCGATCGCCTGCTGCACGAGACCTCCTGGTTCGCAGCCTGGGCTGTCATTGCGAGGTTCGGCGGGGCACATCAGAAGTCGCTCACCGAGATCGTCCAACAACTGCTGGAGTCCTGATCCCCGGTTGATCTTGTCCGCAAGCTTGGCGTAGCTTGTCCATAGGTCAGTAAGCTCTCGTTCGTTCATCATGATTAGAATCTAAACAAGAGCGCTAGTATTTTCAACTAACGATCATTTTCACTATAACTTTATTTCCTGAGCGCTCGATGAATGTCCGCTGTGGAAGCGCGATTCGATTCATGAGCTCTGCTACGGCGAGGGTGTCGCGGACGAAATACTCACCCATCAGTCCCTGTCGAAAATCTGACAGGTCACGCGACATCGGAAGAATAACGTAGTACTCTCCGCTGGACGTCTTCATATCGATATCCTCGAAGAGCCCAGAGAGCGGCTTGGATTGAATCGCTCGCTCCAGAACTTCGTACGCCTCTTTGTGAAAGTCCTCTCCCTTTCCATAGTACGAACCTAAATTTAGGCCGCCTATCATTGAGGCTGGATCTGACTTAACTTTACCCGACGCACGACTTGAGAGCTTCGCTTCACCGAAACGCGGGTACTTGGACTTAAACTTGTTCCTGAGCGCGCTCACTCATCCCTCCTCATCTACATAGGCTGGCTCGAAAGAAAGATAAAAGTGGCCGAGACGATCTATTTCGACGCCTTCACTCGCGATCTCTCTCATGCGAGAGATTGAATCGGGATGACAATCTACAAGCAGCGCGTCGTGGAGGACAAACACGGGTTGGACCAGCAGGTCCTCGGATTCGACCCTATTCATGATATCGCTGAATCCCATAAGCGAGACGTCGACGGCAGTTGATTGAGCGTAGTGTGATATCGCAAGATGCGGATCGCCTGCTTCAAGAAGCGGACGACCCCAGAAGTTTTTAGGTTCATCTGAGTCTATGATTCTACGACGAAGGGATTCCAAGCCGAAGTAATCGTTGATCTCCCTCATCAGCCGAGAGGCGTCAGCACCGACCTCCTCTCGAACTGACTGTCCTGAAGCACCGTAAAGAGACTTGAGAGTCGCAAGCTTCGCATGACGTCTATCGACTCCTTTCAAACGCTCAGCAATCGCTCCGTAGATATCAGCCGGGGCCTCACCGCTTCGAAGGAGTCTGAGAACTCTAGGTTCGAGTGACACGAAGTCGATCTGGTATACTTTTCCGCCGTCGTATCGACTCGCGAGAATCTTTCTATGCGACTTTTGAAGCGTAAGAATCCTGGGACCTTCCGAGATCGTTAAGCGCCCGGTCGCAGTCCTATGAGAGTAAATCACGGGGCCAGCCATGCTATCGGACCCAGGTTCAAAAGTTTCGAGAACGTTGAGCTGCTGCGATTCAGACTGAGCTACCCGAAGAGCGGCGAGATCGATTCGACAGGGAACGAGGCGCTCGAGAATGGAACGGCCCAAGGACAGCACATCAGAGTAATCACCAACAACCGCCAGAAGCTCTTCGAGCTCATCCGAGATCGTGGACAGGTTCTCATATAGAACGCGTTGTGGGATGACCAGAGGCCACGGGACTGCCCCTCGTGACAGCCCATCCATCGAGCTGACAAACTCGGGTGGGATAAGCTGCGGCAGCTCCCTGTCGCATGATTCGTAAATGGATTCGATCGAACGAGCCACCGAACGATCTCCGACGCACCAAGCGTTTTCCGGAACCTGCTCGGACCAGGAGAGCTTTCCTTCCCCTAAAATCGCGTGTTTTGGAGAGTTCAGGGCTAGTTTTGACGCGTACATCATAAGAAATGATATAACGTTAGAAAGCTATTTTCAAACTGGAGCAAGCACGGTCGAGACCTCTTGCTCAAAAATAAGTCGAGCAATCTCTGGATCGTTGCTCTGAAGGGACGCGATGGCATCGTTCAACGAACTAACTGCCTCGACGTTAGCTTGCACGCCCCGCGCTATCTCGTCAGCCTCTGCTTGAGCCCTTGCAAGTTCAATTCGTGCCCTTTCAGCAGCTTGCGTTGCCTCAGTTCCGACTGCCGCCGCCGCCGCGTCTCGAGCAGCTCTTTCAGCCGCTGCCTTAGCAGCGTTGAGCTTCCACTGAGCTCTGATTTGAGCTTGAGCGATTTTTTCATCGACGCTTCCCTTGACGACCTTGAACTTTTCGATTGCTTTTCTAACGTTTCGCACTCCGTCTCGAACGTCGAACGTCACCTTGCTGGCAGCGTTTTCAGTTGCCTGCGATTCACTGAGCTCGTCAACGGGAGCATCATACGAGATCTTCTGCGATTCTAACGTGTTGCCGCGTATCACTGAAAGAGCCGCGGCGAGGTTCTGAGCGAGGCTCGTGTAGGTCGCGAAACCTTGACCGTAGCTCATCTTTACCTCCGACTTGAAACCGTCGTTTCCGATCGTATGATCGATCTGCGTCACGAAGTAGACGTTATCCGCCGTGGTTCCAGTACCGAAATCAACGAAAATACGTTGCATCGGAAAGAAAAGCGGGCATCCAACGGTGGTGAGGCTCAGCTGGGATGGTACGATCTGCATCGGGACACCGGCGTCAACAGCAGCGGGATCGTAGTCGCCAGCGGAGTTGAACGCGCGCTGGAGCATCACGTTACCCAGACCTGCGTTGTTGTTCGACTGCAAGTTCGCGTTTGTGATCGCAGAATTTTGGCTGCCATACACGACGTACGGCATGCCGGCCGAGACTCTAGATTTAATCTCCTCGTAGGTTCCAGCTACCTTAAAGAAATTTTTTCCAGCAGATGGAACGCTTTGCAGTATCGGATTAGGGCCTTGGGAAAGTGAGCTGACGATCTCGAGCGTCTTTTCCCTCTGTTCTTTAGAGACACCACCCGGAGCAGCTGCCTGCTGGTTGAACTCCGATGTCGGAATTCTGACGACGCTGAGCTGGTCGTCGCGCGTTGCAGCAAGTATCTCTCCAAGAGTAGAGAACGGATCTTGGGCTGCATCGTAGATATGCAGCTTTATCATTGTCTTCTCGGAGATTTCGTTGTTTTCACCGTCCAAAAGTGGACAAGCTTCGACCTCTATCTGTATATTGGGCTGCACGAACCTTCCAGTTGTGATGCCTACGCTTTCCAGACGTTTTTCACGCGTAGTTTCGTAATTCGGTTCGATTTTGTAGCCGTTCTTCTTAATAGCGGTCAGGTTAGACTTCACACCCGTCAATTCGTTTATCTGGGTTTCAATCGTTGACGCTCTACCAGGGTCTTTCTCTGCTTCGCGCGCTTCGGTCAACTTGACTATTTTCGCGTCTATTTTCGCGATGTTTTCGTCAACAGCTGAGGTGTTGAGAGACACTGAGAGCTTCTCAAGCTCCGCTTCACCCTTTTGAGCTTTTGCAGAGTTGTAGAAGTTAGACATCAGGTAAGCGCGATCGGCTGGGAAGCTGACGAATCTGTCGTTGATTATCGCGATCACGTCCCTTAGGGAAAGATCCTGAACCTTGCCCGCAGAAGTGGCAATAGCCGTGTTGAAAAGATTCGATTCGATCGGAAAACAGCTCACGGGTAGCGAGTTAACAGCGCCCGCGTATCTGTTGAATGGGTAGAATATCAGCTGAATCTCATCATAAAGCTGAGATTTTGCGAGTTGAGCCGCCACGATGTTACTGAATATAGCTCCCAGTGATATGAAGTCTGAGGGCTCCTTAGTGTCTGTTATAACCTTGGCGTAATCATCGACCGTGAGCTTGTTATTCATGTCGCTAAGACCAGCGTCACGGGCAGATTGAGACTCTGTAAAGAGTGCCCCGGGGTAGTAGTTACCGCTTCCCAGGGAGGCGTTCATGCTGGCAAAGCGTGCAGGTACCATGTTAGCAGCGAAAGGATCAACGTCCATCTTGGGAATATCCGATATGATCTTCGAATACTCTTGCTTTGTCGAAGCTTTGTACCTGGCGACGAGGCTGTCCTGACCGACTTCGTACAAGTTGTTCTCGCCTTTGCGCTCAACCTTTCCGTAGGCGGTCGCGAGAATAGCTCGTGCGGATGCTGGAACTGCGTTAGATGCCAACGCTTCTGAAATCTGCTTCAGGATACCCTGATCGTCGGCAGCAGACAGAATAGAGTTCGGGTCGGTAAACTGAGTTATAGTGTCAATCTTCGAGAGCGAAGGCGTTTTCGGCAGCCTCTGGTACTCCTGCAGGATATCGGAGAGCTGCCTTGCTAATCTTTCCAGTTGATTGTAAATTGAGACGTTGCCGCGCATGCGAAGGAACAGGAGATCCGTACTTCCCACGGTGGCCAAGCTCAGGCTCACTTTAACCTGACCGACCTCGTCGAAAGTGTAAGATGAGTTGATGATTCTGTATCGTTGCTTCACCTTGAGCGCGTCGAGCAACGTCCCGTAAGCATTGCTAGATGCTATCCCACCATCGATATGCGACCACCCGTACGTGATGTCCATGAATGTCAAACCGTACAGGTCAGGTCGCACAAAGTCGACAAAATCACGTAGTCTAGAACGATCGTGTATCACGATCTCGAGACGCGCGGTCGCGAAAGAAAGTCCGCCGCCGGCCGGCCTAAGCTTGTTGGAGACCTGAAGTTGACCCAAGCTCATCGGTGGCCTGAAGCGATCGATCACAGGAACATCTTCTTTGCCTCTCGTCGCTGCGTCCATGTTGGTAAGCGTCGCAGGAGATGTGAACATCTCCATGCTGGACTTCGCGCCGATCAGCGGGACGCCGCCCTGCTTAATCGCGCCGGCTTCGGTGACGACTTTGGTGTTTTGAGCGGACAAGATGCCTCGATCCACGTCGCTAGGCTGGCCTGGGTTTAAGAACTTTACGAGAGTTATTCCTTCCCCTAGACTCTTCTCGTCGGGGGCCAGCGCGCTCCTGGGAGTGATAACGTCTATATCAACGTATGGGACACACTTGCTGAACTCGATGTTTGGTATACCGTTCAGAAAGATCTGTAGAGCTCCGACATCGCGAGTCGCAGGGCCCAGATAGGGATTCTCAACGTTGACAGCGTAGAGGTTGGGGCGTGCCTTTGTCGGGTTTGACATCAGCGTATTCGGCTGCTTCTTTCCCGGGAATAGCTTCGGCGGTATTATCGGTCCGCTGACGAAAATGTCTTTTGCTGGAGCCGGTATGTCATCATTTACGCCGTAAATTTTCACCTGCTGCAGTCTTCGTTGATCAGTGGGAACATTTCCCTCTGCCGTTAACGAGCTCACCTTTTGGTTGAAGTAGAAAACTCCACGACTTCCGAAGATGAGTTCAGCCAGCTCGTCCTCGAATGAAATTCCAACCGAGACATCGGTGTTTCCCGCGTCTATAGCTCTTTGATAGTCTGCAGATCTTTGTGACTCGCTCTTGCCTGTGAGGATCGTCGACGCCTGCTCAGATGCGATTAAGCGTGACTTGGCAATGTACTCTGACGTCGTTGTCGCCCCGAAATACATCGAAAGCTTTCTGACAGCCTGGGTTATCAGCGGGCTACGAGGCATTAGAGAAGCCTCATAACGGCACCGATGTCAATCGGTACCAGAACTCTAGTTCCCGGTGGCGATTGCAGCCACCACCCGATCCCGCTGGCAGCGGCAATAACCCACCACAATTTACCATCACCGTAAGAGTCGAAAGCTATCTGATCGAGACGCTGACCCTCGACCAGGACGAATTCGTTGCAGAGTAAGCCACCAGCGCTCGCTGCCTCTTTTATACGTCTAGCCGCGGCCGGGGTCGCCAAGCGACGTTGGGTATCCAGTATGGGGGTTCTAGAATATCTGCTGGTTGACATCAGGCCCTTGTCTTAGGTACATTATTGTATTCATAGTGAGCCACTTGATTACTGCGAGTTCCACGACCGTATGGGCTCTCCTCGCCGCCCTCCGTGATCTTGGTGATTGTCTCCCCGACCGGGTATATCGGGGCGCGGTTGAACCCTTCGTGGTCGAGGCCCGGGGCGATGTCGTGCATGACATCAAACTGCATATCGACGGTGCAGTAGCGTGGAGCTCGATTTCCTGGACCGTCATCACCAGCCCCCCAGGGCGCGTCCATCCACCCGAATTTGAGTGAGGTGCAGACGGCGGGTAGACCCTTGCCCATCGTCGATTCGAATGATCGAATGATAGCGTTGTTGTCAACGTGGTAGAACGTATCTTTGTCCATGGCAGGACCAGAAGTGATTGATCCGCTGCTCACAAGAAACGGCTCCGGTTCTGTTCTGTTGACAAAGACAGCGTCCGTCGTTTCAACAGAAGTTTTTACAGCACCAGTAAATTCTGCAGGCCAAGCGCCATATTTTTTCCCGCTGACGTTGAATTGATAATAGTACTTGCCCTTTTCTTCAGCTTTTGTTTTAACTAATTTAGTCCCAGCGGGAACTTCCAATTTAACTACTTTTCCGCCGGGAGGATTGGCACTGATTGTTAGTTTTCTCGTTGTGGTGGTCGGACCAGCTTTCTTGCTCGCAGCTCTCAGAGTATCTTGAATTACGTTTCCGTTATCGTCTTTAACTTCACGTTGTCTTGTCCCGTATACATCGTCAGTCACCGTAGTGTACTGCAGGTTCGAATTTTCTTTTTGCTTGCTCGATATATCGGGGTCGGTGAACCCGAAGAGTCTTTTCAGGTTGAAACGTGAGTAGTTCGAACGGATCAGGTCACCAACGCGAACCCTTATGACTGGCGTCGCTGTCGGAATCTGGGAGAATGGCTGGATAAACGGAAACTTCGTCTGGTTCCCGCCCGCATTGTTCGTTCCTTGAACTATCTCAAGCTGACGACCCTTCGACCACTGCGGGTAGACCATCGTGGTCAGCTTATTGATCTGCCACCACATGTGATCGAAATCGTCTGGGTTCGCGGCGAATAGGTGGAATTTAACGCTGAGCGATCGTTTCGTTCCCTTATAGATCTTCGCGTCCTCGATACGACCGTAGCCAGAGATAGATGAGTACTCAGCCTGAAATCCGTCCGAAACATCGTCCAGAAATGCGTTAAACGAGATGATCTCGTTCGTGCGAAGATCCTGGAAGTAGAAAGGCATGTACTCGGCGTCGAGGAGCTGCTCGATCTTACCGACTTGCTCCGGAGTGAAACGATTTTTTCCTTTCGGCGAGTCACCGAAGAGAAGATTAGTTTTAAACTGCGATGTTTCTAAAGCTTCGTTAATTCTTTTCTTATATTGCGCTGGCAACAGTCGCAGAGCAGGTATATTGTATCCATCGATAGAGGTTATTTTTGAACCCTCGGCTATTTTCGGTGATCTTATTCTGCCTGCAGCACGGGCGACTTCGGACCTAAAATCCTCGATCTCATTAATGTTGTACTCTCTCGATGCATCGTATCGAAGATAAATCATATCGCCCGATTTGGCAAAAACCTCAACGATGTCGACGATGCCAGCGGAGAATATCGATTCTACGACACCTGAAGTTGCGAAACTGATCACGTCCGGTGTCGACCTGACCTCAGCTGCTATCGAGTTGATGTTCTTTGATATGTTTCTGAAGATCGTCTCGTAATAACCTCGTTCCTGCTTTAGGGCAGCAAGTTCTAGCGTTCTTGCTGCTAGACCCAGGGAAATCTCGAGAAAAGAGAAAGCTTTATTTTGATCAGGTGAAGAGTCAGGATTGACGCCCATGAAAGCCGAGAATCCGAGCATCGCGCATTCGAAGTACCCACGCCCAGACACTGGCCTGTAGAACTCTGGCGCCCCGGCGCTTTTGACGAGATTCGAAGCGAAAGACATCAGGCGATCGAACCCAGCAGAATCTCCAGCAGACGAGGGTTTAGTCCCGTACTTTCCTAGGATAAGAGAGTCATTTTCTGAACCCAGAATGCTATCGTGGGCACCGATGACCGGCGGTGGAGCACCATCGGCGCCAAAAAGATTCTGAGCTCCAACGATCACCGCGGCGACCGCGGCGATGGAAGCGTAGATTGCGATTGAAGTGATCGCGAATGTCGAGATGTTCGATTGCGGAGCTGTGAAAGGCTCGAGCGGGCTGTACGCCACACCGGATGATTTACGGGCGTACCTATCTTCTCCGATTCCGTCCGTGGTGATCACGGCGTCAGTTGAGCCCGGGTCGCCCGACATGCGGCGCGTTGTCGAGTTCATGTCGCGTAGAGGGACGTACTTCGCGGGACGCAGATCATCAACGTCAACTCGTGATATTCCGGATTGAACTGTCGAAGGCTCAATGCCTGCTCTAAGCGGATTATTCTCATACTGCGCCGGATCGCCGTGTCCCTTGTTCTTTCCAGTGGCGGCAAGAAGCATGTCAAGGGTCGAGTTTCTGATGTCCTCGATTGATATTCTCTCCGCTCTTGGATCGTAGGAGCTGCTGAGACCCTCCTCGCCCAAAGTATCCGAAACTGTCGCTCTCGATGATGCAGTTGTCGTGTCCTGATCTGGGAAGTTCGGACGGGCCGGAGAGGCCGCGTTGCTGCTGTCGACGATCTCGGCGCCCGCTTGGGCTACCGCAGGTCGGTTGAGCATGTAGTGACCGAGCGTGCTCGGTCTTGTGGTCGGATTGTTGCTCTCTCCGAGTGTGCCCTTATCTACAAGATCGTTGAGGTCACCGCTCCGCCGACCGTCGAACTTGCCCGAGTTTGAGTACTCGAACGTATCGGCGATACGCTCTCCGATCAGATCGGTGAAACCCTTGGTCCTGCTCTCGCCTTCGGCAACAGGAAACGTGTTGGATCGCTCCGGGATCGAGCCTGCAAACTCGACGACCTCATCTCTCGGAGCACGACCACGAGTGATCGAGGCAAGATACGAGCCGAGGGTTCTCTTCTGGTCGCGTGAGACGTCATTCTCGCCGGGAACGACGTAACCATCGCCATCGGCGTCCTCGAGCTTGGGGTAAGGAGGGTCAAATCGTGTCGTTGACATCAGAATCTCCTAGGAGCTCGCTTTGTAGGTGTAGAACCGTCGTCGTCTATTGATTTCACCGTTTCTTCGCTTGACATTGCTCTTGATAGCTCTGTCAAAGTCCCACCGGGAAGCGCGGAGGTGACAGTGTTATAGTGCTGCAGGATCGAGGTGAGTTGCTCCTCCACGAGATATCTCTCGTTCTCAGGTACCTGCTCCATCATTGACCTGTAGAACGGGCTTGACTTTATCATGTCGCTGAAGTTTGTCATCTATTATTTCCTGAACTCGCCTGTTTCTGCGCTTCTGCTGGAGCGAACGAGTGACTTGTTGGATTCGATGAACTTCTCCGTGCTGAAGAAGTCGTCGACGCCGTCTGTAGTTGTGAGGAACTTCTCAAACTGCTCCGTCGGCGCGATGTAACCGCTCATGACGAGCTCCTCGCTCATCTTCTGCGCGTTCATATTAACCGTCATCGCAACCTTAACGACCACCGCGCCACCGTTAACGCTCATCGTTGTCTTCGCGACATTCATGTTCTCCGACATAGCGTCGAGGGTCGCATCGAGCGGGATGGTGTCGAGGTTCTCCATGATCTCACGGATTGAGGTGATGTGACCCGTGACGGCCTTGAGTCGATCAGTGAACTGATCGAGCTTGTAACCCGCGAGCCTCTCGCTGATGCTCTCGGCACGATCAAGATAGGAATCCAAGGGATCGAAGACACCATCGAAGCTGAGATTTGAGCCTACGCTCTCGTAAGCTAATAGCGATAGAGCGCCCATTCCGTTGGGATTTATAGCAGCATCCTGGAAGAGCCAAGACAGCTCGGCGATGGGACCTCCCTCTTCGCCCAGGGCTTTCATCGATCTCGCGGCGCGTCTCTGATCGCCGACCGTCATTCCCGAAAGCTTCTGGACCAGCTCGGAAACTTTCTCTATCACGCTGGTCATGCTCAGCATCGAGTCAACTTTCTGCTGCATTGAGGCCGCGTCCACGTTTGGAACACCTCTTAGTATATCCTGAATCGATTTTTGAGTTCCGTCTTTGGTCCCAACAGCTGAGAACAATTGCATCGCGCTCGCCATCGCAAACTTCATCTTCGTGATACTTTCACTTGTTATATTGGTACCGCCGATGTTCTTTGCGATGTCAGAGATTGCAGAGATTACTTTTGAAATTGAGCCCAACGCGTTCGCTTTCGCTTCGAGGCCCGTCGCATCGAAATTTGGTATGATCTGCAAGTATGACTGTATACCGTGGAGCTGACCACTTGAGGAAACTGAGTATCTAAAGAGATCGACAAAATGCGAGACTACGGCCTTAACCCGTCCGATTCTATCTCCCATTTTTCCGTCTCCGAACGCATCGAATGATTTCATCGCGTTTCCGATCGATACGACGGCTTTTCCAAGAGATTCAACGACCTGGCTCAAGGCTGTGATGCTTCCGATCTTTCCTGCCATTGAAGACCCGACTGCAGCTGCGCTATTAATCGCCGTCTTAAAATCGTTACCACCCATTATGTCAACGATTCCGATGATAAGAGCTCTCATCGATGTTAGCAGTGACTTGATGGTTGATGTTCCTTCTGTCTCGCCCTCTTCCTTCTTGCCACCAGGGAGGAACGACTTGATCGCCGCGAGAGCACCAGCGCCTGCAAGCACCACACCGACAGCGCTGGCTGGCATCTTGGATATCGCGAATCCGATGGCTGCGATAATCCCACCGACTGCCAGCATTATCGCGCCGAGAGTGCCTCCAAGCACGAGAAGTCCCGTTACACTCACACCGCTTAGCTTATTCGCTGCCTCTCCGATGTAATCGATGAAGCTTTTACCGTCCTCACCCGGTTTTATGAAGGATTCTATCGCGTCCTTTACGGCAGCCGATATCGTCTTAATTCCATACGCGATCGCGGCGTACGTTGCGGCGGATCCCATCGCCTTGACTATCGTGCCTAGACCCTCCATCATACCACGGCTACGTTCGGCCAGCGCTGTCAGCGCTCCTGCGACGCCCGTACCTGTTCCCCCACCGGTGCCCGGTGAACCGACCGACTCAGTAGCTGCCCTCACATCTGAAGCTGTGTTGGAGAGCTCAGCTGGAACGGCAGAACCACCCGTGAATATGTTCTTGATGAACTCGATCAGGTTTCCAGCGAATCCGCTGACCATCGAAAAGATCGGACCGCCTGCGACGAACAGCCCACCCAGTGCCGTCGCGATCGGATACTCTTTGAACATACGGATCAACATGTCCATGAGCGCGTCACCGAATTCAACGATGAGAGGCATCAGCGTCGGCAGTTGGTCTTTCAGAGTGTTGAAGACATCGATGATTGCAGTGAGGAGCTCTCCCAGGATGCTTCCGCTCGTCTTCGGACCAGGCTGGAAGGCGCTCTTCATCGCGTCTATCATCGATTGCAGGCCAGTCTTGATCATGGGCACGAGGCTCTTGATGATGGACGGTAGTGCCTTAAAGACTTCGGTGAATATCTTCCCGATAACAGAGAGCATCGTCGAGATTATTCCAGAGAGAGTTGATCCCGAGCCTGACAGCAGGTTCATCAGGCCGCCCTTGCCGTCCTCGCCCAGTATGAAGTGCTCGATCGCTTGTCCCAGCGTCTTTCCAGCCGTGAGATCGCCCGCAAAGATCTTGGCTAAATTCGAAAACCCCTTTGAAAAGTCGCTGATCAGCTTGATAAAGCCGCTGATTCCATCTCCCATCTCAGAATTCATGAATATCGATCCGATCATTCTACCGACGTCGACCCCGATGTGGAAAACCTCTCCAAGAGCGATTGCCAGATCAGTGATTATCGGCATGAGCGACGTTCCGAAGCCGCGCATGAAACCCTTCATAAACGCATCAAGGAACCCCATGAAGGGTTCCATCCTGACGATCACGTTCTCGATATTGTCAGCAAGCTCCGATATGATCTGCTGCTGTGACTTCTGCTGCTTGGCAGCGGCATCAGCTTTCCCAGAGACCTGATCATAGCTGAGACCCATGCCCTTTGACGAGAACGCTAACATCGCCTGTTGCTCATCGAGACCCGCAGAATCAGCGAGCAGCTTACGCTCGGCCCTGCTCATCGCTTCGATCGAGCGACCTGTCGCAGCGAACGCTTTCCTCATCTCGTCGAGTCGCTTCGCGGGATCCTGCTCACGCATCATCTTCAGTGGGTCGATGACGAGACCGAAGCCCTGGGCGAGCTGGGCTGCTGCCTCCGCGCCCTGCTCGAAATCGTCGAACTTGCCCGCTAAGTTTGCAAGCTCGTTGAGCTCGATACCGAGCTTACGGGTGAACGCAGCTGATATGATCGTCTGCTTGACGTAATCACCCGTTGTCTTACCAAGCACCTGGAAGTTTGTGATCGCAGCGGCAACGTCCTTGCCGAGAAGCTTGGTTGAGATTCCTAAAGACCTTCCGATCTTGTTGACATTGTTGAGGATGCCTTGGCTGAAATCCTTCAGGCTGAGAGACGACATCCTCGAGAGGACACCAACTTTCTTGAGCTGCTCACCGCTGAACCCGAGCGATTTGTTGAGCATGTACGTCTGGGCAGTAGCCTGGCTGAAATCCTCTCCCAGGACATCGAACACTGCCCCAAGATCACCGGCGTATTCCTTCATCAGCTCGAGGCGCTCTATTGTTCCTTCAATCCCTGGTGCGAACTTGGAGCCGAAGTAATAAGCTCCATCAGCCGAATCTCTCAGCTGGCCATCGAAATCCCCTAGAGCGCGTTTGACTCTGCCCGATGTGTTCTCTGCAAAGCTTCCGAACGCTTCTCGAACTTTCTCAAAAGCGTCGCGAAGATTGTACATAGATTCGATCAGCTTGTTAGCCATCTCAAGCGCGCCTTCGTACGCCGTGCCGAGAAATCCGAGGATCGAAGTCATGGGAGTAGTGATAGCCGTGAACAGGGAGCTCACGTTCGTCTTGAGCAGCTCCCACGAGTTCGACAGCATGTCGGTGATGCTAAGACCACGAGACATCGTGTCAAAGGCTCCCGAGGCGGCAGTAGCAGCGGCGTCTGCAGCGGCAGCGAAATCATTTGTCGCGTTGCCTGCATCGCGCATGGAACCAGCGGCGATGCCGCCGGCCTCCTTGATCTCGCGGAGTATCTGGAGCTGCTCACCCATCGCGATAGTCATATCACGGGTGTTAGCAGCGTTCTCAGCGAGGAGACGCCGCATCTGCTCCATAAGCTCTATCTGTGCTGGATCCATCTAGTACAGAACCTAACCTTTCTGAGCTTAACTATGCCCGGAGCAAAAAATCAGAGCTTCCACACAACGCCAGTAGCTTTCCAAAAATCCTCGGCTGCCGATCTTTTTTCCTCAGCGAGCTCAATTGCTTTGACGACTGTGGTGTCACGTTCGCCCAGGGCCTCGTACAAGGCCCTTGAGGTCTCGATCGCTCGCTTTGTGGCGTCAACTTGTGCTGGATCGCCCGAAAGCTTCGGAAACTTTTTATTCTCTCCCAGGATGTACTTGGCCGATTCGATGAAAAGCTCGGCAACAATTTGCTTGTCGCCCTTTGTCTTTTTGCTCATTAGAACACTCTCCGGGATTAAATATCACGAGAATCGACGAAGCCGCGCAGGAGCTTCACCTCTGTGCATTCCGAGCATCGCTCGGGTCTGAGCGTCGTTCTGATGGGCTGCTCGGGTTGGATCACCCTTCTCTGAAGCTCTTGTGAGCTCCTTATTGAGACGGGTGATGAACCAACTCCTGTACTGCACCGGGATATTGTAGCATTCCCAGTAGCTGAACCCCATGTAATACATGAGGAGGAACGACTGCTCGAGGTAGTACTCCCTATCGCTCGGCGTCAGGCCAAAAAAAGCTTGCCCCAAGCGGGATTCGCACCTCGCTTATCTCGTTGCAGGATGGGCAGTCGAGCTCTCCCTTCATGTCGATGCCGGGTTCGCTGGAGTCGATATGACGGCGTAGCTCCATCGAGTCGCGGGCGGGCATGTTCCTGATGAATCCGTTGATCGCACCGCGGTCTGTCTTGCTGTCGATCGCCACGATGGAGTACTGGAGACGGGAGGTGACGAGGTTGTCAGCAAGAGCCCCCTGCTTCTTGGCGCGCTCGAGGACGGTGTTGATCTCCTCCTCATCACGACCCGTGAGGAACTTGAAGTGGACCGTCTTCTTCGTGATCGGAAGCTTGAACTCGAAAATGTTCCTGCCGCTCTCGATTGGAGCATACTCGAGCCGCTTGATGGGAAGAGCCGAGAGATCGAACGTCTGCTTCGACCTAGCATTGCACTTCGGGCACTCCGCCTCGACGTTGTAGTCAGAGCCATAACCGGTGATCCGAAGAGCGACCATGATCGCATTTCTGTCTCCGACCAGCATGTCAGAAACGTTTATCCTCTTGTCCGTCAGGCAGCTCTTGATGAGCTCCGTGATAACCGTTCCTTTCTTGATGAGAGCACGGGAGGTGAGGATGTCCTCCTCACGAGCTGTCATCGCGCGAATATCGATCGTCTCTTGACCATGAAGGGGGGACTCCGGAGAATACGCGACACCGTTGGAGGGAAGTGGGACCGATTCGATCGGCACCTCGTATCCGAAATCGTCCTTCATAACATCACGGGTCTGAATTCCTGCGGGAACTGCGCCACCGAACAGCGCGCTGCGATCTGTCTCTGCCAATTGAATACTCCCAAAAGTTGCTAATGCAATTCTTTATCGCAGCTAGAGTTCGTAAACATGGCACGACTCAAAAGAAAACAAGCTCCGGAGATCGACTCTCGGAGCTTGCTGACTCTTCAGTTCGATAGAAAAATCTATCGAATCATCACGTCAATACTGCAACACACAGTTGTCGAAGCGGAGCGTGAGCGAGATTTCCATGGGATCGTCACCGTCGTAAGCGAGATCACCGAAACCAGCCGACGTAATGAATGCTCCCTTGATGTCCCAGAGCTCGACGACGGTACCGACGGGGTCGAGCATCTTGAGCTGGCAGTCACGCTTGTAGAAGTCAGCGTAACCAGCGCGGCCTGACACCGACTCGAAGTGGGTACGAACCCATTCCATGACCTGCTGCGCACCGGACGGTGCGATGGCATCGTAAAGAGTCACATCGAGAGTGTCGAATGTGGTCTTACCGGCGATGTAGCGGCGAGAGTTGATCCAGGGGATCTCCTTCTCCTCAGTCTTCACGCTGGGACGCTTCGTCGACTTGATGAGGTAAGCGTCAATTCCTTCGATCGCGAATACCCATCGGTTCTTCCTCTTTGGTTCGAACTTGTTGGGTAACATGTCAGTGACTGAGAGTGTCTCGGCCATTTTATCTCCTGTTCCTTAACTATTGTGTTTGTCTTAAAATCTTAGAAACTCGCGGCGTTTCTTGCTTCAAAGTCGATTGAGATGAACTCTGCCGACTTTGTGGGCTGGAGGAAGATCTTTCCGCGGATGGTGTTATTCTCGATATCGGCCTGTGTCGTTGTCGTCGTGTCGATCTGGACACGGTAACGGTCAACGCCACGCTGCTCCTGAACCTGCTTCATGATCGGTGAGACCGCTGCATTAAAGCGAGCAATCGTTGCCTCTCTGTTCGGCTCGAAGAGGATCGTGTTGGCGACGGCGCGGACGCGACGACGAACCTCGATCAGGAGTCGTCGAACGTTGATACGATCAAGGGAGCTACCTTCTGCGAGGAGAGTACGCTGACCATTTACGACAGGGCCGACGCCGGGGGCGGACACAAGCGGATTGATGCCAGCGTCGTAGACTGTGTCAACGTTCTCAACAAGGAACTTGGTACCGAGCTCCTCAACGTTGAGAACCGCGCGATTGTAGCCAGCTGGTGCCGTCCAGGCGTAACCGAGAGAGTCGTTCTGCGCGAAAGCTCCGAGAACTGGAACTGAGGCGGGAACGCGGACTCTACGAGCTGGATCAGCGGGAAGTCCCATCACGGCATCCGGGAAGTAAGCAGCTCCGAAAGAGTTGTTCAGACCACGATTCGTGAAGCGTGTTGTTGTGTAGCTGACGTTGACTGCCGGATACGAGCTAGCTCCGAGAGAAGCTGTGATGAAGTTGTTCTGACCGTCCTTGTGCTCAACGTCCATGATGTAGAGGGCATCGAAACGCGTCTGCATCGCGGAGAGAGCGTAGTCAGTGACAACCGGATGACGCTGACCGGGAATCGCGAGGAGGTGGACATCGGCAAACGCCTTCTCTCCCATGATATCGACTGCCTTCCTGTAAGCAGCGACCGTGGGACCAGAGAGACCGCCCTGGTTCGAGTTGTCCATCTCGCGGCGGGTTGCAGCGTCAGTCATGCGAAGCTTGCTGGAGTCGAAGATGTTGGCACCGTCGAATCCACCCTGCATGAATGTCGTGAGCTTCAGGTAGCTTCTAACTGAAGCATTTGAGAAGTCAGTCGGTGCGGCGATGAACCTTCCACCGATCGAGTTGTCAATGGCGCCATCGCGCTGGTAAACAGCCTCGTCCCAACGAGCTCCGTCAATCAGACCGTCAGATCCAGTCTGGACCTGAACTCTCTCGAGTGTGAAGCGATTGTTGTTGAAACGATCGGCGTCAAGAACCGAGCCGCTGACATCTGCCGCGCCGGCGTTGTCACCGACCCAGGGGTTCTGGTAGGTCGTGTGGAACCTTGGGAAGTACTTCGCCTGCTGGGCGAGGGAAGCATCTCGAGTCGCTGCGGTGGTCGTTGAAACACCATCGTTGGGACGGGAGACAGAGTTCGCTGTGTCGAACTGGACGCCCCAGTAGTACTTGCTCTCTCCGACGGCAGTTGTTGCACCAGACGCACCACCGACGGTGATGGAGCGACGGAAAGGAATCGGGGGCTGACGTGCGCCTGTGGTGGGAACGCTAAGATGCGCCGAGCTGTGCAGGCTTCCCGTGGATAGGAATCCTGTTCCAGCCGTGACAAGATGGTAATGACCGCGGAAGCCGACGGGCAGGGAGCTAACGGGTACAAGCTTGTCGATCACTTCGTCGGAGAGCTCGATGCGAACTCGTTGGGAGACCTTACCGTACAGACCTTCCTCGACTATCTTCTGCGATCCAGCAGCGCGATCGAAATCGTAGTAGGTGTTGAGATCGCCGATCTTCTTTCCTACGAAGTTGTCGCTATCAGGATCGAGATCGCAATCGAGATAGGACTCGAGAACGACGGGTGAATCGTCGGTGTCATTCCAGTCGCGGATCTCGACGGTGAACCTACCGTAAGCGCCCTCAGTCGTGGGAGCCTTGATGTTCTTGATCGAAACCTTGTACAGATCGTTCGCGTATGCACCGTCAGAGCGTGCGTGGATCTTGAAAAGATCCTTCGGGCTGTTACCCTGCGAGATGAAGAACGGAGTGGATGGGTGGGTGAACCTATCCTCAAAGTTCTCATAGTTCGGGAAAACAGAAGTGCCGTCGTTGTAAGCCCGCGAGCCCGTTAGGCAGAACGCAACCTCCTCGATCGCAGCAGTGGTGCTCACACGGCGGATGTTGGCCTGCGCAGCGACTCCTGAACCTGTAACCACCGCGTATGCATCGAAGATATCGTAGTGGGAGTAGAGCACGTAGCCGGCTCTCTCGAGAGCAAGCGGATCACGGTTGAACGTGTTGGCGAAGTATCCCTGATCCTTCGGGTTGAATGAAGCCGTGAGGATGCTGGGGTATTCGGCCGAGTCTGCGTGACCGTTGAGGAGGAGCACGAAATCCTGCTTTCCGCTGCGAAGATCGACAGATCCGGTGAACCAACCTTTCGCAGGAGATGCACCAACTGCCGTAGTACCGTACGTGTCTGATGTCGTACCCGGGGCGGAGCTCGAGAGAGTGAGCTGGACGCCCGACGCTGCCATGAGCACGCCTCTGACGATGGGGGCTGCAGCAGTTGAGGTCTGAATCCCAGATTCTGAGAAGACCCAAGATCCTGCAGACTCTGACATATAGCAACCGAGGAAGTACGTTCTTCCGCTGATGCCACCTGCGACTGCGTAAGGATTGTTTCCGAGCTGTCCGTTTCCTTCCTGGATCTGCTTCGATCCAACGACGAATCCGGCGTTCGTAACTCTTCCGGTGTTGTTTCCGCTTGTCGTGCGCTTGTTTCCGTCGCCCGCGCCGAGAACTCGAACGTAAGTTCCAGCCGATGCGTTTCTCAACCATTCGTTGAGAGCTAACGGAGCGAACGTGTCTGCGTCTGCGTTTCCGAACTCTCTGCTGAATTGTGAGTTATTGGCGAAAGTGACAGGGACGAATGCAACGCCCTGATTCGCAGTTCCAATAACACCGGCCGAGCGGCCGGAGGGCTGCGCCTCGACCACTCCACCTGTGCTGTCAATCTCCCTAACGCTTATGCCTGGGGCTGCCATTAAAAGCTCCTATCCTCGTGTAACTATTCTGGATCAGACGAACTCGACGCCCGCCGGGGTGATGATAAAGTCGACCGCGATGAATTCGACTGCGCGGGTTGGGACGAACACGATACGACCATTCAGTCTGCTGGCCGCGATGTCAGCTGGCGTATTGTTTGTCTCGTCCATGACGATTCTGAACTGCTCGATTCCGGCCTGCGCGCGGACGAGATTCAAGAGTGGTGTTGCCTGATCGATGAAACGCTGACGCGTGGTCTTGTCGTTCGGCTCGAAGATGAGACCGCGTGCCACCGCAGCGATGACTCTCTTAAGCTCGAGGAAGAGACGACGGACGTTGACGCGATCCAGGGCCGACTTCGAGAGCTGCAGGGTCTTCTGTCCGAAGATGACGAACCCGCTTCCCGGGAATGTACCGATCGGGTTGATGTTTGCCTCGTAGAGGCTGTCACGATCCGCAGTGCTGAGACGAACCTCAACGTTCGAGACGAAATCGAGAGCTCCCCTGTTGAATCCTGCCGGAGCGTACCACGGGTACGAGACCTTATCACTGTAGGCAAGAGCGCCGAGAGCAGCGATTGAAGCGGGTACCTTGACGCGTCGGGCTGCGGCAGCGTCATTGACGTAGACATCCGGGAAGTACGTTGCTACGTAGCTGTTGTTGACGCCGCGAGAAGCGAAAGCGTCGATTGTCTTGGAGACGTTGGGACGACCCGCCGAATCATCGAAGAGTCTTACGTTGTTGTCATCATACGCCGGTGTGTCCATGACGTACATTCCGAAAGCGTAGGAATCGAGGCGACGCGCGAGGTACTCGGTCACGAGTGGGTCCTTGACACCGGGAACAGCGATCATGTTGACGTTGACTGTCAGCTTGTCGGTCATCATGCGGGAAGCAGCGCGGTAGGAGTTGACTGCGTTGTTCGCGAGTTCCTCTCCACCAGCGTTGTATCCAAGACCAGAAGCTGCAATCGGAGCAGCACCTACAGCGGCGCGCCCGCCAGCTTCGGTTGATGTTGCACGGTCACCGAGAAGAGCAGCAGCTTCGTCAAAGATGTTGACGCCGTCGAAACCACCGTAGAACATCGTCGAGAACTTCGCGTACTCAGAGAACTTGTTAAACGTCTGCGCTGAGCCTGAGAGCAGAGACGCGAATGTCAGGCGATCGAGAGACGCTCCCGCGTCGTTGATCCTGTAATCCGTCGTAGAGGGAACACCGTTTCTGATGTAAGCAGCTTCTCTGATGTGAGACTCAACCGTTCCAGTGATGTCAGAAAGAGTCTGGTTGGAGAAAGCGACGCGGGCGAGAGTGAACTTGTTCGCGTTGAACGCGTCCGCATCAGAGCCCGTCACCAGCGCGTTGAGCTTCTGGATTCCCTGCATCTTCGCGTACGAAGTGATGAGGGAGTTGAACTCGGTTCCAGCGTTAGCGTTCATGACCGCGTTGGTCACGGAGCCGGTGGACGGAAGACGCTCGAACTTGACGCCCCAGTGAAGCCTCGAGTCAGGCGTCTCCAAGGGATCTGCTGCACCGATGTAGTTCAAACCGGCGAGAGCGCCCTGGGTGACCTTGAAGCGGAAGGGGAGCGGGGGAACGATCGCCGAATCGAGCGTGTTGAACGTGCCGACGCCCTCCAGTCTCGTGGGACCGCCTGGTGTGCCATAGCTGCGCCCGCCGAGTGAGAGAGTCGCCGAAGTGTCGGTAAGTGTCTGGGTCGTTCTAACAACGGGAATACCCCTGAAACCGAAAGGAAGAGCTGACGCTGGGACCAGACCTGAATCAAGCTGGGTGGAGGGGACGACCCTTATGCGACGGCTGACGTTCGGGTAACGACCGCTCACCTGCAGGCGACGCTCAGACTCATCGACAGCGTCGAAGTTGAACGTGACCTTCTTGTCTCCGACCTTCCGGGCAATGAAATTGGCGCTTGAAGGATTCAGATCACAACCGCCGAACACCTCAAGTATCCGCGGGTTCGTGTCGGTGTCATAGAGGTCTCTAACGATGACATCGAACGTTCCATACGGGTTCTTCGGGTCAACGGACGCTCTCACATTCGCGATAGAAACCTTGCAAACTTCATTGGCACCCGCGCCGTCGGACAGAGTCTCAAAATTGAATAGATCGTACTCCATCGATCCATAAGGCTGTGAGATGATCGCAGGAGTTCTAGCGTTCGAGTAACGTGTATCGTATCGACCGAAGTTTTGCAGGTAAGCGCTTGAACCAGAGAGGATCGCGACGTGTCCCATTCCGACCGTGTCGATTCCCGTGAGCTCATCCTCGACAGCGAAGTCGAGGTAGAGACAGTGCTGCTCTTCCTGGAGACGACGGGGATCAGTGTTAAGAACCTTGCCGAAATAATCAGAAGAGCGAGGGTCAAGAGAGGCCGTGACCATCTTGACACCGCCGATTCCGTCGGTGGAAGAGAACGCTGAACCGAGAGAAGAAGAGATCGCGAACTTGAACTTCTTGTAGGTCGGAGAAGCGCTGTTAAGATCGGTCGAGGCGACGTCGTCCGTCGAAGCTCCGGTTCCCGTCCACGCAGCACCCGAACCCGTCATATCGAGAAGCATACCACGCGCGCCGGTAGGGAACATAAGAACGCCGCGAATGATATTCAGAGTGTCAGAAGATCCCGGATTGAAGCTTGGATTGTCGCTGAAGATCGGGAAGCCCTTCCATTCCGAAGGGTTGGTCGTGTCAGCTGGCAGAGCGTGACGAGCCGCGAGAAACTGAACGGTGTTCGTGTTGCGTAAATCACCGGGTGGGAGACCGACGTTGGATCCCGTGACCTTGAAACCAGCATTGCGCACGGTTCCCTGAGAAAGAGTGGTGTTGAAGTCTGATGTATTCGAGTTTGCACCGGCACCGAGGATCCTGATGAATGTAAGGGATCCCTTGTGCTTTAAAAATTCGTTCGCTGCGTAAGAGGCGGGGAACTTGGGGTCAAGTCCACCGAATCTAGCCTCGAAGTCCGAGAATGATGCCACCGTGGTGGGCACGAAAGCGGGACCGGTGGCCGCCGCGCCGATAAGCCCACCCGGCACACCTGTGGGCTGCGCGCCCGGGGCGGCGAGTTCAATCTCCTGCTCAAAGAAACCAGGAGAGCGGAAGGTCTGTTCGGACATTAATTTGCTCCTAAGCGTAAGGATAGTTCAGAAGCTAAGTATCACGCTTGGAGTGAAACTTCGCAGCTTATGTGATGTCCTTGTTCGATCTAGCCGTAGCAGTGACAGTCGACAGAACCTCCTCTCCGTGCACCTTGGAGACATTTCGAACTTTGACTGTTACATCCATTGGCCTACCGGTCATCGGGTCAACAGAGAGGTTCCTGGTGGTGCTGGTGACCTTGATAGATGATGACTCGGTCCCGCCAAGAGCTGTCGATTCTTGAGGGGCGGAAGAGGTACCTTTTTTTTGCGTTCCGTGCGCAGAAAATTCTGCTTGTCCTATGGGCAAAGATCCGATAGCCCCCGTGAGAAGGGGATCATCGATCGTTGTGATGGGATCCAACATTCTAGAATCGTGACGCATATCCTGAACGCTACCCGGCAAATTCGCAGGTGATGCAGGGTCCTCGATTATTCCGAATGAGAATTGAGTCGCGGAAACGTGTCTGCGCGTTCCATTCGGAATACCCGGAAGATCTGGAGAGATAATGTACGCAGATACCTCGACGGTCAATGTGCTCTTGATGATCCTTTCCTCGTCCGTCATACCATCGAAATTATTATCAGAGCTGATTGCTGGTTCGAAAGTTGCCACGAACCAGTAGCCTGCAGGTGTTTCTATCCTGTAAGTGCGAGCTCGAGTGTTATGATATCCGCTCATGATCGTCGTCAGGATCGAGTTGCTGTGCTGGAGGTATTGTGCCCATAGCGTGATCTCATACTTCGCGGTGTAGAACTTCGGTGTTGGGATCGTGATGGTCTCGTAAAGTCCACCTGCCAGATTGGGCTCTAGCAATCTACCACCCGTTTTGCGTGAGGGCCTCGAAAGAGAGCTGGTTCGATTCCCCGCTCCGATCTGGGCATGCTCTAGGTTCAGAGAATTAACAACTCTCTGATAGAGCGGATCATCACTCGAGACTCTCCTTTTTATAGAGATCGTCCCTGCGTCAGGCACCTCTATTATCTTGGGTGCCTGCTGCTCGATTCCCGTTCTCGTTATGGTAACGAGTGGTAGAATGAGAGCTCCGTTCTTGTCGCGCAGAGGTTCTCTTCTACGATTAATCGCGAACCGCTCTCCCGTGGCAAATATGACGGGGACCTTACGGGTCGTGCCGTCTTTCTGCTGATACACTAGAGGTATATCATTATCGAAAAGTTTGAATAAGGCACGATCAACGTCTTCGAGACCGCATGAGGGAACAAGACGCTCTGGTATATTAGAGCCCTCGTATCCCAGATTCAGTGACTCTACGCCGTATTTTTTCGTAGTTGAGAATCTGGTGCTCATTCGTCACCGTAGAATGACGAATTGATTCCATCTGGCGACACTTTCTTCGGCCCCGTGAGCGGAGCGTCGAGCTTGCCATCAGCCTGAAGCTCTCGACGATCCGAAGTCTCGCCAAGTTCGTTCGTGGAGGATCCACGTTGCTGGACGAACGTATCCTGAGTGATCTTGTTCGTATCGAGATTCTGGGCTGCAGGACCGAGTTGCGTGACTCTGTTGATGAGACCTTCGCGAGCCTGCTTGCCAACGAGTTTGTATCCTGTCACGTGCTCGACCTGTCCGAAGATCTTGCTGATCGAAATGACCTGCGCGATCTCGAACATGATCGATCCGTACGACATGAAATCGCCCATCTTCATACGAAGATTCTTGTCGTTTAAATCCTGCGCGTGGACTCGAACTTCGATAGAATGATATTTCTCGCTTCCGAATTTGTTGGTTCTGATTTCACCAGGTGACCATTCAACCAGCGCGTCGATCTCTATCGGAGGATCGAACACCTTCTCGATCGATTCTTCATAAACGTCGTGTACGGATGTTACGTCTGACCTGACAGGGTAGTAATAGATCTTCTGGCCTATCACGTCCTTCATGACCTCTTTCGTTAGATCACTGATCAGGTCTATTTCTCTAGGAGTGATAAAGAGTCTTGCCATCTCGATTATCCTATGGTGATGACACGACCCATCGGGATCGGAGTCGCTCTCAGTATCTTCTGCAGGTTGTCGATTTCCGCAGCTTTCGTCTCTATGAGCTTGTTGTAGGTGAGGGTGTCGAGCATCTCTCGAAGGTCCGTCTTGAGCTTTTCCTTTTCTTCCTTCGCCGTGCTCTTCAGATCAGATCCATCGAGTTGCAGCTCGCCACCGGGTATCGGTACCGACCCGAATTTAGACCTGATCATACCGAGAAGTTCCTTACAAAGAGCTAACGCGTATTGCCTCACCCACTGACGTGCTATCGAATTTACCTTCGCGTATACGAAATTTCCATATGGGACGTTTGAGAGATTGGAAACGCCGTTTATGGAACCATCGCCGGGAATTGAGGACACCAATGGGTTGTTCTCGAAACCGACCCTGACCCAAAGCTTCAAGGGAATGTCGGCCGTGGGCATTGGGAATATCCTGAGCTTCGTTCCGGTCACACGATAGCTGTAGTTAGATCGACGGACCCTGTTCGATATGTTCATCTGACCGCCGCGAAGGATGTCCTCGAAGACTGGCAGGACGTAAAACACAGTCTCTGGTGTGAATGACTCGAAAGAGAACTCGTTGTTGAGATAGTTGATCGCCGAAGTTGTATCGAAGAATCGATACGCAGCCATTGGATTAAAATGCATGATCTCGAAGATGCGCATCTTACCTTGCGTCGGATTCATCGATGAGCTGGCGATGGGAGCTCCCGAGGCGGGATCGAGAAGATCAGTGTACAGATCATAATCCTGAACGTTCTGTCGAAGCTGAATCGATCCTGTCGCTGAATTGTATGTGCCTCCCAGACCTGCTTCAACCGCGTACGGTTCAGCCATACGAATAACATAGTTGAGCGTGTCTCTTGGGAATTTTTGCGTAGCCTCATTCAAGCTTCCGGTTTGCATTCCCAGAAGCGAGAGAAGTTGGCTTCTAGCCTGATACTGATTAACGATCGAGGCATACTCGAGAAATGACTCCTCGAAGCATGCCCAAATCTGCTTTTTTGTAAGTTCAACAGAAAGCACATCATCACCGAGACGACGCTTCACGAATGTGATCATCGCGTCAGCCTCTGTTTGAAAATCACCATCAGAGTCGAAGAATCCGAATGGAGTCGGATTAAGAGTTGATGTGAATGTTGTTGACATGCTAGCTCCCTCAAGTAAATAGGAGCCTCACTCGTCTTTCATCATCTGCCTTTTCAAAGCTTCGTACAGTATCCGAGATATAGAATGACGCTTTGAATCCTGAACCTTACCGTATTCATTATTCAGAATTTTCCAGTATTTTTCCTTCATCTCTGGCGCGAGGGTGGCAGGAATAAACTTTTTGAAGCTGTCTTCGTCTCCGTCTTTCAGGAACTCTCGCATTTTTGTACCTGAAATAGAGACTGTCTCACTACGAGGCACGGGTCGCTGTCGAAATTTTTCGATGACGATCGGATCTCTGATCATCGCTTCAAGCTTCTCTTTAGAGTATTTCGTCGATGTGTCCTCGTCATCAGCGTAAAATATGAAAGAGCTAACCACGTTTTTGAGCTCTCGCATCTTGTCGACCGCAAGCCCGAGCGGAGAATCAGGGGTGATCACCAGCGTAGCGTTCGGATAATCTAGATGAAATTGCGGTTCTAGCACAACCCTCCAGGCATCGATCATAACACCCGCGGGAAGCTCATCACGACCAGAAGTTGATGTCAAGACTAGAACTTCATCGCACTCTCTCGTCGCTAATTCAATAACGCCCCAGTGACCTGCGTGTACCGGCTTTCCAGATACGACGAAGATACCCAAAGTGAATCCGCTCTTGTCACCCACCTCGAGACGCTTCATGATGCGGCTCTTTGTGGTCAAGAAAAGATCCTCCTGCCTTTGAATCATGGACTTAGGATGCTCAAGCCGCCCTAGTCTGTTGGATATAGCGAGATCAAAGTAGCACTTATTTCTGATAGTCTCCAGAATGCCGTCGAGATCATTTTCAGGTATATTCTTACGAGACTCAGGAGCTATCTCACGAGCTAGCTCGTCCGCGATGACGATGACAGAATCCCAGTATGACTGCTCTTTCTGAGGATCTTCTGCCCTAAACTTCTTCTTCATCCCGGAGCGGTGCTCAACGTCATGCTGATCGAATCTAAGAGCCTTGTACAGTGTCTTCGCTAGCGATGGCTTGAATACCGAACCTTCGGCGGCTGCTGTTTCAGACTCCGTTGATAGCGTTGTGTCGAAATCGGAGAAAATATCGTAAATAGCTTCAACGATTTTGATCGGACGATCCGGGCTCGAGTCATCATACGCGGCGCGGAGCTTGTCCATCGAGCTTTCGATTCTACGCTTGATACTCGGGCTTTTTGTTCCCCTGATCAGATCTTCAATGCTTCCAAGATTTCCCTCGAATAGCGCTGGGTATGTTCCAACCTCCAGCATCTTAGCGTATTCTGCTAGCCGACCATCATCGTCGACCGGATTTATGTTGGAGACGAGATGAGTGCCAGTTACCTTGTAGCGTGTTGGACCGAAAAGCGTTAGAAAAATACCGTGTTTCTGAGGGTAGTCGCGGCTGATCGTTGGCTTTCTCTGCACAAATTCTAGGAAAAATTCTGTTCCTTGCGGGATTGAAGCAGTGCCAGAATGAACTCTTGCCATGTGATCATGCACAAGAGAATACTGCGCAATGCCAGACGATTTCTCTCTAACTTCCTTCTCACGTGCAGCCAGTCCGCCGACCTCACCTGGGAAAATGACGTTCCCCTTGTAGGCGATGATCCAATTTTTGGCGTAATTATTGGGATCAAATTCGTTGTTACGACGAATCAGAGTGAGTTTTGTGCCGTCGATCTTTTCTTCGATTTTTAGATTGGGGTCGCTCAGAAATGCTGCCGCTTTCACTCGATCATTAGCGCGAGCTTTCGCAGAAGTTCCAGCTCGAGCCATCGACCCCTTTAGGTCATCTATCGAAATGTTAGTCGACATTAACTCTCCCAAATGATGGATTCTAGAATTCGATTCAATTTTCTACGATTCGATTCGTCAACCGAAGGTTGATCGGAGTCTTCCGAAAAACCTTCCTGACCTCTTACCTTGTACTTCGAGTAGAAATTCGATTTTAAACCCCTGAGATCTATTGTCGAAGATTCTACCTCGGGAACAGCCTGCTTGAACACCTCGAGTATTCTGTCTTTAACAGACTCGTCCTCTTTAGGGTCGGTAGCTGATAGCTGTTGACCTTCCTCTCCGAAGAATCTATTGACAACCTCTTCGTACAATCTAACAATCTCGGGTGGGCTCATCCTCTGTTTGATTATTTCCAGCAGACCGGTGAACGAGCCAAAGTTATTAATATCTTCCTCACTTGGCGGAGGATTTTCACCAAAAAGATTCGAAAAAATTTCGCTTAAATCTTGTGTGGAATCCGTGCGTTCGACGCGCTTCAAGTACTTGTAAGCTTGCTCACCATTCAAATTCCAATCCAACTTTACGTATCTGCTTCCATAACCCGAAACAAGATCAAATGACTTGAGAGGTCGAAGGGGAGCCGGCTCCATCACGCCGGTTTCTTTGTTCCTCGTGCGCTTGAACTTGGGCGCCTCTGGGGTTGCAGCCGGCGTGATCGCGCGCGCGTTTAAGGGCGGGGGCGATTTAATGGACGCTAGCGACATGAGAAGCACCTTATGCGCTAGACCCTTAACGCCCTGAGTAATGTCTCGCCATGAGGAAGAATACGAGAATTTAGCCCATTCGGTGGGACGCCCTTGATTATATTCGGAGCCCTCGAAATCTATCTGGAAGAAAGTATCTCCAGCGCCTTCCGGAACTGTAGAGTCCCATGTATATGAAAACAAAGAGTTTATCTGATGAGAACCCGGGACTTTTTTATTATGACCGATGTACGCAATCTTTCTTGTGAGCTGCTGGTCCTCTCTCCTATTCAAGGTAGAGTACAGATCATTCATTTTTTCAGCGGGAACTGTCAGGTCAATATCTCCGACAGTCGGCTTGTATTGTATAAATTCATCGTCCGAAAGAGTCTCGGGCGGCGCGAAAAGATGAGCGGATGAGCCGTTAAACGCGAATCCAGCTCCTAGAATATCGTCACGTTGACCTGGGTCCCATATCGTAGACCCGTGGTCTTTTTTGAACTCAGAGTCCAAAACTCTTAGCATCTCGATGACATCGCCTCTGAGCTGCTGACGAGTTATCCTACCAGTCGTGAGATCTATCTTTTCAGCCGTAGCTACACGACCCCGAAATTTTTTGATAGCCTCAGGTCCTTTCACGAGTCCCGTTTCCGGATCTCTCACTAGAGCTCTGGTGTTTCCACCTTCGTTGATCGACTTTTCGTTACCAAACATGAAGCGAGTAATGCTAAACATGAAACTATGTATGCGTTTTCCGCCCTAAATTGACCGTCGTCCGCCCAAATAAAAAGGGTCCACCCCGAAGGGTGGACCCTAGTTAGAGCCCTAGGCCCTCAGAGCATCAGATGATGTTGAGGTCGAGGACGGTGACCGTTCCGTAGAAGTCGGAGCGGACCATCTTCTTGCCGTAGCGGGTCATCACGCCCTTACGGGGTGTGAAGTCTTCCGGCGCGAAGATGGTGGGCGTGACGATGAGCGGCACGTACGGAGCGTAGACGTACCCGGTCTCGAGGTAGGAACCGCCCTTGAAGCCGACGAGGATCTTGTTGCGGGGGAAGTAAGGATCCTTGTAGACCGTGAAGCGGTTGCTGAGAGTACCAACCTTCTCAGCGCCGATCGAGAACGGAGCGCCGACCTGGCCGGAGCCGTCGATGCTGTAGCTCGGGCGGTAGTACGTGGAAGCCTCGAGGATCGTGGCGACGTCCGGACCGACCACAATGAAGTTCGCGGAGCCGCGAAGCGTCTTGCGGTGGATCTCGTTGCCGACGTCGATGATCGTCTCGGTGAGGGTCTCGTACCACTCGCGAACGGTGCCGGTGAACATCGGGCCGATGTTGCCAGCGCCGCCGGTTGTCTGGTAGTTACCGGTGGTCTTGTTGACGAACTTGCCAGGAGCGCGGCTCCAGAAGTAGTTCGCACCAGAGGCCTGTGTGAGGAGGTCGTTCAGGATCTCGCGATCGAGCTCGAGAGCAATCTGCTCGGAGAGGATCTGGGTGAGCTCAACCTCAGCGTCGATGCTGTGGTAGGCATTCAGATCCTGCGCGAGCTCCGGGGACCAGCGAGCGCGGAGCTTGCGGGTCGTCGCAGTGACGGCGATTGACTCGATCTTGATGTCGATCTCAGGGATGACCGGAGAGGGGCTCGTGCCGAAGTTCGACTCGAAGACCGGGATGGTGATCGTGGAGCCGGAGGAGCTCTCAACGTCGAGTGCCGTGCCGAGCGGGTAGCTGACTCGGAAAGCGTTCAAGCCGAGTGCACCAGCCGGGTCGGAGGTCACGACTGCCGTGGCCGGGATGACCATCAGGACGTGCGTGCCGGAGAGCGGTGTCGGAGTGAACACTGTGCCGCTCCAGGAGCCGAGCTGGTTGAGGCGACGGATGTTGACAACGCCGTTGCCACCCTGGAAAGTCTCGCCGGGGACCCCGGTGCCCGCGAGGGTCGACGCGGTCGTGAAGAGCGCGATGTCCTTGACGAGCGTCTGATCCATGGAGGAGGAGAGCGGACCGGTCGGAACGACAGCGAACTTGAAGGTGGTGCCACCCTCGATCGCGGTCGTGACCTGGGGATCGAAGCCGATGAGTCGGCCGTCGGTACCGGACGTGAAGATGAAGCTGGATGCTGCACCGCTGAAACCCATCGAACCGAGGAACGAGCCGGTAGCTGAGAGCGTGAGGACGGTCTGGCCGTGGACGCGGCTGTAACCAGCGCCGGCGAGATCGTACATACCACCGGTTGCGAGAGAGCCGCTCTGGACTCCCTTGCCCACGGGGTTGTTGTAGATCGACTGACCGACAGAGTAGGTCGCCTTTGTGGAGGCGTTGCCCTGGCCGTCGATGTCAGATGCGCCACCGCGGTTGGTGCCGTAGGTGTAATCCAGGTAGAAGAGCAGACCGGAAGGAAGGCTCATGGGCTGGATCGAGACGAGCTCGTTCGCCACGAGACCGCCGAACACGCGGCGGACGATGGGGAACGCGATGTTCGAGAAGCCGCGGATGTCGCCAGAGCCCTGGCCCGAGGCGGCGCCGGTGGAGAGAGAGTTGCTCTCGCGGAGGAGGTTGGCGGTCTGGTTCTCGAGGAGACGAGCCATGTTCTCACGGTTGACACCGTCGAGGCCACGGAGGAGGCCGGTACGGTTCCACTTCTCGACGAGGCGGCTGTTCTCAGCGCCCACGTCACGGCCACGGATGCCCTCAGAGAGCTGCTCCAGTGTGAAAGTCTTAGACATATCTTAAAAACTCCAATTTTAGAAATTTGAAACTTAACTGGACCTTACGATCCGATTATTTGATGCCTGCGAGGATCGCCCAACGATCCACCTCGACGGATTCATTAACGGCACTGCCGGACTTCGTCGATCTGGAGGATGAGCCGAGAACACGACCCTCGTTCACGGTGCCTGTCTTTGTCTTGAGCGACTCGGTAAGGCTCGTGTAGAGAAGTTTTGCCTCCCTAACTGACTTCGCAGCGTCGAGCGATTCAACAACGGCTCTCTGCTGACGGGGGGTGAGGTCACGGTTCTGCATAAGCTTATTGACGTAGAGAAGCTTAGCATTGAACAGGTTAACCTCCTCAAGCTGCTCGCGCAGGGTAGCATTCGCGCGCTCAGTCTCGGCGAGCTGGACCTTGAGGTCCCGATTCATGCGGGCCTCCTGCACTCTGGCCTCGCGCTCTGACTTGGCTGCCTTGACGGCCTTCTTCGAGACCTCAAGCGCCTTCTTTGCGACCGCCTCGGTGTCGCTGGCGTCATCGTCGCCCTCGTTCACGTTGAGGTCTGTATCCTTGGACTGCATGACGAGGTGCTTGCCGGCCTTTCCACCGCCGAAGCTGCCTGCCATAGCGTCGGCGATCCCGCGGCCCTTGCCACGAACAGCGCCCTTCTTCGCTTCACGAAGACGTGTGAGCTCACGACGAAGCATGGACTCGTCGACATGGAAAGTTCTCTCGTCCATATCCTCTTCCTCTTCCTCCTCGTCCTCGTCCTCGTCTTCCTCTTCGTACATCTCTTCGATGTCTTCGCCTTCTTCGTACTCTCCGTACTCTTCCTCGAGATCATCATATCCCTCAGAGGGAGCGGGGGGAGCTCCAGCAGCGGGTGCTGGGGTGGAGGACACATCGATCGGGGTCTCTTCGGCGCCGGCTTCGGGAGCTTCCTCGTCGCCGAACTCGATGCCGAAAGTCATACCCTTGAGCTTCTCCTTGAAGTCCTCGTCATCGAGACCCTCGAGGTCAGCGGGATCGAACACAAGCTTCGCCTCATTACGACGGGGCTTGGGTGATTCCATATTCTGTAGCAGGCGACGAAACCGCGCGCTGTTTGACATAACACTCATCTCCTTTAAAAAATTATCGAATTGAGCTCTGTTGGACGAGCTCCCTCCATTAGATATGAGGCGCTCCTGCAACTTCATGACGTTTTTCAGAAGAATTGAGTAAGCAGCCTTGAAATTCTTGCTTTCGCTTAGAGAAATACGCCGGGAAACCCTGCCCAGGTCTCTCAGCTGGCCACGGACCTCGTCAAGGCTCGTGGACTTATTGTTCTTAGACCCTAGAACTAGATCGGCGAGGCCCTGCAGACCCTCTTTGTTGAGCTCGACCTCGACGTCGTCACCCTCGGCCTCATCAGCCTCGGCTGTAGCAGAAGCTTCGCCGTGCTTGTCAACTCGAACGTTGATCTTAACCTCTGTTCCAGATGCAGTCTTTGTGGTAACGGTGTGCGTAACCTCTTCGTCAGGATCAGGAGCACCAGCTCCCTGGATAGGAGACGGAGAGGCAGGCGGAAGAGCAGCTGGATTCATCGTCGGCTCGTCTGGAAGGGCGTCAAGATCGAGATTAGGAATCTCCTCGTCTACCTCTTCCTCCGCTTCGGACATGATCTGGCGTTCGATCAGATTCCTGATCTTGGGAGTCATAGCTTCGATGATCTTATTCTTAGCATTACGCTCAGCCATCTCTCTGAGTGCTCTAGCGTCTGCGATTGCTTCTTGATACAAATTTGACATCAGTGTTTCCTGCGTCCTGCTGTAGTAACTATATCGTTGTTTTGTCTTTTTCGAGCTCTTGTTCGTCGTGAATAGCTCTAATAAGACGTCTGAGCCTGGACATCGTCATCTCATCAGATGTTGGAATGTCAGCTAGATTATAAGCGTTTTCCGCAGATCCTAAATCACGCAATGGGTACGAATGTGACCAGCCCGCCGTCGAGCCTCCGAGAGATATTCTCGCTGGAGCTGGTCTAATCGACGGACCGTCAGCTCCCGCTCCGAGGACTCCCTGCTTGTTCTTGTAGAGATCTGGAATGGGAGACATGCTGCGGCCGGTCGTCTGCTCCCACATTCTGAAATCTGGACCTACGAAATTCCTGCGATCGATTGATCTCGTCGCGTATGAATCACCGGGAACATGACCCTGACCGGTCTTATTCCCGATCGCGACCTGCGTCTCTAGCTCGTTTTCGTCGTCTAACGGCTCTTCGTCATCAACATCAAATCTAGCTGGTTCGATGTACGGCCATGAAGACTGACCATTGCGCGGCTTATTTCTACCCGCGTTATTAATAGAAACGTATCCGCGGTCAACTCCTGAATCGTAGTTCGGAAAGTTGGCCTCGGATACGCTTCTTCTCTTCACGTTGATCCTAGGAGATCGCGCCAGGGTTTAGTCTGTGAGCAGCGCTCTGACCCTGATTCGCGACCGGTCCGACCGCCTCGATGGATGTCTGACCCATCAGGACTGTCGTTTCGGACGGATTGGCGATGCCAGTTCCTGTTCCGAAGTTGTCGTTCGCAGTGATTCCGTAACCGCCGGCCGGAGGTTCGGGCTGAGTGCTTGGGTCGGCTGGGTTCGGAGCCGACGCAAGGTTCGGGTAGTACGGGGAGGCAGGCAGACCGCCCCCGCCAGTAACAACGTCATTCATGTTGGGAGCATCGCCAAAATCGCGATTAACTGTTCCAACAGCGTCATCTCCCGTGATCGTACCATCCAGCAGAAGACGCTGAGCTCTCTGACGGAGTTGCTCTGCGGTTGTGCTGTAAATTGGAGAATTCGGAAAAATGGAGCGAAGGGTCGACGTATCAGAATTGGAGAGGCTGTAAGCTGAGTGCTCCACGTCGGGAGTCGTCCCTGGCGATATTGAAGAGCGCGACGTTATCGGCGCCTCTATTGTCGGATACTTTCCTGGCATGTGCTATTTGTCTCCTAGCCTCTTCATATGTATTCTCAAGATCAGATGTTCTCGATGATCTCGCGGCGAAGCTTCTGAACGGCCTCATTGATCTCTGAAAGCTGATGAGCCAGCTCAGCGCTCTCCTTCTGGAGATTCTTCATGTGATCAACCTTCGAAGCGATCGTGTTGGCGAGCTCCGAAGCCTGAACTTCCTTCGTACCCTTGGCGACTTTCGCAAGATCATCAGGCTTTCCAGAGGGCATGCCCTTACGATTGGGGGCGGGCTTCCTGGACTTCTTGCGATCAGCCAGCTTCTTCTTCTCTTCGAGTATGATGCGGCGGAGGAGAGCGGGTGTGAGATTGACGACCTTAGACATGATTAACGAACTCCTTGGTTAGGGTATCGTACTTAAATATCAGCTAAATTGTCTTCTGATCACTTTTTTGTCGTCGCGAATGCCATGTCGGCCCAATTTCCCGCGCCTTCGAATATCTGCATCGGATCGATGCTGGAGACTGGACCTCCAGCTCCGGGATTTCTCTCTGCTTCCATCATGCTGGGCAGAGTGTTCTTCATAGTATCTTCAAAAATTGATTGCATCACGCTTCGTTGATTAGGCGGAAACGCTGAGGAAGCTTCGGCAGCGACAGCAGCGTATTTCTGTGTTTGTCCCTGAGCGCGAGCAGCGACCTTGGAGACTCCGTCAGAGAACGACATGGAATCAAGATGCTTTTTTCCAGTAGGAAGCGGAGCGGGAACTGGATCAGCTCGGCGAGTCGATTCACGAATACCGGGCGTCTTTCTCTCGGGTTGTGAGATTCCTTCCATGAGAATCTCGATCAAGCATTCCTTAACGATATCTTTAAGATCAGATCTTGTCAAAGCCATTATTTTTTCCAGGACATTATGTCGTTGAATATTCTATCGATTCTATCGCTACGATTAAATGTTCTGGAAAGTTCTGATGGAGCAATTTGACGACCCTCGCGCATCATGAAAGCGCCGGGTGTAGAAGGTTCTGAAACGAAGTCCCAGCATATAAGCTGGAAGTCATCCTGCACTATCTGCTGATCACCCGATTTTTTAGTAGAACCAACGCCTCTGGATGAGATTCCAAGAGTGACCCCACTCTCGACAAGGCTCTGGAGGATCTTACCCATCGGAGTATCAAGAATCTCAACCGTACCGTAGCAGACCAAGCCGTCCATGTAAGCTTCACGAACGATATGACTCACCTTCTTCAGCTCGACCACGGACGAATCAGGGTGATCACACTCGCCCAGAGCCCTGTTTTCGCGAATGAACTTCTGGTAATTGCGAACCTCACGCTCGAGTATCTCACGTGGGTATATTCTTCCGTTCTGGTTGATCGTTTCAGCCTTCTGGAGAATTCCTTTCATCATAATCTTACCACCGTTCTGCTCGCGATTCTCCTTGATGGACTTCGTGTCATAGGAAAATGGAGACCACTCGGTTAGAAGCGTCAATGTAGAAGATTTGTCACTCATCTTTTGACTCGAGCTCCTGCTGTAGCTGGGTTAGTTGCATGAACTTTACGACAGTATCGTCATCGAGCCGAGTGATGTCTATACCGTTGACTTGCTTGCTTATATCGTCTATTTTCTCAAGAAGAATTGTGCTGTTTGTGTTTTCTTTGAGTCTTTGAAGGCCTCTGTTAACTCGACGCTTCGTAGATTCTAAGAGTTTAACATCGGTTCTTCCCATCACGTAATCCTTAATGATGGAAGCCTGCTCATGCGTTAGCTTTCCCGACCATTTCTTCTCGAACTTCTCTGTCATGAGCTTAACGGACAGAGCGTTAACATTTTCATCCACCATTTCATCAAGATCGGGTGTGGTGCCCTTATCTTTCTTAAGCCATTCGACCAGCTTGTGCTCATAATCAGTGACTCTCACGAGAGATGCATCGTCCGACTTTCTCCAATCGTTTATTAGAGTTTGAATCGTAGCATAAAGACGATACTCTTTGACGGGTTGATTGAAAAAATCGACATCATCTAGCGTGTGATTTATCTCGCGAATCAATTTGGATTTCTCAACGTCTAGCTGCTGCTGCGAGAACATGCGCGCTCCACGACGAGCTTCTTCGAGTATCCTAACTGCAAGCGGCTCAGATCGAGTAGTCGTGTTCAGAAGAGCTTGAAATAGACGAAACTCACGATACAGCTCGCTCCCGGGCTTGAAATACTTCTTTGTGATTTTCATGCACTGCAGAGCTTTGTCTTCATTGTTCTCTAGCAAAAACGCAGAAGTACGACGTAGCAACTGCTCATAAATGATGCCCACGTTTCTTTTCTTATTATGCTGATTACTCATCTGCGCTTCCTGAGTTGATAATCGCTTCTGGCGTCTCTGTGAGAACACCGTTGCTCTTCCTATTTATTCTGCTACTCATGTCTTTGAGAGCTGATCCGATCTCCGGAGTCATCTTGGGTCTGGGGAATTGAGGAGTGTCGTAAAGTTCCTCGACCAAACTTAACGGACGACGGGATTCAAGCTTAGAAGAGTCGCTGAAGTCGACGGAAAGATCGTCTTTGTTGAACGGATCATTGAACGTGTCCTGAGGGCGGCGGTTACTCAGCATGCCCTCGAAGTCTGTCATTCCAATTGAAGCTGCTGTACGCTTGTCTCTCTTGGGAGTGTGATCGTTGCCGAACACATTGCGAATCGTCTTCTCGGCTTTAAGAGGAAGATCTTCATTCTCTATTGACATAACGGCTGGTTTTTCGACTCCGGCAGAGACCAGTTCACCCTCACGTTCGAATCCAGCCGTGATGGCCCCTCCACCGGCGCCACCGCCCCCACCGAGACCACCTGCTCCTTCAGGTCCTGGGACTGCCTCAAGCTCAGCGTCCTCGCCCTTGTCCTTCTTACGACCTTCCTTAATCTCATCGATCTCCTCATCGGAAAGACCCATGATATTCTTTCTCACCCAACGACGATCGACAATACCTTCAGGCGCCTTACCCGCGATATCAAATCTGGATGATATCAGCTCAAGCTTCTGCTGCTGAGCGATGGTCGACGGGTTGGAGAGCTTTAAGGTGAAATCAAGAAGCTCTTCTCCTTCATATCCGTGGGAGTAAAGATGAATCATCGCCATCTTGTTAAGCTCAGAAATCACGACCTTCTGGATCCTGGAGATCGTTCTTGAGAAACGAATGTCCTCTTGAGCCAGAGTCGCCTTCGCCCCGATATCCTCATCGTATCCAAGGTATGCCTTGGGAATCTTGAGAGCTGCAAAGAGCTTCTTCTGGATATACTGCACGTCCTCGATGGCCGCAGCGTTCGTGCCGCCGGCCAGCGAGTCTATCTTTGTTCCCGTCTCACCGCCGCGAACTGGAATGAAGTAGTCCTCGTCAACCGACAACGGGTTGTATCGAAGGTCCATCTTGCCGCTTGATTTATCGACGAGTCGATTACGCTTCAGGCTTGTCTGAGCCTGCTCCATGAAGTTAGCGACCTCCTCTGGTGGGACGTTACCAACATCGATGTAGAACACTCGTCGTTCAGGAGCACGAACAATACGATACACAAGCATCGCGTCCTCCATGAGGATCATCTGACGCCAGATTCTACGTGCCGATTCGAGAACTGATGATCCGTAAGGAAGGAAAGCATCGTTAGAAAGCAATCTGAAGTGTGAGACCTGCCAGTTCTCAAGAACCTGATTCCCTCGGGTGATCCAGCGGAATCGCACAGCCATCGGATCTTTGGGATCGTAGCCCTCTTCACGCTCCATCTCCGAAATGGGAATCGGATAAGCGTTGATGATGCCATAGTTCGGATGAACGTCGTTGAAGAGGAAAAAATCTCCGTACTTGCAGAGATTTCGAGTCCACATTGGGAGGTTAAACTCGATGTTCAGCGTGTCGTTGAAAAGAGTCTCAAGCAACTCCTTGATTCTTCTATTCTCGGAATGAATGTGGAGGACATGACCGCGCTCATCTTGAGCAACAGTCTCCTCGGCGTAAATGTCAAGGGCTGAGGCTATTTCAGGCGTCGCCTCCATTTCCGAGAAGTCAGAGTATCTCGACATTCTGTCGAAAGCTCCGTAAGCAGCGACCGTACTTGAGTAGATGTCGGACTGATTTTTCCTGAACATCTCATACGCTGACGATGCGGTGGGCTCGTGATAATCCTTGACTTTTCTACGAATAACGGGCCCAGCTCTGAAGAGCTGAGTAAGACGCTGGAATAAGCTGCGGTTGTCTTTAGCTGCCATGATTCATAATCCTACTATCTTCTCGTCCTACTTAAATCATTTACTAGCCATCCAAATTGCGCGTATGGATTTGAAGAGTTTATTGTTTTTCCTGATGATGGCATCGCCTCGACCATAATGGGTGAGAAGGGATTCCTGGGGTGTGGAACGACCGGTTCCATATCGTCTCTGTTACGATTGACAGCAAATGCGGCCAGCATAGCCTTACTCATTTCGTGGCTGTGCCGCGAATGATCTTCCGAAGAATCGTAGAGCCACGTTGCGATTGCTAATGAAATGACAAGATCATCGTTATACCCCTTCATGGCTCTGGGAGTTTGACCGATCCAAGTGAAAGTCTTCAGCTCGTCAAAAAGACGGGTTGATCTAACGCGAAGCTGCTTGTTTCTAAGGACTTCCTCGAGCTTCGTGAGCATCTTGGTCCTGTTGGAGGCGCCAGTCGTGAAACCGATGTTGGCGATGTCCTCGGACCCAGCGTATGCTCCCATGAACTGGTACTTCTTGTCCTTGTAATAGAGGTTCGGATACCCAAGCTCTTTCAGCTTCATGCAGACGGCGTACCCGTAGCTGTTGTTTTCGGGGCACAGCAACGCCTTGTTGTACCTCATACCGATCTCATTCAGGAGGACGGCATACTGGTCGGGAGGAACCTTACCCTTAAACTCACAAACTTGCTCACCCGACGTTATGTCTATAACATGACATGCTGAGTAATCTGCGCCGTCACCACGAGCAACGTCTGCCGCGATAATGTATTTGTGATCTGTCAGAGCATATCTCCAAACCCAAACTCCCATCTCGGGTCCCCATCTTTCGATGGGAGTTTGGGTCATTGACATTATATGATCTAGTTCATTCGCGCCAAGGAACGTATCTCCTGATGCAGCAAAGTCGCAGAGGAGCTCCTGGGCGACTTGCTTTCTGGTCATGTTCTTCGATTCATTCTCGAACCAGACGTCGTCACGCTCGGGATGGACATCCCACATGAGCTTGATCGCGTTGAACTCGTTATGACCGCCCTCGGCCTCGGCGTAAATCTTGTGGTACTGGCCACCGACACCGTTCGGAGTCGAGAGAACAATCGCTCGACCGCCGGTCGACAGTGTGGGGTATAGACCAGTCCAGAGCTCATCGAAGTTTCCGATGAATGCAGCCTCGTCGACGATCAGCAGCGTAAGAGCTTCTGAACGACCCGCGTCTTCCGAAGTGGGAATCGCTTTAATGGAAGATCCGTTGCTGAACTCGACCATCTGCTTGGTATCAGACTTCATCGATGGCATGATGAGCCACGAAGGCAGATTCTGCAGCATGACCTTCACTTTCTTGATGAAGTTCTGCGCGACCGCGAGCTTTGTAGCGATGATCAGTATCGCCTTGTCCTTGTAGAACAAAGCTAGCCACAGGGCATAAGCTGCAGCGAGAGTCGAGATGCCGAGCTGCCGCGACTTCAGGATGACGTTGAATCGATGCTCTTCGAACTTATCGAGACACTCATCCTGAAACTTGTATGTTGTGAACGGAACGGTGCCACGTGTGGGGTGCTGAATCTTGACGTACTTGTTGATGAAGTACGATGAATTCTTCCCGCACGCGATTATCTCGGCCACCTGACGGTCTTTCGACAGGACCGCCATCACACTACCTGTAGCGTCACCTGACGACGGTAGTAAGCAACACGACGAGGAGAATTATTGGTCGCGACGATCATCTCCAGAGAATCCTTGTTGGAGGTCTCCTTGAGTCGAAGAGAATCTCCCGTCTCTTCCTTGAAGCTCTTCTTGATATCATCCACACACTTGGTCAGGATCTGGATCGACTCGTGGTTTATTCTGGCAACTTGATCACGCAGCGCGCTCTCAGCCGCGAAATGAACGACGGTCATATACTTCAGGGTGATTGCGTCATCGCCTAGAGAGCACGTAACAGAGTTGGGCATAGAAGAAACGCCCCAACCCTTTTGGGTGATTTGCCCCAACACTCTTAGATGCTTTTCAGTTAGGTTCACGATTAAACTCCTCACTTAATTATGTCGTCTCGAATGCGCGGACGACAGTCTTTTTATACGTATTGCGTCCAGATCTTTTCCCACAGGACGCCAACCTTCCATCCAGCGTTCTCGATTTGAGTCAGCCACTTCACTTTCGCAATCAAAGCAACAGCCTGTTCTGCTTATGGACGTGATGTCGATCTCATCTCTAACCACGCAGGTGCAGAGCGGGCAATCTATGGGCGTCATATCTTTCGCTAAATTACCGCGTTTGATGATGATGAAATCTCCAAAATCTTCATAGTAATTTTTCAAAAGTACCTCACGTTAGCGTCGATTCCATCATGGGAAATCTCTATAACATTATCAACAATATCTTTGATACTGTCAACGTGAGAAATCACAAGCATATTCTTAAAATTACGCTTAAGCGATGTGAGAAGTCGAGCGCAAGCCTCGAGGTTGGTGTCGTCCAGAGCTCCGAAGCCCTCATCGATGATGAATAGATCGGGCTTGGGAATCGCCGAGACCTCGATCAGGGCAGTCCTGATAGCCAACGAAGAAATCATCTTCTCCATGCCAGAGGACAGCTCTATTGGACGCTTCGAATCGCCGTAATCGATGAAGATCTCAAGATCACCATCGTCCTCATTCGCAACCAGCTCAACAATGAAATTGACAACTCCCGTTAGGACCTTCGAAATTTCATTATTGATCCTGGGAAGCTGAGATGCGATGATCTGCAACGGGATCCCGTCCTTACCAGTTGCAGCCAGGATTGTCTCGTAGATCTTCCAATCCGCCTGCAGCCTCTCGATTCTTTCGATGTCCTGCTCGAGTCGAGAGATTTCAGATCCGATAGCGCCCAAACGTTGATTGTCTTTGAGCATCTTCTTCGTTGTTTCCTGGATCTTCTTCTCTTCCTCTTCGATCTCCTGCTGCATCTTCTTGACCTCCTCGAGCGCCGATATCGAGGTTGCTGCCCGAAGCTCCTGCAGCGCCTTTCTCACTCTATCAAGATCCTTCTTGTGAGAATCGCCCAACGAGCTTAAGCTCTCTGCACGACTCTCGTGAGCTTGCAGTGAAGTCTTCGCTCCTGGAAGCTTGGACTGGAGGCCCGTCACTTTCTCAAGTCGATCCTTCGTCTCCTTAAGCGCACCGGCATCAAACGATTGACGCAACTCCTCAAGCGTTGTTGCGATGTCATCGAAAGCTTTCTGCTTCTGCGGTAGGAGCTCGCGATCCTTATGGGAGTCCTTGATGTACTTGCAGGTCGGGAAAGAGTTTCCACAGGGAACTTCGCCAAGTTTCTTGACGGATCTCTCAAGGAGCTTGATCCCCTCGGACTCAGTCCTGGATCGAACCTCAACCTCATTTATCTTGCTGGAGATCCGCTCCATTCTCTCAACGTCGCGACGAAGAGCGTCAATATCGAAACCTGCGATGACGCTCTCGATTTTGTCAAGCTTTGTCTTCAGATCATCTCGCTCCTGGATCGCTGCAGACAGGTCCTTTTCATTCTGCTGAATCTTCTTCTCGAGACCTACAACTTCAGTTTCGTATCTCTTGATGTCGTCCAGAGTATGAGAAGATCCGGGAGATTCACGCTCAAGGATGGCTCGAAGCTTCTTGACATGAGCATCAAGAGTCGAGCGTTCGGATTCGAGAATCTCCACCTCAGCGTGAAGTGTTGCCTCCTCCTTCCTCTTGTCGTCGATTGCAGATCTGATATTGATCGCTGGCACCCGCTTGAGCTCTGACTTGATTGAGCTCGCGCTCTCCTTGGCCAGGAGGTTCAGAGAGTCAAAGACCTGCAGGTTCAGGAACTTCGACAGGATATTCTTTCGAGCCGTGGCACGCTCTTTGAGGAAGGCGTTCATCTCGCCCTGGGCAGCGAATGAAGTCAGGAGGAAATCATCCGATGTTCCGATGAGGGAGCGAAGTGCCTTGTCAGAATCCTTGCGCTGCTCTCCCGAAATATCTTCAATCGGATTACCGTCCTGATCAAGCCTGAACAGGTTAAGATGGGTGACAGCATGCTGGATACCAGCCTTCGTCTGGTGCTTTACCGATTGACGCTCCGATAGATAGACATCATTTCCCGACTGGAATTCCACGGATGCCTTGCAGTAATCCTTCCTCGTGTTGATGATGTGAAGGTTCTTGATCGGACCTCGATCCGTGGTGTTGAACAGCGAGTACATGATGGTTCCGGGAATGGATGACTTCCCTTGGGCATTTCGACCAAAGATTCCCGTGATCCCGCTCATATTCTCGAAATCGATCTCGTTCTCCTTCCCGTACGCGTAGGTGTTATCCCAGCGCAAACGCTTAATGGACCACTTGACGTTGCCCAGACGTTCGTCCTCAGGTAGGGAATCGATCAGCTTCGAGACCGTGGAATCAATCTTCGAGAGAGCACCGGCGTCAAGACCCTTCGATTCAGCGTACCCCTTGAACAGCCCCTTTATCGTCGCTGGATCTCGCAGATTCTCGCGCGATAGAGATGTCGTGCCAGCACGCATGTCCTCCTTCGATTGCTCACCCACGAACTTCCAAACTACCTCGGACGCGCCCCGCTTCTTCTTCAGCTCACCAGCCAGCTGACGAGATTCGGAAATCGCCACGTTCTCATCATTGAGAATCCTGAACCTGGAGCCCGTTGGGAGCTTCTCACAGACTTGTACGGTGGAAGAGACATCTCCCTGCCACTCGATCGAGTGGAAAGGCTTGGGGTTCTTGAGCTTGACAAAGTTGACGCGGTACTCGTCACGATTCTTAATCTGCCAGAAGAGGAACCCTTTCTCGATCTCCTCACCGTAGTTCTGCTGGACGGTTGAACCCGGATAAGCGATCCTAGTGCCTCCATCAAGGAACTGCCGACGGTGAATATCACCGAGAAGTGAGAAATCGTATGGTCTGAACATGTCAACTGTCACCTCGCCGTCGATAGGCATTCCAGTATCGAGCAGTGATCCACCCACGGCCCCGTGGTAGAGCGCGATGTTGATCAGATTCGGATCGCTACTTGGACTGCACTTGCTCCAGTTCTCCTCGTCGAAGCATGAGAAGTTGGCAAAGTTGATACCATCAAGCTCGTAGTTGCCAGAATCCTTGAGAAAGTGGATGTTATGGTGGTCAAGAGCGGCAACAATCGGTGAGATCGCATCGAGGCGCGACTTGTTGTGGATAAGACCATCATGATTTCCGAGGATAACGACGGTAGGCCAGTTGGCCAGCTTCTGAAACCACCAACGGAGGCGATCGACAAGCTCAGGAGTAATGCCCTGCGTCTTCGAATGAACGATGTCTCCGCCCACAACGATCATGTTTGGCTGAAGTTCGTCCAGCTTCTTGAAGAAGTCCTCAAAAACTTCAGTGTACTCATCATGACGTTGTAGTCCACGCCAGTGGATGTCGGACAGGTGTGCGATCTTGATCAAAGGATGCTCCCGCTTCTCATAATTCTAGAAAGATTAATAATACCCTGAAATTTGTCCCAGTTTCGTGCCGATGCTTTCGCAGCTAAAAATTCCTCGCGGGTCATCTCACCCACATCTTTCTTGTCACCAAGATTGAGGATTTTAACTGGAACATCAAACTCTGATAGAGCTGCTGCCCACTTATGCTGCTTCTCGGGCATGTCACTGTCAAGCGCCAGAATGACAGGTGTTCTATTCCTGGCGATGGCTTGGAAAAGAGCCGACTTCCTAGACATGTTGGATCCCAATATCGCTGTCGCGTTGCTATCACATTTCGTGAGGTCGAACGGTCCTTCGACCAGAGTGAGCTCCTGACGCCAGTCGATGTTCAGTTCATTGAAGATGAACTCTCCTCGTGGGACTGGGGGATTCACGTACTTGCCGATCACATCACTGTCGATCGCTCGAGCGGTCCAATAGTTGACCTTCCCTTCGGAATCGAAAGACGGCATGATAATACGACGTGACAACCTTCCACGCTTGACGCAACCGAGCCTGAAGTACCACATCTCGCGGACTCCAAGTCCGCGAGAACGAATGTACTCTAGGCACCCTCGCGTATCCGGATCTTTTGAGTCCTGAAGCTCTGCTAGCAAACGAAACCCAATTGGGATCTCAACCCGTGGTTTCTCGATGACTTCATCAAGGAACCTACGCTGGTGTGAACCAGTTATGGTGTCCCACCTCGAAGCCACTTCGGGTGATGACTTCCTCAGCAGCTTCGAGATCGAGGCACCACGGGCATCGCAGACCCAGCAGTGATACTGCCCCGTGTCGAGCTTAACGACAAGCTTCTGCTTCTTCGAGTGCTGGCATACCGGACAGCGAAATGCTGCGTTGATGCCCTTCCTGTCGAGGGAGCACGTGCCGAGAGCCCGTGTCAGTATCTCAATTCTTTCTCGTGTGTCTATCACAAGTACATTTTACTTGTGAACTACGGTTTTAACAAGTACGCCGCTCGAGCCATCACATAAGCGTCAGCAGCATCGTTCACGCCCTTATCGTAGACGATCTGACCTTTCTTCTTGCCAGCCTTGACTGTCCTCCTAGCGAGAGGTTGACCAGTCACGACCTCGACCCACTCCATGATCTGGTCCTTCGTGTCCCGATCCTTGCTGAGACTGATCCCCAGACCCTTACGGGCAGCTGACGAGTTGAAAAAAATCGGTTCGAAACCAAAAACGACGAACGACTGCCAGGAGACCATACCATTGAATCGACCCAAGGTGAGCAGAGTCGATGCGGAGCTGAGCCCACGACGAAATCCCTGAAGTGGCTCCTCGATTGAGACTCTCTTTATCTCAGGATATTTCAATCGCAGATTCAGTAGTCCCTGATTAACGACGTCCGCCTTGTTGAATAGCCCTTCCTGCTTGTCAAGCTGAAAGCTTCCCATCTCAACGAGATTTCCAGCTTCATCGAGAACAGCCCAGCCAGTCGAGCTTGTCGAAACGTCGAGTCCAAGTATCAAGTGATCACCAGTCGATCTTGGTTCTGAAGAGGAATCTGTCCTCGCTTCTCTTCACGATCGGCTGGGCGAGCTGGGATCTCGCGACGACGTTCAAGTTGTCATCATGGAAATTAATGCCCGTGATGATGACAGGTCCGACTGAGGTCTCAGAGGGAACGTCAGAGGCAGTTAGGGGTTGGAAAGACGGGTTCGAGCTCGAGTTGATCTGTCCCGCAGGGCATGGGACGGCTATCTGCATCACGTGAACCGGGCGCTCGCCACGCATTTCCATTGTGAAAGAGCTTGTACCGAACTGTGCCAGCATGGGAGACTTTATCACAGTGATACCCTCATCGTATAGGACAGTGCCGACACCAGCCCATGTCGCGTGGGGCGTGAGAGCGTCAGCTCGATAGAGGCCTCCGAAGCCATTGTCTTTCAGGGTGATTGCAATCTCTCCGCTAGAGCCCGTCAGATCGGGGTCGACCAGTTTCAAGCTTCCCGGGTGTATCCTGGCACCGTAGAAGAGATTGCTAGAATCGAAGATTACAACAGCGTCCGACGAGTTGTCTCCAGTCCTAGTGTAGCGCTCTGGTATATCCACACCAGCGTGAGGAGCGTCGTATGTTGCGGGTGACGTGGCAATGGGCAAAGACGCTGTCGGGATTACGTCTCTTAGAGACACCAGCGACAGATCAAGGTTTCCGAAATCATCCACAAACCTCCAGTGAGCCGATCCTGTCACTGGAGGTCTTTGCTCTAGCGTTCCGCTGACCAGTACCCCGTAATCAACCTGGAGCTTACCATTATCGCATGGTAGGATCGTCAGATTTCTTTTTTTGAATTTTGACTGGTTGTACAGAGATTGCCCTGCAACGGCATTCGCAGATCCTGTTAGATTGTAAAGTCTCGGATAGACTCCGGTCGCAAAATCTCTAACGTAATTTTCAACGTTGACTTCTATTTCGTTAGAGTTGAAATGAAGCAGAGAATTGTACGGGCTTGATCCCGCACGTTGAGTGACAAAATTAAGATTAAGGTTGGACTTGCTCGTTCCCAAATCTTTCAATATTTCTGGGTATGAGCCCATAACTTTGTGATAAGACTGACTGGTGAATAGCACGGGAACATAAAAAACAAGGTGCTCTGGTATCGAGGAGCCGACGCTGTTGGATTGATAATTCTTTATCTCTGAATCAGAGAGATACTTGTTCCATATCTTCACATCATGAATTTCTGAACGAAGCGGATGAGAAAGAGCGCCAGGATAGTCGTTAGAATAATTTCCGACCAGGCTGCTCAAGTTGACTCCTTCATAGAAATTCCCAAGCACGACAGAGCTATTCGGTCGAGTAAAGAACACGCTTGACGCGCTGAACGCTCCAACCTCGGTTCCATCAACCACGAAAGATCCGTACCCTAAAGCGCTGGATCTCGATCGCGACCATCTCACAGCGACGTGATGCCAGCAATTATAGCTCAGAGCGTTGTCGTTAGACTTGAAGACATAGGATCCCGATGCTGTGGACGGCGCCAGATAAGACGCTGCAGTTCCTAGCTGGAGCTGAAGTCTGAACTTATCGTTTCGACCAGATTCATCTTTGTGCGAACCAGTAATGATCGAAAGCGTGAAAGATCCAGATATCTGGGCTATCGTTCCTGCTTTATACTCTTCTCCAACTTCCGGCTTGTACCTAGGGTTTAGGTAAAAATCAATTGAAAATTCGCTGTTTGTAGTAGCAGATGGGTCGAAAATCCCATGTGGATACATCAACGATGATGAATTCGCAGTTACGTCCGAAGATAAGAAGAAGTTCAGACACTGGTAATTGGTGAAAGACCAGTCGGCGTAGTGATTCTTAGGCTTATGATAATGAAAAAGATTACGTTGAATCGCAGATTTTTTAAGCGAACCCGTGTCAAAACTAAATGGAGGAACGAATCTCGTGATCTCCATCTTTTTTGACTTGTCAGCGTTACGACTGAATGATGAAACGTACTTGTCAAAAGCAGAGCTTACGACGCTCTGGGCGACGCCCGGGTCTGGTCGAAGAGCAAAAAGATCGCTGTACGACGTTAACGTGGTGCCCTCGTCCGGGTACGGGCTGGCGCCGAATGACGCTGATACAACGTCCTTCTCTATCGTAGAAAGACGCGGAAACACGGGCACAGAGCCCGTGACCCCAGTCAACGAAGACGATGAGAAGTAACGGCGAGGTCTCGCAATGACAGTGAATCTCTCAAAGTTATCCGGACCGAGCTTGATTATCGACAAGATTCCTCCTTAGAAGTCCAGGCGAATTCTTATCGTCAGGTCCTTTTCATCATTTTTTTCAACCGGTCTCGAGAGCTTTGCGACTGCCAGCAGATTGTCGTTCGCATCGTAGAGGCCGACCGTCGTGGCGAAGTTGAAGGCACGCTGAGTATCTTCTTGACCCGCATCGATAACGACGATCCTTCCGTCTCCGTCAACATATGTTGGGTTGGACGAGTAGTTGAACTCATCAGCCCCTGCGCGACAGAAGACGAGAGTGCTATTGATGTTTGTCGTATTCTGGAATGTGACCGCTGTGTTTGAGCCAGAGCTAAAACGACAGGAGGCAATGTGATCGACGATGTCGTCCATACTGCCCGATGTCAGGAAGTCGGGGATGAAGCGAGCCGATGGGTTAGAACCGTAGGAGGACTGTAGCACGCTGCCCGACCCGATGATCGTTTCGTTAGTCGCTAGACCAGAGACCCCCGGATTTCCAACGACGGAAGAGATAGTTCCAGAGACATGCTGACCGCCCCACATGATTTTCGAGAGATCGAGAACTGCAGTTCCAGCGTCGTAGAACATAAGTCCGATCTTGCGGCTCGTGTTCGACGCATCGACGATCTCACCGACCTCTCCGCCGAATGTGGTTCGCTTAGAGCTCGCAGCCCCGACATCCGTGAAGATGGCAGATCCGGAGATCGAAGTCCTGAAGAGATTGCTGCCAGTCGTAATTGTGGCTGCCGATGCGAGGCTGGACTCCTGTGATGACTTATTCGCCGTGGGAGCACCGTCCAGCGTCGCGGTCGTGTAGAAGCGCATCGCAAAAGTCTCACGCTTGATCTTGTCACGTGCGAAGAGGCGCTTGAAGTTGAGGAACAGAGCTTCGTTGATACGATCCGATGATGTGGCTGTCGGGTCTGTCGCAACCTGAAAGGGGGAGTAGAAAGCCTGATCAGCGTCGCCGAGTAGGCGGGATGCCTGCTGGCGGTACATGTCTACCTTCTCTCTCATCTGCATGGAGGAGCTTGGGAAGAGAAGCTTTCCCGCAGTGTCCTCTCCGATCTTAACGTTCTGAACCGTGCTACCTGAGTACCACAACCCCACTGTCATGTCGAATATCGGATTTGCAGTCTGGAGCGTGTAATCCTGATCGTACACAGTCTGGAAGAGAGAAGCAGTGACGCTTGTCGCTCCAGATCCCGTCACGAATACCTGATATGCGCGTCGAGTAGCGGATCCAGAGACATCCTCTTGGATCACGTCTACGAGCTGATTGAGAGCAGACCGGCTAGTCTTGATGTCTGCCGATGATATTTCTTTAAAAGTGGCCATTTGTTAGAGCTTGCCTCTTACTTTGTAATCTGGACCTGGAATTCTTTCACGGCTCCCGACTGGAGGCCTGTGATGCTTACGACAGTCGTGATGATCGACTTGTTCTGTGAGTTACCGTAGACGGTGAACTGCGTATCAGTGAGTGATCTCACTGCGATCGGAAGCGTGACGCGAGAACCACCGGCTGACGTCTCGCCGGCAGAACGAAGGAGCAGGTACGTTGCGACGCCGTCCTTGTCGATCGTGTCAGGAGTGAGACCCGTGAGTGTGATGAACTGGTTCGCCATCTTAACGATGTACGATTGATCGCGAAGCTCTGGGTCGATCAGGCTCTCGCCTGTGATCGTCTGCTCTAGTGTGACCTGGCGTGTTGCTGCTGTTCCGGTTCTCGTCATCGAGATGATCGTACCCGTCGAGTCAGCGCCCGTCGAGGTCAGAGCGATCAGAGGAATACGCACAAGATTCGGATTGGAGATCGAAATCGCGCGATACTTGAGAGCTAGGTTCGCGTTTGTCTGAGCTTCGAAAACCGGGGTATTTTTCTCGATCTTCTCCTTTCCGACCGTGCGTCCGAACTTCTGAATCATTGTGTAGTCGACCTCATCATCGCCCAACGCGAACTTGATGATGGAGAAGCTACCGTCGTTACGTGCCAAGAATTCACGACCGATGTCGGTCAGCACAGCATCGACTATGATGTTGTTTGTTGAGTGGTCAAGAAATCCCATCTTCTAGTTGTCCCTGCTCATAGATATTAGAATTTTCAAGTTCTCCTATAAACTTTTTTGATGAGAACTTGAAAGAATTAAGTTGTGGTCGCAGATTCTACGACGCCAGCGACGTAATTCGTCGGATCGCTGATCGAAACGCTGATGCTTGATTGCTTCTGCCTGTCGATGTTGATCAGTTGAATCTGGTATATCGCTGAATTAGAGGTGCGGAGGAATCCCTGGTCGCGCTTGTCAGAATTTGTGACTGCCAAGTACTCGGGATCGAAGTAGACTCTCATTTTGGTTGATCCGCTTGATTTAACGCTGTCTAGGGTGAGCTCAGCGTTTAAATATGTGTTCGGGTATTGCTTCGCGGCACCGGACGGAGAGATGAGCTCTTTGATGAGCTTGTTCCTGTATCTGTCGAATCTCGCCCTGAACTGCATACCGTAGTTCGATGATTGGCCGTGCGCGTCAACGGAACACATCGTGTAGATGTAATCAGAGTCTTTATTGAACTCAGAATCCACGTAGTAATTTACCGGACCTTGAAATTTCGATATCAAAGAGTTGTCGATGGTCTCGGGAAATGGAGTTCTCTCAACTGAATCGTCGAAATCTATCATTCTTATCAACGAGTACGGTTCGTTGATCGAGCTTCTACGAAATACCTGCCAGTATTTGATGTCTCTCTGCGAGTTGCTGGGAAACGACCAAACGATCTGAAGCGTGGAATCCTGATAATTCCAATGAAGATTGAAATCAGCGGGCGAGGGAGGCGGGACCGTCTCCTCTGCGGTTAGTGAAACAGACTTCGAAGGATCTGACAGGAACGGAATCAAGCAGAGCTTGTCCTCTCTAGCAGCTCCCTCTCCGACCGTTAAGTTGTTGTAGACCGCTGTGATGGATCTAATTCTGTAAGAATACGTTTGACCGTACACGATATTGGTGTCCAAGTAGCTTTTCGTTCCGCGCCTGACAACATGCCTCGTTGGCTGTGGGTCGGTAGAGACGCTAGAGAACTTCTCTATCATATACCCTAGCAACACTGGTCGACTGGCTAATGAGCCCTCGTCTGGAATCTCGGAAGCCTCGAACGAAGGGTCGGTGTCCCCCAACGTCGGAGCATCGTCGGTATTGACGAATAGGGATTTTAAAGAACTAACGGCGTTGTAGGAAGCTCGGGCTGCCGGAGATCCCTCAAACTCTCTGAACGCTGCTCTGGCGCGTTCCTCGTCCAGTAACGCCTGAAACGACTCATCGTTAGAATCATCATCGACTGCGACTGTGGCACGTTCTAATCCACCGTACGACTCTGGTCCTAATCCGGCTATCTCTAGCCATTGCTGGTCGAAACTTTCACCCAAGATAGCCTTAACGGAAATAGCTGTGTCTGCTATTGATCCCGTGCTAAGACCTCTTAGGGCTGCGGACTCTCTTAATCTTTCTCCGACTCTAACGTTGAAATCATAATCCTGGACAGCTGCAAAATATGAGTTGCGTGTAAGAGTGTCTGCGCTATTAATAGCATCCAGCGGATCCTGACTGCCCTCTATCGATGCGAAAAGCTCCTCCTGCCGAGTCGTTAAATCAGAATTTTCAGGTATGATCCCGAGACTAGATCCCACAAAGTTTCCAGACTCCAGCGGTGACCAGTCAAGCTTAAACGCGCGTGGGTATCGATCCGGGGGTTGAGTCCCGATCGCAACTTTCTCGTCAGCTTCGAAAAAGTTGTATATGAACTGTAGTCTCAAACTAGACGGAGAGGGTATATCAGCCGCGTGAAATGGGCGGCTGACGTCTCGAGTGATTATGGACAATTTCTCATCTCCGCTTTTTTGGGTTGAAGCTCTTCATAGCAGTAGAACCATTTTGAATTATACTTGAAACTTGAGACGATTGAGCGATTGTTTCGGTGGTAATTTTTTGGGGTCTACGTGAGTTAGTTCTGCGTCTAGATGGAGGCGTATCAGAATTCCTGTCTCTTTGATCTCTGCCTGGATCAGAACTCTCAAGCTCTGGTGGGGTTATGACTACCTGCTCTGGCGGCCTGCTTCCCCATGAGCCTCGTGATCTAGGAGTTCCATCGTCAACTCGAGGATTCACGCTCTCGTCGGGCACATCATCCTGCGATTCAGGAGCTGTCGCAGGAGCTTCGATTATGGGCCTGTAATCTGAGACAAGCGCAGAGAAGCTGCAGACTGACATTCCACCGTTATGCGGATCTTGATCCTTCAAAAACACCCTTGTGGATGAGTCGGAGTTGGAAACTGGTCTCACATCAGAGAATGTTAGACCGTAGTCCAGCACGATATTTGAATTTATTTCCAAAGTGAAGCTGTCTGGGTCAACGGGTATCATGAGGACCCTGTCGTGATTAAAGTCACGAGCCAACCTGGATAGAAGTCTGGAAGATCTAAGAATGTAGGACGAAGCGAGGTTCGCAAGAATCTCTTTCTTGGGAGTGCTCACTCCGCTTGACGTCTCATTAAAGTTTACGTATCCGTCCTGGAATATGGATGAAATCGATGACGCTGGTGGAAGAGAAATATCGGGTATGCTCAAATTCGAAAGAGAATTTAGCGCGTTTATTCCAACGTTGGAGATTGACGTGTCGTTGTCGATCGCAGTCGATTCGTCAAGAACAAAACCCGACGTGTAATAATGGTATCTCTCTATCATAGCAGAGTTGTAGGCGTTTACGACAACTTGTTTCAACGTCGCAGCGTCCACATCTGGGTTCAAGCTAGCGTACTTGACGTTGATGTCGAAGTACGAATACGGACCGAGCTCTCCGCTTCTATCGAAAAGATAATACTCGGTCTCAGAACTTTCTACATTGGGACCTAGATTTCCCAGGAACAGCGCTGGGTCGAAGACGTAATCTTTTCTTTCGAAAGCATTAGCGATGTGGTATCGATAATCGACCTTTCCGATCGACACCTTGACAAGATTACTCTTATCAGACATCTGTCCGGTAATCGTGGATTTCGGAACTCCTACGTGAAGAACTCGTAGATTTTTTAAGCTGTTGTCAGCGAAACAATTCGGAATAGCTTCGGAGTTGAGATTCGAAAGGTAAGAGACAACGGGCGAGACATTCGAAAAGACTCGAGGCAGATATCCTGATGTTTCAGACGGGCTCCATTTTTTCAGCATAGCACGTCTAAGCGCAACACCATGCGGAGTAATCTCTGACAAGGCTTTGAGACGACCCTCATCGCTTGAGAAGCTCAAATCTTTCGAGAGCTCGGTGAAGTTTGTAATCGCGAGTCTTCTAAATTCTTTGATGCTTCTAGAGTACGCGTTCAAGAAAGCATAAGCGTTCTGATAAGTTTCAACGTACTTTCTTGTATTAATGAAATCGACCGAAGCAGAGTTACTCGCAGTGTCGTTATTTGAAGATATCAAAGAGCGTATGCTAGAACCGACCGGACTGAGTGTGTTTCCACCGAAATTGAACCCAAATTTAGCGTGCCAATAGCCTCCAGATGACACTCTTTCTACTGAAAGCCCGAGGTTTATCGGAAACGTTGAATAACAAATAAAAGAAAAACAGCTTACTATCAACGACATAATCGCGTATTCATCCATTTTTCCGTAAGCAGTGAAACCGCTCGTTTCAACGACGCTGTAACCGTCTGGAGCAGAATTTTTGCATTTTTCGATTAGATCGTCGTAGATATCGACCATTAAGCTGAATATTGTTCCTTCTGCATCCCAAGATTCACGATAGTAATTGTACGGATGATCCGAGATATCGACTTGAAATCCTTCTGGATATTCATCTGTAGAAATTCTTGAAGCAACGTCTTTGTCGTATGTCCCGATTCCAACTACATTTCCTCTTTTCGATATCGCAACCTTAGTGAATCGATCGGCTTTCTCATCTATATTCGAGTTATCACTAGCAGCACGAGCAATGACACGACCTGAAATGGTATTTTGAGAACTGGCGGAGATCACGTTCGTTTTTGTTTGGGTCGTCACGACTTTAGCGTCGCTTTTTAACGTCTCGCTGTCTTCTGATGTCTTAGTCGTCGAAACAGTGACAGAAGAAGCCGGTGATTCTGACGAAAAAGACGCGCTTTCTATGTTTTGCTTGATTCTATTGTATTTAATAGATCCCAAGCATCGAAGTATGTACTGCCTAAACTCTGATTTGCTTATTATTCTGCCTTCTGAATCTTTGATTTTTGATTCATCGTTCGCTGCCTCTTGCAAAGCAATAAGCTGATATTTGTTTATAGCGCTTTGGTCAGCAAGAGCTAACGCGTCAGCGAAACTTTCCAAAACTTTCTTGAAAATCGAAATTGGAGTCAATCCGTTCTGTTCATCTAGAAAACTGACAAGGCTTTCAGTTATTCTTTGAAGTTGAGATATCGATGCTTCAAGCTGGTCGTTGTAAGAACTCAATTCATCGAAATTCAAATTACCAACCGCGATGGCATCTCTTACCAAAGCGCGCTCGCCAGACACGTAATTTTCGCCCGATAGTTTTCTACTCGGTATGACTTTCGTCCCGTCCGTCTTATCGTATCTAGCTATTTTCAAAGCGTGATTGAACGGCTCGATTCTTTTGGTGTATAAAGATCCGTCAGAAACGACTTTGGTCGTCGTGTCATCCAGCTTCTGAACTGACGTTAATTTGGCTCCATCGAAAATTTTATCAGCGTCCGCTATTGTTGAAACGTTCAATCCAATTTCTGATTGAATGCTTTTTGCCCTTGCAATTCCTGCCGATAAATTCATCGTGCTGGACAAAGCGTGAACGCACAGTAGGAGCTCTGATATGTTATTGGATTGAGAAAATCTAGTGATCGCTTCCCATGGATAATTTCCCTCTGCATTCGGATCGTAAGATCTGGTTTGACCTATGACGCTAGTCAGCTCGAAAGCTGCTTTCGCGTATCCGTTGTTAAAATTTGTGGATCTTGATCGCAGCTCTCTGAACAGCAGCAGCATGATATCGCTGCTTGAGAGATTGTCGATCGGGACGCTGATTATGTCAGAGATTGAAACTGATCTAGCGGAAGCCGGTGACAGGCCATCGACCAGCTTGCCTGTGAGAAAATCTCTGAACTTCTCTTCGAATCCTTTCTGGGATGATGAGACATCGAGAGAACCTATCAAGCTCTCGACCGATGTCAAAAAGACATTGAGGTCATCGACAAATTTTTTCGCAGCTACGACATCATCCTCCGTGGCTTTTTTCAAAGACGACCAGGTCCCCGCTGGATCTTCTTCAAGCGCACGGGTGATCACGTGGGTGACGTCCTGGATCTTGAGTTGCTCGAGTGATTGAGAGACTTTCAAGTAATTTAAGACTCTCTCATTTCCTGCTAGAAGCTTTGAAATTCCGAGTATCTCCGTCGGAATTTTGGTTGATTCGACCGCTGGCGTTTCGTCTCGAGATGGAGTTGGTTTCGAGCCCCCAAGAGCAGCTGGAAGATTGGCCCTATTCTTTTCTTGCGATGCTTCTAACCCGCGAGGCAATCCGCTTGATTTTCTATCTGAGCCTTTCGAAGGAATTGCCATTTATCTGCTCCTCGCAGGTCCAAGCGTAGGACCCATATCGTAATTCGAATAGACAACTTGAACGTAATAGTTCACGGGCGTTGATTCGGAGGCTAGCGTTTCATCTATAAACATCATTTTCGTGTTTCCGTCGAAGTGAACAGCCCGAAGTGGCGCCAAAACCCCATTATAGTCCGCGTGCACGATAAGGTGATCTATTTTTCTATCATTCGGAAGAAGAGTCCAGCTTATTTCATTTCCTCTCTGGATTTTTCTAACGAATACCTCTCCTACCTCAGTGTCTTTACGTGGTATTTCTACAATGACGGCCACTGTGGTCGATGTTGCGCCGGCTATCATCTCGTCGCTTGTAGAAGATGACGGGTCGTCAGATATCCCTGTCGCTGATACGGCTCTCTTTTGAACCACATTAGACGATAGCACTCCCTTTCTCAGAGATTTTGGAGAGTTGTATTTTTTGAGATTGGTGTCAAAATGCTTTCCAGTCTCAACGTCGACTCTGTTTAAATTTGTCTGACTAAAGATCGTGCTCGGTGATCTCACCAGCAGACGCGCGAAATATATGTACTTCCTACCGGGAACAATATCAGACACGTTGTAGACGCTTCTAGTTCTTGAGCTGTCCTCGAAGACTCCAGAGTTGACGACGCCAAAATTTTCGACTTGGCCAGTGACGCAATCGAACCTTACGATCTCCAGAGCTGTGAGTTTGTTGAGAAGCTCGCGATTAGATTTAATCTCATTGAGATACTGCGAGCTTAGTCCGGTCGAGACCAATAATTCATAGACTTGATCTAAAGTTGTTTTCGATGATGACACATCGATTTGAAACGTGACCGTCTTTCCAGAGCCGTCAGATTCGATTCTGTAATCTTGACTTATCAGAGATTTAGACTCTTCGATGCTCTTGCTGCCGACGTAATGAACCACTGTCGATCGCTGAGATTCATACACATTTCCTCGGATATCGATCAACGCCACCTTGTATTCGAAAGCGGTGTCAGGCCTGAGAGGTTTGTCAAAAAATGAGGTGCTTGACGTCTCTTTATCGAGAGCTTTCTGATTGCTTCCGTCTACAGATGCAGGGACAGTGAACTCTTTTTCTCGAGTTGTCAGATTTCTTCTTACGATTCTTGTCGCTATCACGCCGTACGGAATATTGTGAACGGCAACTTGTATCCCGCTGGATGTCTCATACGCGAAGATCGTAACAGGATCTTCAACGTTCTTCTGCTTTGACAATTTGCTTTTCGCGATTGTAGAGCTTGAAAATTCTCCGATTGTCTTTCCGGAAGCGTCGTATGAAACAGCGCGGTAAATTCCTGACTGGGCAGATGTCATCGTATCGGGAATGTTGAAGGTATCCCCGGAGGACGCGCTCAAATTAGCGATCAGCTCATATGAATCTTCGGTAGCAACGTCTTTGTTTAGAGATTTTCTGTATATCCGAATTCCCGCAGCTCGAGGATCCAGCTGCTTGACTCCGATTTTTCTCTTTGTTCCGTTGTCGATGACTGAGATCTTGGGGGCGATCGATGGAACCATCGCATCCCTTAGCAAGCTCGAGAAATCAACGATCTGATCGATACGCTGAGCGCTGACGCTACCTTTCATAGCTTTCGCTACGACGTTGTAACTGCCAACTCTATCATTAGGTATGTACACATCGATCGGGACGGTCACGAAAGTTATCGCTTGCTCCGCTCTTTCAATAGAAGAAAACGTGTTTCCGCTCTTTTGCATTTCTGATCTCGCAACTTCGAAATGCAGATCTGCGTTGCTGTAATTTCCAGTTGTTCTAATTCCTGATACGCTCTTGGAAAGCGGAGCGTGAAATGGTTTGGAGTTCAGCTCGCCAGCCGGGTCTTTTTTCTTGTACTCCGCGATTGTCTTATATGAGCTCTTTGCGATTGCAGAGTTAGGAACTACGTTGGCGCTCGCGCCAGACCTAACTATCGGTGGCCTGATCGAGTTTTGAGAATTTGAAAGACGAACTGTTGTCAGCTTCTTAAGCTGAGCCCCTGCTTTAATCTCTCGAAGCCTGTCATTCGGCAAATACTTCGTTATGTCCGACCTGCCAGAATAGACGACAAGATCTTTGTCGCGCTTTAATTTCTCGGAACGTAATGCTGCAACCTGATAGATTCCGGCTGAATTTGTAGCAGAGAGCTTGGGCGTCGTAACTTTCTCCACGTCCGCCGGCATTACTTCGTAATCCAAAAACAGGATATTATTTTTCACAGCGATCGTAGCGTCAACGTCAATATAGACCCTGAACATGACGCTTCCGTCCTTAGAACCGATTGCCTCGGGTAAGGTCGAGCTTTTCTTTATCGCCTGAAGCTGAGATTTAGACTTTAGTCTCACTTTTTACTCCAGCTCCAATGTGAACATGTTGATGAAAGTTGGATCGTTCGAGCTGTCAAAATAGATCTTACCGAGGAATATCGTTCTAACAAGCTTCTGCGGATCTGTCAAAGAACTTCTGTATCCGTAATCGATCGCGTCCAACTTGTTGATTAAGGAATCCGTTCCTATCTCAAACGCCTGCATGATAAAATTGTTCTCGCTTGACGCCTCCAAGAACGTTATCTCTGCGCTCTCAAGCTGAGACAAGCGCGACTGCATCGCGATTCTGTCGGTATCACTCTTCTCATTGTAATCAGGATAATTAGCCAGCGTCTTACCAGCTAGAGCTCCAGCTGAGTTGACGGGTGGAAGGTATTTGAAGTTTGGAAGATTGGAGAGTCGCATATCATTCTGCAGTGACTCTATCGAATCTAGGGTGGCCCACTCGACGTCGCCGCGGGAAGAATCGAAGGGAAATCCATCACGAACATTGAATGTGATGGAGGGCTGAGACACCTGGAACCCTGTGGTTTCAGCAAGTGGGTCATTCGTTCCGATTATCTGATTCCAGCCAAGCGACTGCGTGATTGACTGTAGCAGGAAGTCTGAAGCCTGGGATATGCTGCCGACCAGATTGGTAGATCCGGAGAGAAGATTCCCGCCAGCAGAGACGGCGATCCCATCTCCAGTGAACGGTCTCAGGTATCCGGAGTCGTCCGTCTCGAATGTTATCATGTCCGCAGATACATCACCTAGTGCTTCCAGGTATATCTTGGATGATGGATCCTCTATTGATCCGTCTGTTGTCGCATCGTAAGAAGCTCCAAGATCTGTGAACGTTGCGTACTCGATCTTCATCCTTCCAGATGCGATCTGACGTCGTCCCTGCTGAGTGAGAACGACGTCCATGATCCTTGATTTCGGGTCGAGTATACCTGCCATCTATTTGCACCACCAACCTTAATTATCAGCGGCGCAAGTTCTCAGTTAAAGCTTGGTGATCGTAAGAATTGTATCCTCGGCAGACTGAATTTCTGAGTCGGTCGCGAGCTCGAGATATGAAGTTCCACCTGACGTTGTTGAGGTCTTGGCTTGCATCTTCAGTGTGGTTCCAGCTGCCAAGAAAACAGTTTTGCTTATTGTGATCGCGCTGGATGCGTAAGCGGCGGACGAGACGGCGTATGCGGCGAGAGTGGCTGACAGTGAGGAGGTGCTGGAGCTCCAAACCGTGGGGGTAGCTCCACTCTTCAATATCTGAGCAGAGCATATTGCCGAGTATGTTGATCCCTTCGTGACGTTCTTTACTCTGAACGCTGCTTGAAGCTCGATCTTGTATCTTCCGCTTTCATTTATCGTGAAAGTTGTCGCAGACTTAGAGCTTGCCGCCGTCAGGATGTCGCTTTCATTTGTGATGACGTCAGCGAGGTACATGTCCTTGTAGCTTGTTGTGAGCTCAACGTCAGATGTCGAAGAATCTGATCCGAGAGCGACGCAGTAAACTTTGATACCAGGGCCTGTCTTAGACTTGGTGACGTTGTAGATTTTCGTTACTGTAGAGCCGCTGTAAGTAGCCCGCATTGTGAATGACGTCGAGTCCGCGTTCCAGGTTACGCATGACAACGAGAACTGGCCGGTAGTCTTATTCAGGTTCAGCTGAAGCTCGTCGATGTAAGCAATGTAATCATTGCCAGACAGCTCACCGCCCGGGATGCTGAACGTACATGCCGCTGTCACGTCGGTCTTTCCGTTGTACACCTTGAAATATCCGCCGCCGAGGGCTGTCAAGTTCTCTGCGGTGACGATTCCACTCGAGTTTGCCGGAATGACCGCGACCTCTTTGGTGAGCTGTCCGGTAAGCGAAGATTCACCGGCGGTTCCCTTGAACGATGACCCGTTCAGCGTCCAAGTTGAGGAGTTGGTGCGAGTGTAGACCTTGTGGTTGACCGTATCGATGAGTGTGTCACCGACTTCGCAACCATAGCTTGTTGCTCCAGTTGGAGAGCCAGAAGCTGATATCGCGGATGACGCTACTACTTTCTTCCCGTTGGAGCCGTCCGTTCCATCTTTCCCGTTGCTACCTGGCAGTCCGTCGGCACCGTTAATACCGTTAGCACCGGCAACGCCACCGCGGGCTTTCGTTACCTTGTACACCTTGGTGTACGTCACGCCGTTGTGGATCGCGCGCATCGTAAATTTCGCGAAAGGTTGGGTCCAGTTAGCTCCAGACAGTGAGTAAGCTCCACCTGATGTGATCGAGAGAGTGAGACCGTTGACAGTAGCGCTTGAGCTTGTGCCCGACGTGCTGGTGTAGTAAGTGATCCCCGATGCTATCTTCGATCCGCCTGATCGAAGCTCAAACTCTCCCCCTGTATCAGAGAAGTCGTACCCAGCTCCATCGCTGTTGGTTGGAATAACATCGGAATCGTTCGTGAGCTGGGCAGATATTCCGTCTTTTCCGGGAGTGCCGTCGGTCCCATCCTTGCCGTTCGATCCGTTGCTTCCCTTAAATGCTAAGCCTGAGTTCCAAGATCCGGTTGCTTTCGTATGAACTTTGAAATTTGAGAGGTCGAGGTAGACTTCATCGTCGTCTCCGTCAGTGTTAGACGGAGATCCATTCCCGAATTTAATTGACTTGCCGTTCAACCCAGGAGCACCATCGTTTCCCTTGAACGCAGAGCCTCCGCTCCAATATCCTGACGACTTTGTGTGAACTTTGAAATCGTTTAGATCAAAGTAGACTTCATCATCATCTCCCAGAGAATCGGATGGTGAACCGTTTCCGAACCTGACGGATTTACCGTTTAAACCGCTCTGACCGTCATTTCCTCTGAAGCCTAGTCCGATCCCCCACGATCCAGCTGATTTAGAATGAACTTTGAAGCTCGAAAGATCGAGGTAGACTTCATCGTCGTCTCCGTCAGAGTCCAATGGTGCCCCATTTCCGAACCTGAGAGACTTTCCGTTAATTCCGTTTTGACCGTTGTCTCCAGCGTCTCCCTTATCCCCTTTTCCTCCAGCAATGCTTCCTTGATCTTCCCAACCCGCTGATGTCCTTTTGTACATCCTCTTGTTGTTCGAATCTACTACGGTATCTCCCACTTTTGCAGACGCTAATATCGCGTTGGCAGACCACACTGTTTGAGAAAGCTCTGCGAGATTGACCGAATTGGAAAGAGAGACATTCTTTAATTCGCTCGGCTTGTATGAATTTCTAGGATCCCAACGATCTCCCGGAACACCGGATGAGTTTCTCTTGTACCACTTGAAGTTTGTCACATCGTGGTAGAGGTCACCAGCTACAGCATCACCGATGTCTGATGGGAGCTCTGAAGATGGATCGTCAGGATCACCGGATCCATCGAATACCGTCTTTCCGCTCTTTCCCTTATGGGATGTACGAGAGACCCAAGCATCCGATGTCCTCTTGTAGAAGACATGGTTCAGAGTGTCAAGGTAGAGATCACCGTTTTTTACCTCAGACTCCTCGACCCCTGCATCAGCGAGAGCTGCAGCGTAGACAGTTGGGTTTGTTGGAGAGCCTGCGCCCTCTATAGTGGTTCGACCGTCGTTTCCGTTCGAACCGTTTGAACCGTTCAAACCGCTCGGTCCAATAGAGCCCAGATACGCGCTTCTGGCGTCCCATCTGTCTCCAGGGATACCGGACGAGTTTCTGCGGTGCCATTTGAAATTCACTACGTCGTGGTAGAGATCTCCCTCCTCTGCGTCAGAAATATCTGATGGAAGCTCTGAGGCTGGGTCATCCGGATCTCCCGACCCTTCGAATATCGTTCTGCCCCTCTTACCCTTGTGAGACGATCTTGAGACCCAGGCGCCAGACACTCTCTTGTAGAAGACGTGATCCGCAGTGTCGAGGAATAAATCACCGTTTTGAACGCCAGAAGACGTTATACCGGCTTCAGAGAGAGCTGCTGCGTAGACAGTTGGGTTCGACGGAGGACCATTACCCTCAAGTGTGGTTCTTCCGTTTGCACCATTCGCTCCGCCTGAGCCCGAGCCCCCCATCTCAAATCCATCATCCCACCCCGAGAAATCTTTAACATGAATCTTTTTATTGACAGAGTCAAGGTAAATAGACCCATTTTTTCCTAGCTCTAATGATGGAAGTCCCGATCCAACGTGAACATTTGAAGCCGCTGCATCCGCAAAGCTAGAGGGCGCCTCGGTCAGATCTCCCACGATGATAGTATACGTCGAGACCGCGTCTCTGATCGTGTACGTTTTTCCGGGTTCAATTTTAGCCATTTTCTTGTTCATTTTCGCTCTCTAGGTTTGCTATATGATCAGATCATCGTCTGGATTGTCAGACCTATTTCTAGCCGTCCCATCATCAAAATATGGAAGAGATGACGTTGCGAACGTGCTGACGTTCTGAGAATGTGTGTTCAGTGGACTGACGTTTTGCGAGCCTGACATGAACTTGCAAGCGATCGGAGGATTGGATCCGGCGAAAGCTGTGTCTTTTCTTTGCTCCAGAACGTCCCTGGCAAAACCGAAATGACCCGGTAGAAATACGAAGCTCGAAGTTTCCTGGTTGATATTAGAGATACCATAGCGATACGTGCCCTGGCGAATTGGGCCGTCGTACCTTGCTAGGCCAAAATTAGCCCTGTGCTTGATAACTCCGTTGGAGATACCAGAAAGCTCAGCCCTTGAGAGAGCCGCAGCCTCGGATGACGTTAAAGCCCTTCCCTTCCAGACATGAAGAGCGTGGATGTAACCGTTGAACTCTTTCGTTTCATCAGGTTCCCATGAGCCATTCTTTTTCCCAGCAGCCACCAGAATCCTGGAGCTTAAACTGGAATACATTACTGTTCCAGTATGGCCCGACGACTCATCTATCTTAGCTCTCAGCGTTCCGTTTATGTATATGTTCATTCCCGCGCCGGTAGTTTTGGTTTTATCACCGTCATATGTGACCGTAACGTTTGTCCAGTTCGTACTGATCGGAAACGTAGTTGTCCTTGCACCCTTGTAGGTGCTATTTCCGTTGTCGTATATTCTGAAGTGAACAAATCCAGAGGAATCGAGCCAGACCCTGTACTCAGTGTTGAATGGTGTGGAAGTGCCGGGGACCGACCTCTCGATCAGAACCATCTCCGTTGAAGACGAGTCGGACTTGAAAGTTATGGATAGCGTGAACGCAGAATCGACAACCCCGTTTGTCATTCTGTGGTCTGGTATCGAAGACGTTGCGGCAACGTAGCTGACGTTGATGTCTAGAGCGGCAGGCGGGAAATACAGTGAACCATCACTGAGAAGACCCGAGACCGGGACGTCGGTAGATTCGGTCGGAGATGGATGGACGGATCCCGTGCTATCAGGTCGAGGGGTGAGATCTAGATGGTTGTATTGGCCAGACAGATCGTAAAGAACTCCATCGTCCGAACCAGTGAAGAAATAACTCGAGACCAACGACGTTGAAAGATCGTAGCTCAATCTATCAGGATCGGTGGCGGGAATAAAAGCTTGCCTGTAGTTGGGCTTTACGACCCCTGGAGATTGCGAGTTAAAAGCATATCTTGTCAAGAACACGGTCTTTAGAGAGTCCAGAGTCTTTCCCGTGAGGTCGACGGGGTCTGACAGTATGTCATTCGCACCCGAGTCAACTATCGAGACAAGAGCTGCAGTTTTTTCAATTCTGCGAGCAGGATTTTCCTCGAACGGAAACTGCTTCAGCGCGGACTCGAAGTTAGCGCCTGTCTCATAGATGAGCTCAGCATCACCAGGATACCTTAAGACTGCGTCTCCACGATATTGATACTGAGACTTTGCGGGAGCGATGTTTACAACATCGAAATAGTCAGGTAGGCAGCTGTCGTAGATGATCTCAGTAGAGTCAACGTATCTTTCGAATCTCTGAAGTGATCCAGTCACTCCAGCTTGGCCCAGAGAGACTCTGCTTATCACTCGACGAGAGTTATCCTCGCTCTGTGTTACGAAGAGCAGCCCATCTGACACGGGTGTGAGCATGCTTCCCGTGATGATCCCGTCGAGGTAAGATCCGTAGTACGACGAGACGGGTTCAATCTGGAAGCGATCAAGAACCGGCTCTGCACCGACGATCTCATGAATGGAGTCGGAGGAAAGATTTTGATTGAGAGAGTGATGAAATTGCTTTTCGTCTTGAATGAGAGATCCATAAAGGACAACTTTGCAAGTCTTGTTTTTCACTCTCAAAAATGAACCGGTTATATGAGAGAAATTTGAATTAAACAATACGGGGGCCACACCAGCCTCTATCCCGAATATTAATTCGTCATCTGGCATTAAAAGATACGGAGAAATATTAGATTGCGGTGTCGATGTTGAAAAATTTTGTCCAAAGCTGCTGGATGTCGGAGAGGCTGCTTCTCCACCGAATTTTCTAGTTGATCGAGAATCTAATCTTGAGTATTTTGCAGATATTTGACCGACGTCATCGCTAAGTTCGTTAGCGATGACGTATCCAGAGCTTCGAAACAGCCCTGGGTAATTTTGCGCTGATGTTCCCCCTGGCCATGATGACATAAGAAAATTTGTTCCGCTTCCGTCAGCCTGCTGAATGATGGAAGTCCCTGCAAATTGGGAGCCGGCAACAGCTGGTTTCAAGTTCATCCGAATTGATCCCGTGAAAGATCCAACCGCGTATGTGTCAGTATACGGAAGACCAAAATCATGATCAAAAGCAGGAGTGTGTGAAATTCCGTGATACAACGACGCGGAATTCCAAAAAGTCATAGACCCTGAAAAAACTAAAAATCTTGAAGACCCTGATACGTCATTAAGGCTATCACGTAGATGTGACTGCCTAGATTGTCTATAAGCGAAAAATACGTAATTGTCTATGTCTCTGTTGGATCCGCTTTTGACAACTGACGAAACTTGCGGTAGATGTGAGCTGGGGGCAACGCATCCGTTGATTCTTTGAGCTTGTATTTCACCGAAATTCACTTCGACAGATTCAAGCAAAAACGGATGCCTAATATAGCTAGAAAGCTTTAAAGATTGAGAACCAGTAGCGTGATATTTTGCGTCGAACGGAGCGCCTAACGAAAATGTGGGAGATCCGATTTTTGGATATCCCAAAGACTTTATTTGATTTTCGTCAGTTTCCGTCCCAAAATCAGTCGTAATCTGAAATTGCATTGGAAACGTCCCGCTTAGAGCTGCTAAAGACGAATTATCGATCGCGTAATCGTAATATAGGGGCCCACCGGTTGTGGGATCTATCGATCCAATCTGTTCCCACACACGTTTCGTAAAGTTGTAATACAAAAACCCCGTATTATCGTCAGATATGGGCTGGCTCTCTGAGACATTCCTGCGACGAACGTTTCTCATCACCATCGCGTCAGATTGCGGCGTGATGTCTATCTCGATTGCGATCTTAGAGCGAACGGGAGAAGTGAAGCCAGGAAGAATATCAGGGTCGGTTCCGCTCAGGTAGAAATCCGTCGCAGGCATTGCTCGATTCTCGTCGAATGGTCCCATCTCCTCCACAGGTGAGTAATGCAGGTGAGTGGGATGCTGGAATGAGCGGATCGGAGCCGTGATCGATATGTCCGATTGCTCACCGATGATATCGACAGATTGCGTGATGAAAGAGCTGTTCCTTGGCAGCATCATCGGGAAAACTGGGTTTCCGTTTGAGACAAAGTCTATCGTTGTCCCGTCATTGAAGCTGACGTTTTTTGTTCCCGATCTCGTTGGATCTCCGGTCCTTCTGACAGTTGGATACGAGCCGGGATTATCATCAAGCTCATTGAGTAGAATTCGAGGTGATCGAACTATGAATCCAGAACCAGTTACAAAGCTGGACCCGGTTACGCTCTGTCTTATTCTCGGCATCTTATCTCTTCATTCCTGCGTATGTGATTGAGTCAGTTCCCGGTGAATCAGCCAAGCTAACGATCTGTCCGCAACTTGCCGATGTGCTTCCACGTGGGAACATCTGATCTGTCGATTCTCTGCTGAGAAGGAGCGCAGCTCTAATTTCGCCAGATAGCAGCTCAGCATTATCCTCCCAATCACTCCCCTCAGTAAACGGGGTGTCGCTATCTGAGGGAGCTGATAAAAATGGAGGTTGCGACAGCCCAAGAGTGTCATGCTCGAATATCTCATCGAGATACGGCTCAACTGAGAGATCTATGGGAAATACAAAATCAACGATCCTATTGTTTCTCCTTCTAACGTCCTCTGCGGCGTTTGAAAGAGCTCCACGAACATCATGAGATTCATAAGGCCAATCTATCGAATTTCTGGATGCTCTAGATCTGATTGTTAGAGGCTCAATGACGCCATCATATGAATCAGTGCTGTTGGCAGACGCGTTTAAAAGTACCTGAGGATAGATGAGAGTGGAACCTTCGTCTTCTATGAACACAACAGGATCGAAACGTTGCATGTCCTCGTAGGCAGAGTCTGACGTGAAATCCCTAGGAACTCCGAAAGAGCGTTGCTCTGTCTCGAAGTTAGGATACTCTTCCACCTTTTCGGTGCCGACAGACGTCGAAAAATTCTCGTCGTATGTCTTGAGGTTATCGACTCTCTTTCCGCCCACGACAATGATCGAACCATCACCAGATCTCATGACTGGAGTGATACCAGCTCGATACTGACCGTAGGTTCGAACCTCTACCCCCTGCAGAAAGTTCTCAACGGCGCCTGACTCCGCTCCAATTTCGACAGCTGTCGTTGCCAAATCTTACCTCCCGACTCTAACGACCGCGAACTCTCCTACTGGATCAGTTGGGAACAGGCGGACGTACGTTCCAAAGTTTAAGTATTGGACTTTGGAACGTTCAAGAGCGTGAGGCTCGATAACGAAGTTGGAGCCCAGGAAGCGAGTGTTGCTAGGGATGAAATTTTCGATCAATGAACCCATCGACAAGTCGAACCACCTGAAGAACTCGTACAGTTGCTTCATCTTTATCCTTTCCGTCAATCGATTGAAGTAAACGTCTCTAAGAACTTCAAGCCTGACGTAATCAGGAGAGAATTGCATCTCGGGAGCTCCGATTGCGTCGTCAAGCTCGTCCAAGGTCGCGAATATCTTGGCGATATCCTCATCTAACGATCTAACTGCAGAAACTTCGATAGAGAAACGTAGATCATCGCTTGGTTCTTCCGATCTCGGGATCTCGTACACGGGAGCTACACCTGCGTGTAGATTGGGAGATATTTCCGGCTCTTGTAAGCTTCGTATCCTGATTTTATTGTCCGTGGACGCTTCATCAAATCTGAGCGATGGAACGGAGCTCATGACTCTCTCGTTGTCAATGACTCTTGCAGAATTTTGAAATCCTTGACCCGCGAGATTGAAGTTATTCTGCGAGTAATCGACCAGGGATATAGTTCCATTGCTATAAGACGACGTAATTTCCTGGCTCGCCCACGCGTCGATTCGAAGTCTTTCCCATGAACCCGTTACTTTAGTAACAAAGTTATAGTTTAGGGCTGGATTTTCGACTCCAACAGACTCAAAATTGGTAGCATGCTCATTAAGCTCGGGCAACGTGAGCTGCTTTGTCCAGAATCTTACTCTGGCAACTTTTCCGCTGAAGATTGTCTGGCGCGCAGTATCAGAAAAGCTAGATGAGTTCAAAAGTGGGTAAGCAGATGAGTAGCCGATCTCCTGCGGTCCGATGCACAGGAACGGCCCAGATGCATTCAAGGTCGGAGACAAGGTGTTCCAGGCAGAACCGCTGTCGAATAGGCTACCGGTCACCAGAGTGCCCTCTGGTGATGTGGCAGAGAGCCTTGATGCCCACAGGTAATAGGACGAGCTGGACTCGTTGTAAGATCCGCTTCGTCCGAAAGATATGTGCCAGTTCTCTCCGTCGAAGACGTTACTTCCAGTGATCGTTAATCTCAGGAAGTTGCTTCTGCTGAAGTTGGGAGCTACGTACAGGTCGATCGATGAGGTTGTAGATCCCTTTGTCACGACAAGGTTGGAGACCATTCCATGCTCGCTGGATGGTAATGAATTTCCGGTGACGTGGAACCTCGCTAAGCTTTGCTCCGTGTTGTGCTGAAGACCCGGACCAAATTTATAGATCGCTTCGTAAGACCATGATCCTGACGTGAAGAGCCTGTCAGCAGAATTTCCGGTAAGCGGTGGTCCTCCGGGCTCGGACCTTGATCCGCTGAGATACGAGCTCGACAAGAAAGGAACACCAGAGTATATGCCCTGAGGATTTGAAGCTGTCGTGAAATTGACCAACGATCCGCTGAAGTTCAAGAATCCCTGCACAATCGAGCGTGGAGATCTCGTCGGAAGCACGTATCCTGTGCTTTTTCCTCCGTACTCCTTGAACTTCATGATACTTTCAGGCTCAATTCCTGCAGCCCTGATCATAGATTTGATAGAATGGATTGTTCCCTTGGACCTAACAAGAGAAGGCAATTCCTTCAGTATACGACGCCATACGAGATTTTGAGTGTATTGGTATGTTGACTGCAGAGTTCCAACGTCGGACCTACTGCTCTCTCCTACGACACCTAGTTCCGGGCCGATCTGCGAGAACATATTAGGCAGCTGAATTCCGTAATAGTCGGCTAGCGCTGGCAAGAATTGATCAGAAACTGTTCCTACGTCTGTGTATCCAACGTTCCTTAATTTAGATACGTGATCTATGTGACACTTCACCTCATCGAACTGCTTTGCCCAGATGTATAGAAGCGCAGATATGATCTGCACAGATCCAAGCTTTGTTTTTCCGGGAAGTGTTCCGTCAGTGTCTATTGGTTGACCCACCTCACCCTCTATCGAATTTAAATCGTAGAATTCCTGCTCTTGCTTGAGGTAGTGCTGCGGAATGAGCTTCGTTATCAGGTTCGGATTATTAGCGTCGTATTCAGATCCTGAGGTGAGAAGCTCAGCGTTCAGCGATACTACATCAGGATGATCGGAGAATAGAACAACGTTGTACTTCTCGAGCTCGGTTGACAACGGAGTTGAGAGGTGCTTAACTCTCTGGGAAGCTTGATAATTCGATACGTTGGTGTGTAGTCCATTTCCAGAGTGATCAATCGCTAGAGCGCTGTTGGAGTACGATCCCGTGGGCTCGTTGAACTTAAAATAGACTTTTAGATCGTCATTTCTATAATCTGGAAATGAGATCGTCGGACCTAGCTCTTCAGCGCTAAAATTGCGATGATAGATTCTAAACTCGTCCAGAGAACCAGAGAATCTAGAGGCGGGAGAGAAAGTAAAAGATCCCACCGTGTGATCGGTGCCTGAACCGATGAGAAGCGAACTAGCAGCAAAATCTATTTGTCCGAATCTAACTGAGTCACTTGACGTCGCTGCTAGTTCGCCGTTAACGTACAACTGGACCTTGTCAACCCCTGAGTCCCTGTTGTGTTGAGCTGCGAATGATATGAAGGATCCCTTGGGAATTGAGACAGAGGCTGTCATGTAGTTCGATGAACCGGAGCTCACGAACATGCAGAGAGAGCAGCTTGTCGCCAAAGCGCTGGAGGAAAGTGCCACCGTGTAACCAGCGGTGGACCCGTTGAGCTTTTGGGCTATGATTTGGTTACCATTCGCAATCTCCGGGACAAAGAGATACGAAAACACGGTGTAAGACGATAGCTCGGGGTTCAAGACACTTTTACCAGTGGTATCGCGTGACATTTCTGGTATAGTGACACCCGCCCTGTCTTTCACCGCAAGATGATTGGTCAAATCGAAGTTGAGGTATCCGAGATACTTGGGCATCGAGTCATAAACGTATTTCTCGAAACCAGTGAGTTCATCGAGAAATTGCTCTATCTCCTCCCTGGTGCCGTCAAAAGGAAATTCATTTATGACTTTCTCAAAAGCAACGTTTGTTTTAGCCTGCGCTGAATTGAAGAACGTATGATTCTCAAACTTTGACCAATCGAGCGGAAGCTGTTGGGTTGACTTAACACCCGTGCCTATCGCGTCGTATCTAAAAGACGAAGAAGAGCCCACGACATTGTTTATCACGCTTCCTAGCGTCTGATCTATGACAGACGCACTGTTTCCTCGAAGATTAGCTTGCGCTACATCTCCGTACGTGGGTCCGAATATTCCAGGCATCAGCTCTCCTCTATCCTGAACTTGAATCCTTGATCTCTTACTATACGCTCCGTTCCTCTATCATTAACAAGATAGTCTACCGTGAAAAGCTTTCCAGACGGAAGCCCGTCTGTGCTCATATTGAAAAATAATCCCGTAGAATCTGAGGACAACTTGGTCCCTGAGTCGAAGGGAATATAAACATCATCAGTTCCATCGACTCTTACCCTGTATTTCACGTCATTCGGTATCACGCTTTTAACGGGTCTTTGAACTTTTGTTGCCGAAGGCTCGTAATCAGGATCATAAACAAAAACTTTAACTTTGTAAGTCTTACCTGAGTTGTAAGATGGAAACGCGTTGGTAGCTTTGATGATCAAGTCACGTGATGATTCAATAAACGCGCTTCTAATCGGCAGAGAGCAGGTCACGAACGAGGAAAGGTACGTAACACTACGATCTATGGAGCTCCACGTTTCGCTAAAGATAATGGAGCCAGATGATCTCAGGTGTTGAGACAGAGTGATGGTCCCACTTACGAAATTGCTGTTTTGAGCTGAGATGTACAGGTTGCCTGAGTAGAGACCAGCTGATCGTGCCGTTCCGATTGAAACTTGCGAAGCGCTAACGGTTGTTGACCAGCTTCCAGTCGAAATTGTCAGAAGCATGCAATTGCTTCCAGTCACTTCGATCGACCTGGAAAGAACGTTTGCAAGACCAGAACCCACGTAATTCCTCAGATATAAAGATCCTGTGGAGTCAAAGTAGAAATTCTCATGAGAATCGTTGATTGAATCGTCGAAAGATATCTCAAGCCTTGGTCTTAAAGCGTGCTCAATAACATGACGACTAGCGAATCTCTTAACGAATCTCGTGACGTCATCAGTCTCCTGGCTTCCACTGAAGGAAAGACGAAATCCGTTGTTTTGAACAATCCCGCCGAGTGTGGCTGAGATAACGTTTGTTACGTCTACGAAAAGATCTTCGTTTCCATTCTCAAAATACTGCGAATTTCCTAGGTTAACGAGACCAGCTCCTAGATTTCCAGATGCGTAGTAATCAACGTTATCTCCTATCGAACCTGACGCTTCAGCGCCAGACATAATCCACAAATTTTCAGCAGATGAACTAAGAAAATTTGCAGCCCCTATGTCTGAGTACGCAGCGACATCTCTTCCGTATCCTTCGGAAAATGATCTTGCTAGCGGAAATGTCGATACAGTGAAGTTGTATGGGACTGGCAGTCCGGAAGACACGGACTTTAGTCTTATTTTCGCCTTGAATGATGGATTGTTGGGATTCACCGACGATGACGTCAAAGAATTTAGCTTCGATAAGTCAAATTTTAGCAGAAGTCGTGACAGCTCGATTACGGGAGATGATCCGGAGACGGTCTCATCATAGAGCTTGAACAAATCTAGAGTCCCGGCGCGACCTACGTTAGAATTAATCGATCTGGAACCATCGACAATTTTGTTTGTTATGTATGTGTCTGCCGAGGCGGTCAATAGCATGTACATTAGAGAGCGCTCCCGATGATGTCGTAGTTCGGATACTTGAGTTCGAATATGCTACCAGGTGGTCCATAAACTGCTCCACGAACCGTGCTTTGTCCCACGTTCATAGAGTTGACCGAGTACGTACGACCTTGAGAGCTGACGGCGACATTCTCTATTTTCAGATCGACAAGAGAGAGAACTCCAGCGCTGTTTATGATCGCGCTCTGTATGTCAGAAATTAGTATCGGCTGATCAATCTGAAAGTTATCGACCGTCAGCATTCCGACCAAGCTGTTGATCACGTTTTGCAGTACGAGCGGTTTATTAGCATTCGGATTGACGATGATAGAAAATCTAACTCTAAAGTTTATTACTTTGGTGTCCAGAATATCGATTGCATCATTGATCAGTCTGAATTCGTTCAAATAAGTCCTAAGATTCTTCTTAAGAGTATCTGTCGCTGTTGTAAGATATCCGCTCGCGTCTTTAGTACACACGTATAGTTGACTTGACAGCGGGTTGTTCGGATTCGGGCGAACACCTGCCCTATAAACTCTTCCCAACTTCGAGGGAAGCGTATAGACCCTGGCGATTAAATCTTCTCTTGTGACGATTCTGTCCTGCCTACTTCTAGCTGATGGTATTTGAGATCTCAATTGCTCAAGAGTCAATGCGTTATCTCCACCTCGAGCTGGAAAATCATTTCTTACATCTATAGACGCTCTAACGCTAGCAGCGACTGTTGAAGTAACAGCATCAGGGAATTGTATTCTGAGGATTTGAACCGCTCTAATGGTTCTAGAAGCGACATTGTGGCTCAAGCCTCCACCGTATCTGTATGTGACGCTTAGAGTCGTTGAGCTTGGTAAGATGCCCAATGTCTTCGTTTGAAGAAGAGAGTTGGGATCCAGGCTGAATCTGGAGAGAGTAGTTTTTCCGTATAGCGGAATTGCCAAGGTCTCAGGATCTGGAATTGCGTCGTCTTCTGTCGTTAACGCCGTGCCACCGCCGAACTGAAGGTTGGTGGTTCTAGTAGAAGGAGAAGAAACTGTGACAAATCTTCTTGGGGCCGGTATCACGTCCATAGATCGTGGAACTTCTTCGGAATCAGAAGAAAGATTCGGAAATGTCTTGAATACAGTATCCTGACTTAGCGTTTGAACTTCGTAGTATTCATTTCCCTCTGCATCAACCACGCTCATAATTTCACTAACGTCTGTGTTGCTGAGAGTTATCGTGAAAAAAGGCGATGGTGAGTTACCGATAGTGAATGTTTCAGTCGAGACGTTGCCAGATGTGCAAACGACATCTCTTTTAAGAATAAAGCTTGTCGGGCTATTGCTGGCGTTGACGTCTCCTACCACGTAAGTCGCACGCAAATTTCCAAGTCTATCAATTTCTGCGAAGTCTACATCCTCAGTTGTCGTAAAAGATATGCCCGAGGATGATGCCAATGTCGTATTTTGGAGAACACGAGGCAGAGTGTCCGCGTCAGGTACGTAATTTCCATTTATTAATTTAGACGGAGCTTCTATGAAAATTGTCACAGTCACGCTGGCTGGTGAAGCTCCGGAAGATTTCACACCCGCTTCCTGAAGCATCCTGGAAATATTTTCGATTTCTATCGCAGTGCTCCACCCAAGCTCTCTGAATTGATGGTCCATGTAGAAAGACATAGAATCCGCCACTGTGGCAGCCATGTCCAGAAATAGACCCCCAACGCTAGCCTCAGAAAAATCTTGGATTTTATCCCCGAAATAAGTTCTTGAATAACGCAACAGGTCGGCTCGAAATGAATCGAAGTCTCTAGCTAGGTAAGTTCTATTGCGTGCGTTTCTGAACTGCTGGTCTCCTGCCATTTATCCTCCGAATCTCATTGTCAACAAGAGATTCTGATTTGCTATATTTGCGCTTGGGACGGAATACGTTATCAACATTTTTATCAAAGCTGTTGCGCTAGTATCCGAAATCTCGTTAGTAAGAGAAAAATCTTCCAGAGTTATAAAGGGCATGTACTTTTCTGTTGCAGCCTTTATTCGACGCATAGCCTCTTCATCAGCGTCCTCAGCCCCAAGCTCGAAAGCGAGCGGAGCAAGATTGGCTCCAAAATCTGGGAATGCCAGTCTCTCGTTCCTGTTGGTGAGTATTAAATTTCTCAGATTGTCTTTGATCTGATCGGCTAAAGATCGATGCATTTTAAGAAGACCGTCGTCCGTCGACCCGATCTCGATTGGCGTCTTTATCCCTATCGGGGGCGCGGTGATACGAGCTCTCGCTCTCGCGTTGTAATCGACCGTCTTTTCTCCGACGCTTTTGAAACTGTAAGATTTTGCCTCAGCCATCTTTAAGCACTTCCGCTATTAAATAGCTCGAAGCTAAAAATCACTCACCGTAGATGACAGTAGAAGCTAAAGTGTTGACGTTGAGACCATCAGACAGCTCGCCCTTAAATTGAATCGATGTAGCCGAGCGTTGCGTCAAATTAGCGATCTCTGTCGCAGCAGATGCTCCAAGAGCAGCGGCGGGAGGAACAAGCGTAGTTGCAGCAGCTCCGAAAGTTGACAGCGCTGATGACAGAGTGGAAACGGTGTTGACAAGAGATTGATGTTCGTCTATCATTCTATTGAGAAACGATGACAGCTTGTCAAGCCTGATGTAAGGCTGAAGATTAAAGCTTGATCCCTCTTGCGAGACGTAGGGAGTTAGAAAAATTTTAGGAGAAGCAATCTGAACAGACCCATTTTCGTCCATGATGATGGCCGCTCCGTCATCCGCAGTTGGCTCTTTCAATATTTTTATGCTCTTTCGTGATACCAATCTTAAATTGTCAGCTTTTGCGACAAAAAAAGATCCAACTTTCATGTCTTGGTTGTCTATAACGGCAGGACCAGTGATGTCTGCTGGTGGTTTTAATGACAGCAGCGCATCAGGACCTGTTAGGTCGTCAGAATCAGCAGTGATGTATATCCTCGCTGCATCATCAGCAAAATTAGCGTCTCCTTCGTTCACAGACTCATCGGGACTTATTCTTTTGTCTATTTCTGGATTTAGAAGCTCCATCAGAACGGTCTTTGCTGTAGAAGTTATTTTTCTTCCAACAACAATGTCAATAGCGGGCTTTCCAACCAAAACCTCATCGTTAGATTCGCTTTTGTCAATCTCGACCAATCCTGTGCGTCCCCTCTCCTCTCCTAGCATTATCAAAGAATTGTTAGATCCCTGCATGACAAAATCTCCAGGTCTTTTCGTGTACCTGGGAATTGCATCGAACCTGTGAACTTGCTTCGCGTATTCGATGAGATCAATCATCTCTGTAGGATTAGACGTCGGAGATTCGGTCGAGTCCAATTGCTTTGGAGAATCAGCTGCATCGCTTTGCGTCGAACCCGACTCGCGATCAGAAAACTTGTCGCTAGTTCTCTTCTTTACGACCGCGGAGCTCGTTGAAGTCTTGTAAGTTCTTCTATTGTACGCGTAATTCACGTCTTCAACGTGTCTCGGTCCGTGAATTCTAGATATCCAGTATCCGATCGCAGATCTTCCCGGTGGGTTGTATTCTTCGAACATGACCCAAACTTCTTCGCCAGGCTTCACTGGCATAGAAAAATGAGAAGAGAAAAACGGATAGCAAATTACCTCTCCATCGTCTCCACCGTTAGTTTTCGATTCACCATTAGAAAGAATCTTAACGACCACAGAGTTTCTGGGGAGATGTTTGAGATTCTCATCTCCAGCTACCCTCCCAGCGTATTCTGATATCGTTTTTCTAGTGCTTCCCTTCTGCGCAGGGTTCGTCAAAATGTCGGTTACAATAGCACGAACAAATGCGGCTGGCATCTCTTACTTCTTTATCCTTTCAAAGATGTCGTCCTCTGATATTTGCTCAGTGCTTGTCTCAGAGTCAGCAATAAGCTTGGCCAAATTAAGCAACTGCTCATTGCTTTTTGACATTCTCTCGAGATATTTTGTCAGCGTTTGACCAAGCGTAGCGTGATCTGCCGACGATCCTCCCATGTTTGAGTATAGATCGGTGAAAAGTATGTGAGCGCTCGTTCGATCAACGATCGCATTCTCGTATATCTCTTTCCATAGAAGCTTCTTCTTCTCAGAAGCGCTCTCTATTGAATCAAGAATATCAGAGAACTGCTCAACTTTCTTGTCGTTGTCTTTCAGCTTTTCCAATATCTTGTCGATCGATCCCATCAGATGAAATCTCCATTTTTAGCTATTATTCTGTACTGCTTCCTGATTGAAGACATTGCAGAGCCTAACTGCTTTTGATTGAGGTTGGAGATGTTCTTGACATATACAAATACGGCTCGCTTGTTCAAAAAATCAAGATCGTCTATCTGCGTGAACACTGTTATAATAGCATCGATGCAAGATTGCTCATGAGGCTGATACAAATTTCGCTTTATCCTCTTCATCATGTCAAGAATAAGCTCTCTACGACCAGACTCGATCATCTGCTCTTCTGGGTTCGGGCCGATTTGACTGCTGTTGTAGTACTCAGCTTCTCTCGAATTGCTGTCGCGAAGATCTTCGATCGATACGAATCTCTTGCCTTTCTTCTGACGATTCTTAGAATAGATGACAAGCCAATTTCTGGCTACAACGTTGAAGTATGAAAATGCTTTGCTACCGCGTGATGCATCGAATTTATGAAGCGATTCGTACAAGAACGTAACGCAATCATTCTTAAGATGCTCGATCGGTTCATTCGGGGCAGCAAATCCGTAAATGAAGATGAGACTCTCAACCAGCTTATCAAAAGCTGGCATGATCCTGCCAACGTAGATCTTATGCTTATCATCTATGACAGCAGCGGCTTGGAATTCTTCAATTGCCTTCTGCGTCTCAGCGTCGAAATACAGAGTGCCGGTACCGTTGCCCCGCTTAACTATCCTTTTTGCTGCTGCCACTCTCTTCCTCTTCTTCTTGGATCGATGTTAGCTGTTTCGCTACGTAAAGTATCGTCTCTCTTGACTTCCTTATGTCTTCAACAGCGCGTTTAATCTCTGGTGAATCATAAAAGAGTGGTACTTTCAGTATCTTGGAAATTGAATTATATCTCTTATCCAAGGCGTCAAGTGATTCTTCGATCGCGTCTTGAACACGTAACATCGTAAGGCCAAGTTTGTAATTGTAATACAACGAGGCTATCAATGCTATTGTCTCTATTAAAAGAAGCACGATCATGAATATCATCACTTTAAAATATCTCCGATTGTGCTCTCATAAAATTCATTGATCGCCAGCGGATTATGAGAATTAATCAAAATCTTAGATAAATCAGCGGCCCATTGTCTTGGATTTTCAGAAGAGTTCTTAAACTTTCTGACTTTCTTCTTGAAATCAGACTCTCTAACCTCGGCCCACTTTGTTCCAGCGATCCAGATATTATTGTCGACTCTGCTAGCATGTATTGGAGTCATATCGTATTCTAGCTTCACAAACTTTCCCTTGCCCATGAAGTCCATGTGGCCAGATTGCTCAGTTGCAATCACCGGTAGTCCGCTAGCTGCAGCCTCAAGAATTGGAAGACCAAATCCCTCGCCACGAGTAGGAGCGACTAGAGCTTTAACGGTGCTGTGACGATAAAGACCAGCAATCTCAGAATTGGACATTATGCCATGAATGACGTGAACTCTCGGGAATGGGCCACGACGAACCTCTTTCAGAGTATTTCTGAGAGCATTTTCAACTCCAGCCCAATCGAGTCTAGTTCCACGCCCGACGTTTGTCTTCACGATGATGCCTACGTCTGGATCGTTCGCGAACTCCTCACAAAGCCACTTTAGAGCAAAGAAGATATTCTTTCTATCGTTGAAAGGGTTGTTACCTGTCAACGTCCCGACAAGAAGAAAATTGAACTTAGTCTCAAAATTAGCCTCAAATCTACAATTTTCATCCAAAATTTCTGGAATGAAGCTTTCGGGTATCACGACAATTGGAGTCGTTACGTCTCCCGTATCTCGAAGAGTCTTTTCACAAAAAGTCGATGGAACAACAACGGTATCCATCGAATTGCAGCACTTTATCCACTCTGGGTTGCATCTATCAGATTCTACTACAGCCGTCACTCCAACGTTCTTGTGAGCAAGCTCGGTAGACCACTCGTTCGGAAGTTGGATCTGAAACGAAACATCAAACTTCTCGCTGGGGTCTGCGCTTCGCTTCATGATTTCTCCTATTAATCCACCTTCTGCAGACGGATTAACGTGCCAGCTCGTAGAGCCCCATGGAAGTATTTGGACTTTGATATCATCGCTCTGATGCTTCGCCAGCAACCAACGAAATACCTGACGAGCGTGATTTCCATAACCAGACTCGCTGAGAAGTGGTCCTCTTACCAGTATCTTCTTACTCATAACGTCACCTTCTTCCAGGCATTGTATCTTGTCTTCCAATTTTCTATCGTCTCTTTCAATGTTTCATCCCAACGATTTATGACATTGTCGTAGGAAAACTCTTCCTGCACGTAGCGACGTGCTTTCTCTCCCAACGCTTTTCTTTCATCAGGTGAAAGCCTGTAGAGCTTCTCTATCGCGTTGGCAGTAGTTTCATTCGAGACGTAATCTTCGTATATGTAAGGAACAACCTGCGATCCGACTAGCGTTCGATTCTCAATTGGAAGAGCGACCCCATTCTCAGATCCATCACGATGATCAATCACCTGACGTGTCAATCCGCCAGTCGTTGCGGCGATAATTGGACGACCGCACTGCATAGCTTCAAGAGTCGCAAGACCGAAACCCTCTGCATACGAGATGTTGATGCATGCGTCAGATATGTTATGCAGAATGTTCATCTTCTCAAAATCAATCCGATCGGTTGAGAAAATTACGCTGTCTTGAACTCCAAAAAACTTGACTACCTCATGAAGGTTTGGTCCCTCCTGGTCAAGAGGATCGGTGTGCATGATAAGGGACGCGTCCCGCTTTCCCTCTTGCTTGATCTTCTTTGCAAAGATGGACCATGCCTCGATCACATCGCTGGGACGCTTTCGGCGAGCATTTCGATTGACCCAGAAAAGAACAAAGTTATCTTTCTTGGTTGGGCCAAGAATCTCAACCTTTCTAGCCAACCTCTGCTCGTCAGTTAGCGGATAGAAAATCTCTGGCGGTAGAGCGTGAGGTATGAAGTTTGACTTCTCAGGAAAATCCTGCTTGCAGATCTCATACGTAAGATACGAATGACAGTTGATCAGATCCGTAGAATCATAAAACGGAGCGTTAAAGGCAGGCTTCGGCCAATTGTCCCAGACATGCCACCAAGCGATTGGGCAAACCTGGTGGATCTCGTCTTCCATTTCAAAGAGCCATACGAAAAATCTAGGGTCAGTGAAAATGAGAATCAGATCTGGCTTCTCAGTTGCGAGCGTGACCCGAAGCATCTCTTTTGTGCCGAACCCGTCAATGGGCTTGATGATGAAATCATCATTCACTACGATAGTTCGGTAGTCAGAGTGCTTAATAGCGGCACCGAATTGCCTGAATGTCCACCCACCTTTCTTCAGCAGACCATTCACCAAGTGTCTTGTTTGCGTTCCAACTCCAGAGGTTGACAGAGCATGGTCAGACAGTATTAGAACCTTTTTCTTCTGCAAGAAACTTTCCTCTTTCGAAAAATTAAGAAGAGAGAACCATAAGTAAATTTAAGTACAGTGCTCTGTGTTGAGATAAGGGCAGTACTGGCAAGACTGTCGATTCTTAATCTTCGTTCCCTTTCTCATGCCTGCAATCGTGTTAGAAACAAGCTTGTTAGCTTTCTGCATCGCGACAGGACCGACCGAGACCGTGAAGAGCTCAACACACTTCCCGGCCTTAGCTCCCTTCTTAAGGAGCACGTAACCGCACTTGATGTAACGAGCTCCATCGAAAAGTTCCCTGTGCTTATTCATGAGATACGACTTGTAGAGAGCAACCTGAGCCAGAGTCAGCGGGTCCTGCTTCTTCTCAACTCTCCAACCGCCTGCCCCGGCCGTCTTCCAGTCAAGAACCCAAAGATCGTAGCCGCCCTTCTCTCGTGGAACTTTGATTATGCAGTCAACGAAACCCTTGAAGTATGCATCTCGATCTTCGATCGATTCGTAGAGCGCTTCCTCCGCAGACACCGTCTCCCAACCAGGGAAAGTCTCATCGAGCCATGCAGGAACTTCTTCCAGCGCATTTTTTGCCCAAGTTGCCCACTTCTCAGCTTCTGGAAATCCCTTAGAGTCCCAGGCTGCAACAATATCCATGAGGCAGCGCTCGATGTCCATCACACGAGTCTTCAGGTATCCTTCACATGCTGAGTGAACTGCAGTTCCAAAATCTAAGTGCTCGCTTGGCTTGTCGAGGTTGATCTTCTTGATCTGCTGAAGGTAGTGACGGTACGGACACTCGTTCCAGCTTCTGACCTCAGAGTAAGAAACGTGAGCTTTTCCTGTCGGAAGAAGATTATCAGACAAGTTCCCTCCTTGACTTCTGCAGAGCAGATCCAACTACCTGATGCATATCGTAATACTTGTACTCAGCCAATCGACCTCCGAATAGAACGTTAGACTCAAGTTCTGCAACTTCTTTGTACTTTCGATAAATTTCAGTGTTCTTTTCATCACCGATCGGATAATACGGAGTTGCGCTACGATCCCAAGCGATTGGATACTCCTTGGTGTAGATCGTGCTCTTCAGCTTGTCCAACCGTTCTGGTGTGAAATGCTTATGTTCGGTGATTCTGGTGTAAGGGACTGATGCATCACCGTAGTTTACGATGGCATTTCCTTGAAAGTCTCCCTCTCTCTTCTCTTCCTCAAAGCGAAGAGATCGATACTCTAGATCACCGAACTTGTAATCGAAAAACTCATCAATCTTTCCAGTGTACACAACTCTCTTCGCCATCGAATTCCACTTCTCGCGATTGCTGAAGTAGTTTTCTCCCAGCGCGATTTCGCAACCATTCAACATATTGTTGAAGATGTTTGTGTATCCTTCTTTTGGAATTCCCTGGTACGTATCGTTGAAGTAGTTATCATCGAATGTCATCCTGATGGGAAGACGTTTGATAATTGAAGCCGGCAAGTCTTTTGGATCACGCATCCACTGCTTGGTAGTGTATCCACGAATGAAAATATCGTAGATTTCAGGCCCGACTTGAGAAAGAATCCAGTCTTCTAGATTACTTGGATTCTCGCGTGGAACTCGAACAGTCTCGAGCTTTCTCATAGCTTCGTCAGGAGTATTGACTCCCCATACCTGATGAAGCGTCATCAAATTAATTGGGAATGAGTACATCCTGTTTCTATGCTTGACCTTGGGTCGAAGCACAAAATTGTTGAACTCGGTGAATTGATTCATAAACTTCCAAATTCTTTCATCGGAAGTATGAAAGATGTGCGGGCCGTACTTATGAACGTCGATTCCATCACGACGCTCGCTATAGCAGTTTCCACCGATGTGCTCTCTTCTGTCGATTAGAAGAACGCTCTTACCCTTGCTTCGAGCTTCATGAGCAAATACACTGCCGAAAAGACCAGCACCAATAATGAGGTAGTCGTACATGGCTTATATTAAACCACGTACGACTACTTTTCAATCTTAATTCTACTTGAAGCTGTTTAGATAATCCTCAAGCTTTACCTTCGGCTCCCAACCAAGCTCATTGAAAGCTCGATTATTGTTTGCTAGAGTCTCTCTTGTCTCACCGACTCGCTCAGAAACGTAGAGGCGATCTCCACCGATCATAGCTGCAAGATCATTTATCGAGTAATTTTTACCAGTTCCGATGTTGACCGGTCCGACCACCCACGGCTTTTCAGCTGCGATTAAATTGGCCTTGACAGCATCACTTATATGTGTGAAATCTCTTCGCTGATTTCCGTCACCCACAATTGTCATGGTATCTCCAGCAGCTTTCTGTCTCATGAAAAGACCCATAACAGGAGCGTACTCACCCTTTAGCGGCTCGCGTGGACCGTAAACATTGAAGTAGCGAAGAGAGATGGTCGAAAGCCCGTACAGCTTCGTGTAGAGCTCACAAACTTCCTCACCCTGCCACTTAGAGAGCGAATAAGGAGTTGCGCAACCCTTCGGAGCACTTTCGATAAACGGAGGCTTGGACGCGTGACCGTAGTAAGAAGACGAAGCTGAGTAGACAACGCGCTTCACACCCGCTAGACGACTGCAATCAAGAACTCTCTGCGTCCCTAGCACGTTGACAGAGAAGCACTCTGATGGGTTGTTAACCGTTGGCTGGATTCTGGACCTAGCAGCGAGATGGAAAACAACGTCAACACCATCGTACAAGTCCTGGTGAAGGTTGCGAATATCAGCGTCTATGTTTGTTGCAGCATCGTTCCAGTAGAACTGGTCATTTTGTGGCGCCGACTTATCATCAACGCAGATGACTTCATCACCACGAGCAATCAGAGCATCAACAACATGGGAGCCGATGAACCCAGCACCGCCAGTCACAAGATAACGCATCAAGAGCTCCTCTTGCTGACAGCGCGACCGATCTGCTTCTCCCAGTCTCTGTCGTTCGGGCTTCGAATCTCAAGATTCTTCGACCAAGCTGCTTGCATCACAGTCGGCTTGACGTCGTAATAACGAGCAACGCTCATGAGAGCGTTGATATCCTTAGGGAAGCAATGACCGCCGAAGCCACGCACATAACGACCATCATGAGTTGGGACAGGACCTGGAACGGACCAGTGAGACTCACCCAAACGACGATCAAACTTAGCGTACTCAACAACCTTGTCGTAATCGATGTTGAGACCATCTGCGTCAAGAGCTTCACAAATCTGTGAGATCTCATTAGCAAACGATACCTTGACTGCCAGCATACAATTGGTCACGTACTTGACCATCTCGGCAGTTGTAGAGCTCGTCTTAACGATTGTAACTTTCGGGAAAGCTCGCTGGAATACGTTCTTGACAGTGTTGATATAGGGCCGTGGGCCACCCAGAACGATGCGATTCTGCTCTCGCATGTCATTCACAGCATTCGCTTCGGTCAGAAACTCTGGGTTGAAGACGACGTGGAGGCCTTTGTCGTTGAACTTCTTATTCCAGTTTTCTGTCGATCCGGGCGGAACAGTGGACTTCACCACAGCGACTCTCTCAGGAGAGTCAGAGGTGTAAGAAGAGTTAGCAATCTCTGCCAAAACCCCCTCAACAATCGAAGTATCTGCCGCTCCGTCCTCATACATCGGAGTTGGTACGCAAACAAAGAACACGCCAGAGAAACCAGAAGTTCCCTCACATTCTGTCACGAACTCTGCTACAGAGCCCGGGTAGATAACTTCGTCAGAGTTATTCCTTCGGAAGCCATTCATTCCACCGTTAGCCAGCTTTCCCGCCTTGTCATACACGAAGACTCTCTCGCCGCGTTCGGAAAATACCGTCGTGAGGCTGCCACCGACGAAACCTTGACCGATAACACCAATGCTCATTTTCTCTCCTTGATTGATTATCACATAAGAGAGTTACATTTTCAAATCTAAAATTGAACTGGCTATCTTTTTCTTTAGATCGGTGAGGTTGTAGTCGTGATTTCTGCTGCAGAAATAGACGGGTTTTCCGAGTTCATCGCCTGTGAATCTCTTATTGACATAATCGGAGCCAAGTATTCTGACATCGAAACTTACTCTCGCAAGCAATCTGCGAAGATCTTCTTCAGTGTTGTAATAGACGACTTCGTCAACATGCTTCAAGGCTCGAAGTATCTCGGCTCTTTCTTCCCAAGACTGAACTGGCTTACACTTACTTGGTCTATCGATAGTTGGGTCATCCTGCAATGCTACGATCAGACTTTCGCAGATTGCTTTTGACTCCCGAAACATTCGAATGTATCCAGGGTGGATTAGGTCGAATGACCCAGCGATTAGTCCCGATTTATACAAGACGACTCCAGCTGTCTGTAATCCTCTTCATACATAAGCCGGGCCAATTCTTTGAACGTAGTTCTTGGTGACCATCCCAATTTTTCTCTTGCTTTAGAGAAATCTCCTTCGAGCCATGGAACTTCATGAGGACGCTTAAGACGATCATCTATCAAAAGATGCTTATCGACGTCAAGGCTGGCAATCTGGAAGACCTCGTCTAAGAATTCTCTGACCGTGTGAGTCTCACCTGTCGCAATGACGTAATCATCGGGCTTGTCCTGTTGAAGCATCAACCACATCGCCTCAACGTAGTCTTTCGCGTAACCCCAGTCGCGGAGCGCGTCAAGATTGCCGAGAGCGATCTTGTCTTGGAGACCGAGCTTGATTCGTGCAGCTGCAAGCGTGATCTTGCGAGTGACAAATGTTTCACCACGACGAGGGCTCTCATGATTGAAAAGAATGCCTGAAGATGCGTGAATGCCGTAGCCCTCGCGGTAGTTGCGAGTGAGACCGTGAGCGAAGACCTTGGCGCAGGCGTACGGAGACGCTGGCATTAGACGTGTCTCCTCATTCTGAGGGTGCTCGGGATTATCACCGTACATCTCAGACGAAGATGCTTGATAGAACCTGCAATCAGGTTGCATGGTCCTGATGCACTCAAGAAGTCGAAGAGGTCCCATCGCTACCGAGTCCACAGTTTCCTCAGGCACTTCAAACGAGACTCTAACATGCGACTGCGCCGCGAGGTTGTAGACCTCATCAAACTTCTGGTTTGCGAAGAGACGGTAGAATGCTCCAGCATCGTTCATAGAGCCGTAAACAAGCTGAAAGTTTTTGTGAGCAAGAAGATGATCGATTCTGTCAGTTGCGAGAAGAGAGGTTCTCCGCTTCATGCCAACGACTTTGTATCCCTTTTCTAGCAAAAGCTCGATGAGGTACGACCCGTCTTGGCCTGTGCATCCAGTCACAAGAGCTGTTTTCATATCTTAATCTTAACCCCTCGAACGTCAGGGTATCTATCTACGAATGATTTTATTGTCTCTCTAAGGCCATCACGAAGCGGAGTGTACTCATCCGTCCAACCAAGAGATCTAAGCTTCTTGTTGGATGATGGCTTCTCATACTGACCGTCAGGCTTTGAAGAGTCAAACTTCACATGTCCCTCAAATCCGATTTCCTCTCCGATCATCAGAGAAAGATGTTCGATAGAGACCCAATCAGGATTTCCAATGTTGACGGGCTCATCACTGTCATAGTTTTCTGCTAGCCACAGGATGATCTTTGCTGCATCTCTAGCAAAAGTGAACTCTCGAATTGGACGTCCAGATCCCCAAACAATGACCTCATTCCTGCCTTCAAGCATCGCCTCGTGGAACTTGCGAATGAGAGCTGGTATGACATGACCACTGTTGAGATCGTAGTTGTCATTGATGCCATAGAGATTGTTCGGAATGACTGAGATGAAGTTGCATCCGAACTGTTGACGGTAAGCTCTGCTCTGAACCTCAAGCATCCTCTTTGCGTATGCATACCCAAAATTCGAATGATGCGGTGGGCCCATGTGAAGCTGATCCTCGGTGAGCGGGTACTTCACATAAGGGGCATCTGGGTAGATGCAAGTCGAAAGCACGGAGACAAGCTTCAGGTTATTCTCTCTGCAAGCGTCCAGCACATTCATGTTCATCTTGACGTTGTCGTCAAAAAAGTCTGCGACATAGTCTGTGTTTGCCTTCACACCGCCGACCTTTGCCGCGCAGTGAATGACTGTGTCTACACGACCATCTTCAAGAGTGAGAATAGCGTGGTTTGACTCAGTCAGATCGCAATCCCTTGAATTGAGACCAATTGATCCTGTTGACAGAGCAAGAATCTCACTGCCCAAGAGCCCTGACACTCCAGTTATGAGATTCACGGGCTCCATAGATGAAACTCATTCTTAGAAATTAGATCTGCAACCTCTTCGGAAATCGGGCAGTTTCCAGTTATCCCACGCTCAATGTAGGCCGGCTGCTTGTAGACAACCTTGGGATAATGCCCCTTCTCTGGACCTCTGATTCCAAGCTCTGCTTTTATTCCCACCATGTGTAGCTTCATCTGTTCAAGAGCCATGAGGCACAAAGGCTCAGCCAGCCTGAAATTAAACCCGACGTGGACGTGATTGTACTTTCCGTCTTGACCCTGCTCGCAGATAGATCGTATCTTCTTAGCGTCAAGTTTGGAGTTTTTTGGAGTGCAGATCATTCCACCTTCAAACGTTGAGATGTTCTTCGTCTTATAGAAAGAGAACGTTCCAACGTCCGACATCATTCCAGCGAATCTTCCGTGGTGATCTTGCGATGCAAATCCCTGAGCAGTGTCTTCTATAACAATGAGATCGTGCTTTCTAGCTATCTCATTGATCTCATCCATCTGGCAGATTCTGCCGTAAAGATGCACTGGGATAATTGCGCGAGTCCTGGGAGTGATTGCTGCTTCAATCTTCTTCGGATCAATTAAGAGCGTTTTCGGATCTATATCAACAAATACCGGAGTTCCACCTGCGATCAAGATTGCGTTGCTTGTCGCGATGAACGTGAACGGAGTGGTGATGATCTCATCGCCAGGCTTCAAGTCAAGAGACCATGTACATGCGATCAATGCGCTTGTGCCGTTGTTGACCGCAACGCAATCCTGCAGATCAAATTCATTTCTAACGTAGTTCTCAAAAGCTTCTCTTACAAATGCAGGCAAGTTCTCTCTCTTTTTTAGATTTTAGAAGAACTCGCGCTATTGTACAAAAACTTTTCGTAAATCTCTCTCAACCCCTGAGGGCATTCATCGATCGACGCGTTGCCGTTCTGACACTTTCTAAAAAAATCTAACACGATGCTTGAGCTGACGTTTATGAGATCTTTGTTTCTCGAGAACCCTATCATATTAAATCCCGACTTGTCATCTTTTATGACGGTGAAAGGAAGAACGTCAGATCTGACGCTTGTACCCATTCCTATCATAGAAAATCCGCCAATTTTGACGTTCTGATGAACGCAACTATTCATGCCAATATTTGCGAGCTTTCCAATGTAGCAATGACCTCCGATCTGAGCTCCATTAGAGATGATGACAAAATCATCGAGAATGACGTCATGACCAACGTTTATGTGATTCATGATGTAGCAACCGTTTCCTATCTTAGTCTCTAGTCCAGTTGGCGAGTGGACGGTGCAATATTCTCTCAACGTGTTTTGCGAACCAATGATTACTTTTCCGTCTTTGTTTCGGCGAGATCTTGCATGCTGCGGCTCTTGACCGATACAGACGCCATGAGAAATCACGTTGCCGTCTCCAATTACAACGTCATTCTCTATGATAACGTTTCTTCCGATTCTGTTGTTGGAACCGATTGTTATGTTACCTTCAATGTAGCAATTTCCCTCTATGATACAATTTTCGCCCAACACTACGTTTTTTCCCACAAACGAAGTAGGGTGCGTCATACTGTGAAACCGCCGTCAATCACGATGTCAGAGCCATTCATAAAATCAGACTTGTCAACCAAGAACTGAACAGCATCAACAACTTCATTGATCTCAGCGAGCCTCTTCATTGGAGTTCTTTCTGAAATCTTTGACTTCTGAACTTGAGACAGATCTTTTGACATTTCAGTCTCCATGTATCCGGGAGACACAACGTTCGCCCTTATCCCTCTTGATCCCATCTCGACAGCGATAGTTTTAGCAAAAGAATTTATGGATGACTTGCTCATAGAGTAAGCCGCCAATCCCTTAAAGTGCTTTTTTGCACAAATGGAAGATACAAAGATGACATGTCCTTTCTTCTTCTGGCGAAGTCTGTGTTGCATCCACAGTTTGGTCATCATTGCAGGAGCCAAAACGTTAACTTTGTGAATTCTTAAATACGAATCGAGAGTCTCAACAATCGCTAGATTGCTGTTTGTTATGGCTGCGTTGTGTACCAGAACGTCAACATCAGAAAGCAGATCTCCCAATTTGTCTATCGAACCGAGGTCTTCTAGGTCAAATGAAACATGTTCCCATGAAAATTCAGAAGAGCTTCTAGAAAGACCAACTACTTCGTGATCGATTTTAAGACGCTCGCAGATGCTATAGCCGAGACCCTTTGAGTCTCCAGTAATCAAAACTTTCATTATGACCTCTTTTTCTTTCCAGAATCAGACAATTTAATTTGTGTGACTTTCTCTATCAAGATTGGTCTCTGGTGCTTTGGAAAAGTATTTGCTATTATCTCTGAGAGGCGGACTTTCTCTATCGATCCCACATACTCAAGCTTGATAGAGTTTCCAATGACTGGGGCTTTTATAGAAATACAAGCGCAATCTTCGATGCCATCAATTTCGAGAATTTTTGCCTCTACTTCTTCTAGAGACACAAGAGCGCCAGCAATGTTTAATTTTGCGTCGACTCTTCCCACGAACTTGTATCTGTCTCCATCAATCTTCCATGAATCTTTTAGAACAATTCCATTAGCTACGAGAGAACCATCTTCTAAAAAAGAAAAATTTTTGAACTTTTCCCTTGGATATCCCTCGATACCGTCTGATGAGCTACAGATATCACCAGTTTCAGTAGAAGCGTAGACGTGAGTGATTCTAGCAGAAGAGAATAGCTTCTTACAGCAATCAAGAGAATACTGCGTCGCGTACTCTCCTCCTAAAGTTACTTGATTCACACCGTTAAATGATCTTCCAGACCTTAGAAGCTTTTGAGCCTGTGATGGAGTCATGCAAATATCGGTGCATTTCTCAACTTCGTCAAGATTTTCAAAACTTAAATGCTTTACTCTTACATTGCTTTTAATCGCATGAAGAATCACGCTAAGTGAAGCCCACGTTCCCAGAGAGTAAAAAAAACCTATTTGAGAGTTTGGGTGATAGTCTCTTTTCGTTTTCTTTTCGAGCTCGACAGTGACATCTTTCAGAACTGTTTTTCTTTCTCCGGTAGTTCCGGATGTCTGAATCGCAATCGATTTATTTTCTTTTATGGATCTCTCTATGCTCTCATAGTACGATTCAAAATCATTCATTTGGCAACATCACGCCAACAAAGATATCCAGCAGATGCTGGACTGTCTTTATCTGATGCCACTGGATCGGTAAATCCAGAACGTTGATAGAGAACTTATGATCAACATCGATCACAATTTGCGCGTAATCGATGCTGTCAATTCCAACTTCATCAAAAACTGTGTCAAGCTCAACTTGAATGCTCGGATTGACTCTTCGGATTGCCTCTACAATAGAATCAAAAACTTCTTCTTTCATGAGCTTAACCTTTTCAGCATTATAAATCGTGAATGCTCGAAAGTTCAATGATGCTGTCGTTCAAATGATACTGCTTGACTCTCTCGCTTGTTGACATGAATCTTTCAGTCAAACGATCTCCACGGCGAGGAGCGATAATCTCTTTTGCTCTGTCTGGATACAGATCATTTGCAACGTCTTCCATCAGACGAAGATGACCGCTGTTTACTATGAATCGACCTGGCTCAGATCTAAGCATCGCAAAAATGATAAGTCCAGCCGACTCTTCGACCGAGATGAAGTGACGCTCGCAAGTCGGAGCAACTTTGATAGGCTCGCTCTCTAGGACTTTGTCCCAGATCTCAAATACGTTGCCCTGCGTCTCGACGACATTAAAGAATCTTGCCACGGAACCACCGCTGTTCATGGTCATTCTCTCTGCGATCAGCTTGCTAGCTCCGTAAACGATCTCTGGGTTTGCAGACTTGCAAGTAGAAGTCAGAATCATCCTACAGCCATCCGGCTTATTGTCCAGTAAGTTCTTAGTTCCGATTGTGTTGATCGAAAGTGTCATCCAAGTCTCGTGTTCTCCGACAGGAGCATGCTTCGCTCCCGCGATATTCACGATGATGGTTGGCTTGTAGTCGTTCAGAACTTGCTTCACTCTGTCAAAATCAGTTATGTCCATCTTGGTGTGATCACCCTCGATGTCAGTCGACAGAAAATTGACATTATGGCGCTTGAACTTTTCTACCAGCACAGTGCCGATGCTGCCATTAGCTCCCGTGATCAGAACTCTCTCGTTCAAATTTTCTAATCTGTTCTCAACGCTTACGAGCTGCTGAAGCTCTTTCCTGCCCAGAACTTTCTCGAGTGAATACTTGTCCATCATTTCTAGAACTCTCCTTTAATTTTTCTATCGAAAGTTTTCGTTCAAAAACCGTGATCTCAAGTTCGATCAAACGCTCTTTTCACCATGACAATATTATCATGACAGATTCCGTGAAAATTAGTTTTTTCGTACAACTTTTTCGACCAGAAAGCTGATGTATCTGAAGGCTGGTTCACTACGCCTCCTGAGACAAAAACTTCCGGGAAAGTCCAGGGAATAGACTTGGATGTCATAGTCAACTTATCGTTCTCATGCCAGAACCAGTTTAAACCAGATTGATTCAAAAAAGAGATGCACTCTAGATTCTTTGCATGAACCCACAGCTTGCTTGACCTCTCAAGGAGAAATCTCTCATCTATTCTATTCTCAGGAAAATCATGACCTAGCTTGAGAGATCCATCGCTTAACCAAAGATCTATCTCAACGTCGAAATCAAGAGACAGAGCTAGATCTATTTGATCAGGAAGGTTCTCACGTTCTTTCAGCTTGCCTTCTAAATTTCCTCTGTGAGATATGAATATCACTTTGCGATCCTGAGGTATCGCTGCAGATCTTCTGGGGTCCCTATCCCATGCATTTTATGAACGTAGAAAGGAATGACGCTCTTGCTGTCTCCTATCATTTCATTGTAGACGGGAGCAATGTAGAACTCGTTATTAGTTCTGATATTCTTTTCTATCATGTCTTTTGCAGATCTAACGAAATCGGATCCCTTTCTGTACCAGTAAATTCCGCAAGTAGCTACATCAGATATTGGATTTTTTTCAGCAACCTCTGACACAAAACCGTCATCCACTTTAACAAAAGACCACTTCGGATGAACCGCGTTAAACGTAAAAACGATTCCATCGACCGACGTCATCTTTTTTACTGTCATGAAATTTTCCCTGCTAAACTCGATTATTTGATCTGAGTTTGCGATCAAGAGGTCATCGTCGTTGTTAATAAACTCTTCTGCTAGAAGCGCCGTGCAGGCTGCACCCTCTGTAAGAGAATCTACCTGAACTATTCTGCAGTTGCCGTTAGTCACTCTCTTTAAGAGAGAATGAATTCCATCGAACTTAGCAAGATGCTCTTTTCTAACCAGAAATATGTACTCAGCGTCAAAACCTAGATTTTCAATGACAGCCTGTATCATGGGTCTACCATCTACGTCTATCAGGGGCTTCGGAAACGTGTACCCTTCAATCGAAAACCTTGAACCCTCACCCGCCATCGGAATTAGAACTTTCATCTATAAACTCCAAGTAATTTCTAAGATTCACATCTTCGAACCCCTTAACTGCCCAGAGGTATCTGGCAAGAGATTTCTTTGCAGATTCTATTCCCTTGTCAGAATCTTCTACACAAAGCGTCTGCTCTGGATCTGAGTTGAGCTCTTTGATTGCGTAATCATAACAATCCGGGAACGGCTTGTTTCTTTTGACGTCTTCGTTGGTAACGATTCTGTCAAAATACTCGATTTGACCAGTCGAGTTAAGCATCTTCTCTGCAGTTTGTCTGATCGAGTTGGTCACGCAAGCAATTTTTACTTTATTTTCTTTTAGAAATTGAAGAAGTTCAATTTTCTTTGGGTCAATCTCTGCGTTTCTTTCGATTATGTCGATCGTGTAATCTTGCTTCAGCTTCCAAATCATTTCTGATTTTTCTCGATCTACTCCAAGAATCTCAAGCTTAACTTTGGTAGGGAGTCCGTTGAATTTTGATTCGTGATCCTCTCTTGATATCGTTACTCCAGCAACTTCGTAGAGAGCTTGATTCAGTGATTTGTAATGCCACTCACACGCATCGACCAAAACTCCATCAAGATCAAATAAAACGCAAGACACGTGCTTGCCGCTTTTTCCAAAATTTCTCAAACTTACCCCTCTTTTATCGTTAGAAGATTAGACTGTCGTTGCTATCTCAAAGTAAACACTTTGTCCTCGACCCATGGTTTATCAAACGTTCTTCTCAAAAGAACAGTGTAGTCGAATCTACTAACTTTTGATCTGAAACTTGACATATGGTATCGTAGCATCGTCTCAGGATGACAAGGAACTCCCGCCGCTGAGTACTCGTTTATCTTATCATAAAGAGCGCAGTAGTGATTCATATTCTCATATGACGAGAAACAAAGCATGTCAAAAAGACCGCCTCTCCAGTCTCCTCCCTGAGGTATCCAGAGAGAACTCGGATCGAATTCGTTGATCTTCAGCGGACTGCAATACTTCACGTCGAACCTAGTCTTTAGGACAACATCGTAATCTCCTTCGATTATGTCAAAAGACTTTTTGATGTTCTTCCACATCGCAAACACTGCAGCGGGATCAGTCTCAGGCGGCTTATTGTAGAAGCAAGAGTCTGATATCTTGCTCACGTTCTGATCTTTTGAATCTATGATTGTCTTTTTTGGATTGAAAAGCTTCACTGCTTCAGCGACTCTCTCTTCTTCATAAGCATGAAAGAATATGTCGCAGTCGTTGTAATTTAGTATGTTGCTTTCTAGAGACGGATAGCATTCATCAAAATTTCTAACGTCCCCGCTCAGTATTATCGCAACTTTCATAGCTTGTTCTCGAACTTAGGCATAAGATCAAAGAAAAGCTCCATGTTTTCATTAGCTTCAAACGGTCTAATGGAGTGATATTCGCTCAGCTCTCCAGATCTAACAGCTTGCATCAACTCATCGCACACTCTGATTCTGCCGATCGATCTGTCGATTCTTCTAGAACCCCATTCGTTGTGAAAGTTAGTGACAAGTTCTATCTTAGCTCCGGGTTCATCTCTTAACTTTTTTCTAATCAAAGAGCTAGAATAAGCTTCGTCGATGCCCCAGAGACTCATACCTTCTCTAAAGTTTGGAAGATTGACTCTCCAATCGTAGATCTTATGAAGCTCATCAGACCAGTTTTCGTTGATTTCGTGAATTGACTTGAATTGAGAACCAAAACCCACGTGATGTGAGGATGGAAAATCAGCCCCAGGATGATTATATCCGTCGGAGAAACCTACAACGTATTTTCCATCTCTCAAAAACGCCTTGATCATTTTAAAGAATCTATCACCCAAAGGTATCTGATCTATTCCCGAGATCATACATCTGTCATTTTCAAATCTAGAAGCACCGTAGTACGCGCCCCAAGTGCACGTCCAATCTCTCTGCTCAATCAATATGTCTGGAGATCTTTCTAAAAGAAAGATTTCTCCATGGTCGTCCGATAGCTTCTTTAGTTTTCTGAGCTCGTCGAACTCTTCTTGATTACCAGAGAAAAATAGCGTTGGGACAGTGTTAAACTTCTCATGATATACTTTCGATACAAAATTCCAGAAGCCTAAGTAATCAGAATTGTTTGTCAACGAAAAGATGACTCTATCAACTATTCTCATTTTTATCTCGCAAAGAATGGATTCTTCTCATCATCTCTGGATTCATATAATGAAAAGTTATCTTTTCGTCGGTTCCGAATGAATCGATATTTCCAGTGCAAAACTTTTCTGTGTGAATGAACCTGCACTCTCCTGAGTTTCTGAACCAGAATCCTATCGATATGTCGCTGTTATAAGCTGTTGGGAAATCTTTGGTATCTAGAAGGTATTTCTTGATGGCAGTAAAACACTCTCTAGTCATCACAAACCCTGCTCCTCCGCTGGGATATGTCACCGGTAAGCTGCAGTCTCTACCTCTCAAACTTTGAAGGGGCATTCCTTGCTCAAGAGCATGATTCTCAGAGTAGTCATAGAAAACGTGGCCAAGACAAGCTTTTTCATTGGGAGAAATTTTAAGCGACTTGATCTCTGCTTTTAACGAGCTAATATCAACGTAGGTGTCATCATCGCTGATCATAATGAAATCAAAGTCATCAAAATTCTCTAGAGACATCACGAAATAAGCTAACTTAAAAGGAACATACACGTAACCGGTAGGAAGAGTAGAGAAAGAAACCATATCGTTTCCTTCGCTGTCACCCACGAAGATGTATGCATCAGAATTTTTAGCGTAAGTTTCTCTAATCGCATCTTGAAGTGATCTGTTCTTATCACATGTTATGATTGCATTTAGAATCTTCAAATTGCACGTCCTTCCGTCAAGATGTATAAGAGATGCTTAGATCTTACATCATAGCTATGATAATTTTCAGACCTTGCGCGACCAAGATGAGCTATTTTCTCTCTTTCAGCATCGTTTCTGGTGAAATGATCTATTAGAGCCATGAGCTCGTCTGCGTTATGATAGACGACAATCTCCTCATTAATCTTGAAGAGTCTTTCGATATTAGGCGTGTAATTTGTGAGCAGCATCGCTCCAGAACCTGTAGCCTCAAAAGTTCTGAAGTTCACGTCGTCAGCGATGTTTATGTTGAAAGCTATCTTGTAGCTTGACAGAGCTCGCACCATATCGTTTCCAATCACGAATATGTCGCGCTTCAAATTAAACTTTGACGATATCAGATTAAGCCAATTCTCTCTGTTGCCGATGAGAGAGCCGCAAAACCCAACGTCAACGTTTCTTTCAACGCTAGAGTCAGGCTTTATCAAATCAGAAGGATACCCATTCGGAAACCAGACAGCTGAGCTGACCAAACCTCTGAAGTGATCGATGTGCTGTATGTTGGACATCAAGAGAATGTCGAACTTGTGCTTGAGGCAATGAGCTTGATGATTCTGAAGAGAGCAATGAGAATCGATGCTCCAGAACAATTTCTTTCCCTTGAACTTTGAGATGTCTGGATGCCACCCAGAGTCATAATTCTCAAGGCTTAGCAGGGCATCACAATCTCTGGATATCTCGTCGAAAGGGACGGAAAAATTATTGTAATTCAACCCCCAAACGACAGCTTCATGACCGGCTCGCTCAATTCCTCGCTTAAGGCACAGAGCCTCTCTGAACTCTCTATTTCCTTCGTTTCTTCCGCGTTCCTGTATCAGTAAGATCTTCATATGACTGCTCTCAACGCTGCTTTTTGCTCTTCAACAGCCACATCATTTTCATCGAATGCTAGACCCACAAACTCATCGCTGACGCGTTTGGTCGGAAATTGAATCTTTTGAAAGAACTCATCATGAACAATCGAGAACTGAGCGACCTTTGGATAGATAATTTCGCGCAAGAAATTTTGATCAACTTGCCAAAAATCTCCCTTCACGTACTCACGAATTAGATCGCTCATGTTACTGAGAAGCGGAGCTCTAGCTCCCCACATTCCTCCTAAAATCTCTGTAGCGTGGTGAGGGTGATCACGCATGATATGAAACATCGCGCTGCTTCCGAGCCACTGCTTCACTGCAGCTACTTCACGAGCAGTTATCCTGCTATCGCAGTCTCGACTGATCATCACGTCAACGTCAGGGTCTGAGGCTGCCTCGAATCTCCAGAACATGCCCGTCCAGTCGCCGGGCTTCTTCATATCGATTACGTGTGCTCCACGATCATGAAGACCGCTGATCGTTTCAGAAGGAGTATTAGTACCTACATAAAAGCGGGCCTGCCATCCAGGATATAGTTCACTCACAAGCTCAGCGTTCCTAAGAGCTCCGATGTTATACTTTGGGTTATCACCCCATAAAGAGTAAGAAACTACTCTCATCGATTCAACCCGAACATGTGCTGAGCTCTTTGAGCGAACATCATGTGATCTCTCATCACGTGCTGATTGTTGACTGCGTACGTCATGTCGATACCCTCCTTCGTATTATCAGGGTGCTCATGGCGGATGATTACATCGTCCACATATGTTTGCTTTCCAAAAGCGAAAGCCACCTGCATAAACTCGTTATCACAGTAGAACGAGACGTAATCGGGGTGGTAGAGATAGCCGAAACGATCGTAGTATCTCTTTCCTAAAACGATCAGAGTGTTGAGCTTCTGCTTCTGATAACCATCGGAGAACCAGATGACACCATCTAGATCAGGGTAGTTCACCTTCATCTGCCGAATTATCTCGAGATCGTAACCCTCTCTTTCTGGAATCATATCGTCAGATGCTAGCAGGCAGATATCAAAATCTCGACCAGACATGTCAGCGTTGACAGCTTGAATCTTTGTCTTACTGTTGCCGTAGCAGACCTCAACGTTTTCGTACGACTCGAATCTTTTTCTGACTTCCTCGTTGTTCATCGTAGAATCGTCAAGATCACATGATACTAAGAACTTGACATTCTTAGATCTGCTAAGATTTCTGTAGCTCTCAAGAACTGAGAAAAATTTCTCTGGACGACCGCGGGTTGGAAACTTCACCAGAAGATTGGGCTCTAAGTTTTCACGACCCGATATGATATCCAGAGTCCTCTGCCAGAAAACTGCTCTTCTATTGTGGAGCCACCTGAGAATGTTGAGAGGTTCGTACTCAAGCCACGTCTCTCCAACGTGCTGAACATTCTCGTTAGATATCACCTGACATCCCAATAACTTAGACTCAGTTACCATTCTATTAGAAACATCAGCTCCGCGTGGTAGACAGACATAACCTTCAGAGTTAGACATAGCTTCTAAAACTTGATCTGGGCTCATGCTCTTGATCAAGCTGAAGATCTTGTCATTTTCCAGTAACCACTTCTTAGCGTCATCAGTTCCCTTTATCCACGAGTCGGAGTCAAGAGTCAGCCACCCAGACTTTTTTCTATTTGGAAGAGACTGGATAAGAGGAATAATCTTTTTGAAGAACTCGTCTCCAAATACCGCTGAGAGAACAGAGCAGTTTGCATTTTTCAAGCTTGGGAATCTATCGAAGTACCTTTGCATATGCTTCTGAGAGCAAAACCAAACTTGCCGAGCATTGAGATAGAACTGCTCAATTAGCTTGCCCCAGGGCTCAGCCTCGCAGCGGCACTCCTCACCGCCCTCTGCCAGATGTCTCTCAACCGATCTCCATCTACAGAACTTATAGTCATGCTCAAACACGGAGTAGCTAATTTTAGATAACGAAAAAGCGCTTATAAGAGTTGGATTCAATTGAGAAAAATTACCAAAGACCCAGTGACAGTTTGGTTGACTCTCTACCATCTCTCTAGTCAGATGAGCTGAGTGAACAGTGGCGAACGGAACAGGAGCTGAGCTATGCAGAGCGTCCATTGACAGCTCAGCCCCTCCGACCAGATCTGACAGAAAAAAATCTTGAACAAAGATGATCTTAAACTCAGGCTTCTTTTGCTCTGAAAATGGACTGTTGAACATAGTACATTATAAGACCCATGAACAAAACGAAAATGCAGATACAAAAATGGTCGGCCCGAAGACCGACCATTTTCTCAACTCAGCTGATCACTTTTCGTCGAGCTCAGGAACTCTCTCGAGGAGGAACTTGTAACGCTTTCCGTTCTTGTTGAAGCGGATAGACAGGAAGTCAGATTCCTCGATCAAGGTGTAGCTACCGCGCTCGTTTCGGAGGTGTAAGTCTCCAGTGTAGATGTTAGCCCATCTGATTGAAGGTCCGCCGAGATCGAATTGGCTGTCCGCGCCTGGAAAGAATCCTTGACGTCCACCAGAGGCTGTAACATGCGAAATCAGCGCTCCATCAAGGTTGAACCTGTGAGCGATTGTGGCCTGGTTATTGACCGTGCTACCGCTGAGGGTGAGAGTAGTTACGCCAGTTCCTGCAGCGAGAATAACGTTCTGGTCGGCAGATCCAGAAATTGTTGTTGTATTAGTTACAGCATTGATGAGAAGCTCTGCAACCCCATCTCTCTGGAAGACGAATCCGCCTGTTCCAACGTTCGCAGTAACCGTGCTACCGCTTACCGTCATCCCACCAGAGCCGACTGCTCCGATATTGACCTGCTGGTTGCTTGCTCCCTGGAAGTTAGCACTGTTTCCAGCCGTTGTCAGAGTAAGAACTGTCTGGGTCGCATTGTTGAACTTGATATCGTTACCGTCAGCACGGAGAACAAGGTCCGCAGCAGCTCTGAGCCTTGCATCGCTTCCATCACCCTCAACAACAAGATACGCCGGAGCTCCGGTGTCTTTGACAAACGTTGCACCGCTAGCTCCGTGCGTCAGGGTAATACCGTTCGTACCGCTGAGAGCTAGAGCCACACCCGTGAGTGTTCCGACCTGCAGAGTGTTAGAAGCGTAGCTGATCGTTCCTCTTCCAGTATCGTTAAACTTTAGATTGACACCCAGCGTATTCGCGCTGAGATCGATGCTTGAGCCTGTCAGGACCAGGCTGGTCGCTCCGCCTGCGGCGTCCATCGCAGCAATCTTGAACTCGGTTCCCGAGGTGCCGATAAGCTGACCGACTCTTGAACCGCTCCTCGTGAAGTTTGTAGCATTGCTGGTGTCTAGAGTGACAGTCGTACCGCTGACAACAAGAGCCTTTCCAGCAGCCGCTCCGAACTGCACATTTGTGCTTGAATCCTTGAGTTCTGCGAACTGAACGCCTGCTATCTCGAACGAAGTTCCCTTGCCCGTCGCTCCGTTGAGGGTGACGCTACCGTTGTTGGACTGGACTGTTGCTGCATCGGTAGCAAAGACCGTAAGGGCTGTTCCATTCGAAGACGTAACGTAGGCACTGGTTCCGTTGACCTCGAGCTTGCTTGCTCTGATGGGCTGCAGCGCTGAGACCGTGATAGTCACATCTTCCGGAGTTGACGTTGTTCTTGTCGCTACGAAAGCTGAGTTGGAATTTGACCAACCGAAAGCAACGTTGTTACCAGCTCCCGTGATTCCGCCAATGAAGCCTCGATCTCCTGCGCTAGTAGCGACTGAGCCTGACAGGAAGCCGAATCCGACAAGCGGATCCTCGATCACGAGGTTACTGGCCGATACGGTCATTGTCGTGCCCTGAACTTCAAGGTCACCAGCGACTACAACTTTCGAAGCAGCTCCACCGAGCGTTAACGTGGTGGTTGATGCGCCACCGACGTTGAGGGATGTTGCGGCTGTAGCGATATTACCTGCAGCTGCAGCAAAGACGATATCGTTACCAGAAACTGTGAGATCACCCGCAACCGTTGTGTCATTTCCAGCGAACGTCGTTCCCTCGACGACCACGCTGCCACCAGTTGAGGAGATCGTTAGATTACCGGTACCGCTGTGCGTGACTGTCTGAGCGTTCCCAGAGAGTGTGATATTACCCGCGATATCAGCTGTCGAGTCAACGTCGAGCGCGCCTCTGACGTTTAATGTGTTACCAGTTCCGCTCTGTCCAACGTTGACGGTCGCTGCAGTGTTTCCGAGGTTGATAGTTGTAGGAGCAGTCGCGGTGATTGTGGTACCACCAACCGTCAATGAGCCTGCAACGGTTGTCGTGTCAGAGGTGGAATCACCGAGGAAAGTGCTTCCGCTGACAATCGCGTTGCCTTGAACCGTGAGGTTTCCAAGTGCCTGAAGAGCAGAGCCGCTGATGACGCCAAGACCACTGATGCTTGCGACAGTGTTTCCGTTCGCAAGATCTTTCACAGCGAATGAACCAGAAGTTACGATCGGCCCTGAGAAGAGAGCTGTGTTAGAAGACGTGTTGCTGCCTGACACAGCGAAGAATACGTCGGAGCCCTTGGTCGAAGCGGCAGCGCCGAATCCGATCGCAATTGACGATGTGGTGAATGCTGCGGTCGCGCCTGACTCGGTGAACACACCAGCGCCACCACCACCAGTTGAAGCTGTGATCTCCCACTGACCGAGCGAGTTGTAGTTCGCAGTGATGTTCGGCCCACCAACGACAAAGTTATCTCCAGCCCCAGTCTTCTGGAGCGAGCCGGTGATGTTACTGGCATAAACGTTACGCCACTTGCTTGAAGTTGATCCAAGATCGAACGTTGCCGACCCTGGAATAAGAGATCCAGTTACTGCGATGGTTCCAATAGAACCAGAGAGACTACCTACCAAAGCCATGTTATTTCTCCAGAGTCAGCTTTAACTATTAACAACGAAAGTTAATCCTCGATCAACTGCATCATCATCTTGTAATTTTTACCTGTCTTGTTGTTTACGATCCTGAGGAAATCGTTCTCCTCAATCACAGTCCAGTCACCACGCTCGTTGCGAAGGTGAAGGTCACCAGTGTAGATGTGGGCCCAGCGGATGTCTGCAGTGCCGAGAGTGTAGGTGTTGTGAGCGTCAGGAATGATCGAACCTTTCATTCCAACGGAGCCGGTGATGTAAATCGATCCAGACATGAATATGTTGGAAGCTCCGGCAGTGTCCGTTGTTCCAATCTTAATATTCGTGGTTGATCCTGGATCTCCGCCCTGACCTATGTTAATATTCTTTGTGAGACCAGAAAGAGTCGCTCCCGTTGCGAGATTAAGACTGATAGATCCCGTTCTGCTTGCTGCAACGTTGAGAGTGAAACCGTTCGCGTTGCTTGAATTTCCGAGAGATATTGTGGAAGCTGCTCCACCTATTGCGACGGAGCTGACGCCGGTTCCGAATATTGTTGTTGAAGATTCAGTGCTGGTGATATCGCCACCGTTAACAGCAATATCTCCTGAGATCGTTAGGCTGTTTGACCCTGTAGCAAAGACAAGACCTGATGAAGCTCCGAGAAAACCGTTGTTGTTAAACTGTATCTGAGTGTTTGAACCAGCAGGAGGAGAAGAAAACTCGATTAGATCAGAATCACCGACTCCATCACGATACCAGTATTTTTTTGATGATCCACTTACGATTAGTCGAACTTCCATCGACTTGAATCTAAGAGCTGATGGAATACCAGAGTTTGCTGCTGCAATAGAAGACGAGACGGTATCGAAAGAACCAGTGAAGGGTCCCGAATACGAGTCGACTGGAACCGCGTTGACAGGCTGAATTCCGTATGGTAGCTGAAGTCCGGGAGTTACTGGCATGCTGCTCTCTAATTATGCCCTTACGATCGAGTGGCGGTGACTCGAAGCGTACGGGGAAGCGATTGTCATGGTGTAGACCTTGTACGAGACTGCAGTCCCACCACCATCATTCACGTTGAACGTGGAGAGCACGTAGCTCGACGTGATGTCGGCGTTCAGGGCGTCCAAATCGATTACGGAGGAGATGGTGTCTGATGCCGCCACTGTGGTAGGCAGCGCCATGGTGAAGTTGATCTGTGTATTTCCAGTATCCAGCACCGTAGTTCCACCAGCACTCACCAGTGTCTTTGTTCCAAGAGATCTGACATCTGCCGAAGTTGTCGGAGCTGTTGCCGACGGTCCGTAGAAAATTCCGTACTGGAATGTGATTGTTGTGCTACTTGACGTTGAGGTTTGGTAAGCATCGACAACTTGAATTCTGTATAACAACGACGTAGATGTGTTGAGAGCAGCATTGTTGTGGCTTGTAGAAGGAATTGAGATCGATGAAGGGTTACCAGTGACTGGCACTGCGCTTAATCCCGGAACGTCGGTCCATCCACCTGAGCCGTTGACTTGATACTGAACTGAGTAGCTCGAAATAGGAGCGTTGATCCTGTTCCTGGTGATTGTACCAGAGATTGTTGAACCAACGTTTCCACGCTCGCGAAGAGAATTTGTCTCGTTTGTGAATCCACCACCAGTTGTGGTAGCTACGGTGAGAGACATTGTCGGAGCTGAGTACGCTTGCGGAGTGAGGTTAGCTGATCCCGTAGTAACAGCACCCGCGCTATCCGTTATGATATACTGGTAGTTGAGGACGGTCGTAAAGAATGAACCGACCGTGAACGTATGGTCGTAGTACAGCGGATTTGTTGTTGCGCTCGAAAGAGTTGTCCACGGACCAGTTGAGCCGCTTCTGAACTGAAGGTCTGCTGTCGCGACCGTGGCCCCCAGCGTGTTGATCGTGTAACTTCCAGTGACAGAAGTCGTTATCGATCCCGAGATTCCGAACGTAGAGGTGATTGGATTGGTGGGGGTGAGATTGACCGTCGGATTGATAGGCTCTGCAATAGCAAGGAGTATGACCTCGGCCGGCGTTTTACCAGTTGCTGGAATCGTAGCTCCCGTGGCGTACCTTCCGAAAGTCCTGCCTCCCGTTAGAGAGACAGTGAGATCGCTTGGGAAGACGTATGAATTGACAGTAACGCGACCATTTGCTGAGCCAGAAGTGATCGATATACTTCCGGTTTGAGCCATATCGCTTGACGAGCTAGCGATAAGGTACGGAGTCCCATCGGCTAGATTTGTAAGAGATCCGCTGAGACCACCGGTAGCTTTTATCGTGACGCCGGTCAGAGTATCAGTGTTTTTATTGTAAGTTAGCCCGCTGTCACCACCGAAAGTTGATCCGCCATCGTTGAATTGAACATAGGTGTCAGATCCACCGGGAGTGCCTCCTCCGCCAGAAGACGTAAGCTCCCACTGCCCAGAAGAGTTGTAGTTGACAGTTACACCACTGCCCGTGATGAAGTCTAGGTTTCCGACCGTCTTTCTTAGAGACCCCGTTATGCTTTGGGCAATAAGAGATCCAGTTACCTGAACGTTCGACCCGCTCAGTCTTGTGACTGAATCACTTGATAGTGTGAGGCTCTTGCCGGAAGCTGCGCTGAGAGATGCAATGTCACCTGATCCGCTGCTAAACGCTGCGAACGTGGCACCATGACGTTGAAAATTAATCTGAGCAGCGCCATGGTTAATGTTAACTGTCGAGCCGCTGAGCTGCGTTGATGAAGTTCCACCGAAGCTGATGTTACCAGTAGTTCCAGCAACTACAACGTCAGTAGATCCGTTATAAGCGACGTCAAGAAACTCAGTAGTGTTTCTCTTGAAAGTTGTGGTTCCGTTGTTGGACCCTATTGTTACTTTGGAGCCAGAAACGATGAGAGGCCACGCAGCTCCGGACGGAAGCTTTGCTCTCAATGCTGGATTCGCAGAATCTGACACATCGATAACAACTCTTTCGACGGTGTTCGAACCGAACCACGTCTGACCATCATAAGCATCAAAATGAACGTTCGAGCCCGAAACGTAGATACCCGGGTAGAACTGCTCTATTGATCTTATCTGGGCTGAGTAACCCCCACTTTTTGAAAACTCAATGTAACTCGAGCCGTCTTCTTTGAATGTCACGGGTGCTAAAGCACTTGAATCAAGCACCACGGAGGTGCCACTCATAGTCAGCGTGGTTCCGTTAGAAGAAGTAACTACTGCCGTTGAGCCGTTAACTTGAAAAGAGGAAGCCCTGACCGGTTGGAGACCGCTGACAACGACAGAAGTCGCGCCGGCTGTCGATGTTGTCTTTGTCGCGACAAATGAACCGCTGTTGTTTGACCAAGCAAAAGCAACGTTATTTCCAGCACCTGTGATCCCGCCGATGAAACCACGATCTCCAGCTGAACCTGCGACTGAGCCGGTCGTAAACCCAAGACCGATGAGCGGATCTTCAATTGTGATATTCGAAACGTCAACTGTGACAGCTGTTCCCAGAACTTCAAAATCACCGGGAATAACAACTTTGCCCGTGCTTGAACCAAGATTTAGGGTTGTAGCTGAAGCGGCGAGGTTAAACGTTGAGGCTGTGGTGGTGATGTCTCCACCGTTGACAGCAACATCTCCTGTGAACGCAGCGTTAGATCCAGTTACATTGCCAACAATGAACTGTGAACCAGATACTACAATATCGCCACCGAAAACTGACTTTCTCGCAGACGCTCCCGTGACCCCTGACGTTCCGCTTACAAAGAAAAACACGTCAGCGCCGGCGCTTTGAGCTGCGTAGCTCGATCCCAACGCTCCGGCGATTGCTACTGATGCGGTCGAGTTAAGTCGAGGAGAGGGAGAAAGTTCATTCCAGTTGCTTGCTCCACCGCCGCCGCCTCCACCAGCTGAGTAAGCGGTGCCAGCAGAGTCGTAGATTGTTCCTGAAACAACGACATCACCCTTGAAAGTGACGACGCCCCTTGAGAGTGAATTTTTAGAACCAGCTGTTCCTGAAATGAAAAGCCAAGTGTCGGAACCAGTCGTGAAGTGAGAGGCTGTGAATCCGCCTGAATCATCTGTCACCGACCCCATACCGTAGATCAGGAGCGGAGAGGCAGCAGAGCTTCCAGAGTTTATGATCTGGTTAACTCTTAGCTGCCTTGTTCTAAAGTCTACCGACATTACGCTGTGACCTCAATCGCGTGAATATGAACACTGTCAGAGTTTGGAACAGAGGCTTTTATGATAAGCTGTGAGACACTGACGGAAACTATGAACACGTTAAAATTCGCAATTGAACCGATGGGAGTGAGTGTCACTTTCGGAGCGCTTGAGAATGTTTTCGTGAAATTGTAAGTTATCTGATCAGAACCGCCGAATGACGCAGTCGCTGCCTCTATAGTTGCTGACAAGGTTGGCTCCGATGTCGAAGTGAACAGTAGTCTGGGTTCGCGACGCAGGAATGGGTACGTCTTTTTATATCGCTGTAGATCGATCTTTGTCGGCACGAGACGCCTCCACCCCTAAGTATTAAGAGCTAGAGCATCTGGCCTGCAAGAGTAGCAAGCTCTGAGCGCTCTCCGCGCTCCAAGGTTACATGACAAGTCAGATCGGAAGTCTTTAACTTCTCAACAGCGATGGTGAGACCGTTAGAGTAGCTATCAATGTAGGGAGTGTCGATCTGATCGATGTCTCCAAGCAGAACAATCTTGCTATTCTTACCAGTTCTCGTGATTATGGTCTTGAGCTCATGAATAGTGGTGTTCTGTGCTTCGTCAACTATGATGAAAGCCTCGCTGAATGTTCTGCCTCTGATAAAAGCTAGCGGAGCAACGTCGATGTCTCCGCGAGTCCTCATCATCTCAAAATAAGTCGATTCACCGAAAGCCTGTCTAAAGTTGTCAACAATGGGAGAGAGCCAGGGCGCCATCTTGTCGTTGATATCTCCAGGCAAGAATCCAAGTTCCTTACCGACTGGTTCAATCGAGCGAGTGATGATGATTCTCTTGTAATTTTTTTCACTAAATCCCTGCATAGCAGCCGCTAGAGTGAGAAAAGTCTTACCACTTCCGGCTAGACCAGACAGAGATACAAGAGGAATCTCAGGGTCAAGCAACGCATGAAGCGCAAACTTCTGCTCTTTGCTTCTAGCACTCACACTGTTACACTTGTAGTTGAGGGGCTTAAGCTTCCCGCTCTTGTGAATCGCTAGAAAAGACTTCTTGGGATCTAGGTCTGATGTCCCATACACGAATTGGTTTGGCTGAAGCTCTGGCATCCAATCAGAAACTTCAAGTTCTTTTTGAGAATAGAAAGTGTCAACGTCACGATCAGAAAACTCAATCGCTTCCTGACCCGAGAACATCTGACCGCCTTCCTTCACGCTCTTGACATGATCGCGGTAATAATCCTCCGCTACCAGTCCCAGAGCGTCGCACTTGACTCGAAGGTTGATGTCCTTCGTCACGACCTTCACTGTGGCCCCTGGGTGACCTGTCTTGAGGCCCAGAGCCACAGCGATGAGTTGGTTATCGCCCTTCTTAAAATCGAGCCCTGAGGGAAGCTGGATGCCCAACGGACTCAACTCGTTTTCTATACGAACCGTCTGTTCGTTCCCAACATCAACGCCGTTGTGCAGATTACCGGTTGACCTTAATTGATCCAAGTATCGATTGACGTACCTAGCTGACGACCCAAGAAGATCTTGACGCTCTTTAAACCTGTCCAGCTCTTCTAGAACGACAAGAGGGAGAACAACGTCATTACCAGGAAACGAGTGAATGCTCTGCATGTCATGTAAAAGAACCGATGTGTCTATTACAAGAATCTTTCTATTTCCGCGTTTGTCTTGACGAGGCTGCAAAATGTCTCCTTTAGAGTAAAGATATCAACTAAGAGAAGAGAGTAATCTGAATATGCCGCAACAAGCAAACGAAAATGTAGCTATCAATACGACATGTTTTTCTGAGCACGAAAAGCGAGGATTAACATGTGAAAAGAAATCCTGCCGCCTCTGGATGACGGCAGGAGAGTATTTAAATTGCGCGGCTGTAGCTGCGAACAAAAACGATGAAGGAATGACTCTCCAACAGATCGGTGATATATTCGGCGTCACTAGGATGAGAATATGCCAATTAGAGAAATCATCTCTTCAAAAAGCTCAATCGTCAGTTTGAGTTACCGAGCTTTGGTGGCTGCAGTAAGAGCGTTGACAATCTCAGTCTTTGTGCTGACAGATGTAACTGAAAGATTCATAGACTGAGCAACTGCTAGAAGCTGAGTTTTCGACCAGGACACGTCCCAATTTGGGAAATTGACCTCGACAGTTTCCTCGACCGCCTGCTCTTCCTGGGCGTCTACCTCATCAGCTTCAACGGTTGCAGGCTCAACTACAACTACCGGTGCTTCAACAACCTGAGCGTCGTTCTGATTCTGCAACTCGGAAACTGGAGCTTCTACGGCTACAGTCTCGATATCAGAGGCGTCGGAATGATGCTTACGATTAACAAGATTGTATAGGCTGGCAGGCATATTAAGCCTCGCCGTCAGACGTCTTGCGCTGCTTCTCGATATCGACCATCAGCTTCGTAAGAGTTGCGGACTCTTTCTTGAGAAGCCTGAGACCCCTGCGTGCTCTCACACCCGCCGAGACGTTCCCGCGCGCGTTCTTCTGAACGTCAAGCTCCGTTGACTCGACAAGAGCTTTGATCCTATTCCAGCACTCGTTAATTGCATCGTTAGACATTTTCTACTCCATTAACCTGTTATGATGTTACTAGTTGGAAGTTGCGCTTCATCAAGCGCTTCTTTTGCGGCGTTAGAGATACGAACCAATGCAGCACGATCCTCTAACTCAAGTGACAAAAGACTTATGATTTGAAGCATCTGCTTTTGTTTAACGCCAAACTTAAGTATCTCATCGACAATTTGTCTGCTCTTGAGTGACTCAGCAGCCCAAATCTCTGTTTCAGTTTGTCCGAATTTCTTAGCTTCCATTAGAATGCCTCAATTTTAAACCTTTCTTCACCAAGAAAAATAAGTCTTTTTCCATGAAGATCGCCGTCATCGTCCTCTTCTCTTGTCAAGATAATCCAAGAATCCCACGCTTTACTCAGATAGATCCATTCAGCATGTTCCCAGGTCGAGATGTCGCTTTGGTAAGAGTCTAAAACTTCTGAAAGAGATTTCGGGAGAGACAATCTGATGTCAGATATGCTAGGAAGAGTCTTTGACTCTTCCTTTGTCGTAAGCTCAGATCTGCAGACATCTACTACTTTGTGAATGATCCCACAGTTATTGCATTGCGCAAATTTCGGCTGAACAGTGTCAGACTCTTCTTCTAAAATTGAAAACACTGCGAATTTATGAAAAACGGGATCACGACTCTCTTTGAATTGCGGAAGTATGCAATGACATTGAATCAGATGTTTTATTCCGCTTAGTGGCATCTATCGTCCGAACAGACTCGTCTTCTTCACTGTCGCGTCAACTTCAATAGTTCCATGATTGCGATTAGCATTTACATGCTTGTTCGCGACAGACACGTATTGGTTAACACCGTTGTACGCCACACCCTCTACAGTCATCGAAGCAACCGCAATGACTCTTCTGATCTGATCATCAGTCAGCTTTAGCTCGCTTCTAAGAACTGAAGTTAACGCAACTGCAAGATTGTCATTGATTGCGCCGACAACGTCGTTCGTAACTCTTCCCATGTCACTTTCTAAGCTCAAAATAACCTCCTTTTGAGATTTTCATTTTTACCATCAAAAAGTAAAAATCAACGTGTGAATTTATCAGCTATTGTCGTAGACGCCCAGGCGTCAGGTTTGATAGTAGGCTCGTATCCCATTCCGCTGATGTATGATTTCGCTGCTTTGGCGAGTCTAGCAGATCTACTGTCAGGATCAGATGCAATGTCAGCGTGAATATTAACGTGGATATTCGGTCGTTGAGATTTGATTAGCTCTGCAGTCATAACAGATTCGTAAACTTCATGCATCAGTCTATCTTCTAAAGATTTGAAAGAAGAGCGGTTAAATTTATTCTTCTTGTAGAAGAACTTTCCCCCTCGACCCTCCCAATAAACGCAGATAGCTGTGGCCAGTTGCCACTGTCCAGCCACAAGCTGTGAATCTGTTCCAACAAAAACTTTTGATTCAACACTTATTTCGGAAATAACGTCATCTATGCTGTGATGTTTGCCGTCTGGGCTTATCCACATAGTTTATCCTCTGTTAAGATAGCGCCGTTTTTAGATAGCACCTGCAAGAATGAATCACTAGCTTTTTTTCCAGCCTCAATAGATGAAAACGGATACACACCGTTGTGAAAGTTGCAAACTCCACTTTTCAAAGAAGCGACGCTGTACCTAATGCAATAGTCGATTCTGTCTCTTGACGTTCCGGCAAACGACTTGTTGTCTTTTCCTACTCTGATTGTAAGAGCGCCGGCTCCTAGAGAAGAAATTCTTTTTCTTAAGATTTCTTCCTCAGCAGAAGATGAGCTCTTTATTCTCTCAGAAAGATAAGAAACAACCTTGGACATATTGTTTTTCAAGCTTTCAAGTTCAACAAAGTTGACAAATGCTGTTGCTTTTTCAATCTTTGGACACTGCGACAAGTCTACGCTTGAAATCAGCTCTCCCTTTAAAGATGAAACAACATCTGTCCCAAATCCAGTAGCAAGATCTACCAAAGCGTTGCAGCCAACTTCGTCGTACGGTACCTCAATAGGAATAACCTGAGCTGTGTTTCTTTGAAAATTAACTGCAGATGTTGTGACAACGTCGTTAGAGAATCCACGAGCAAAAATAAGATACGGAGTCAAATTTTCATTTGAATCTTGAAAAATTTTGTGACACTCAGAAACGCTCTCTATGATTCCGTCTATAAAAACTAGCTTGGGATAATTAACCGAGGCTTTACTCGACTTGAGAGATGAAAAAAAGTCAATTGAAGGGTGCCATGAGCACTGCTGAGAACCAAAAACAATCTCAGTTTTTGTTGAGTCAGATTTGTCAAGAACGATTTTTCCGTCTCGGCCTGCTCGCTTGAGACTCTCTATTACAACTTTTGCCGATTTCTCGTCAGAAGCAGATGACATAGATTTTTCAAGCTCTAATAAAGAAAACCTTCTGTTTTTAATAGATTCTATGAAAGAGTTCTTGTCTTTTAAGCTTAAAAATTTAAGCATGACAAACGAACCACCCGCAGACGTAGACTCGGCGTCCACCATACACCTCAGAAGCATATTCTTAAGAGGCCCAGTACTTAAAACTTGCGATGCAATTCTAAGGCAGTCCGACTTCGAAGCAACGTAAGAAGAGTCATTCAGGTTAACAAACAACTTACCATTCTCAAGATCGCTGACTAGCGTCGAGATTTCAGAAAAAAGCTGCGCGGCTTCACGTCGCGCAGCTTCTGATGTTTTAAGAGTTACCTTCACGTTGAATTTTTGTTATTTCTAACGAGAAGATAAACTCAATTCTCAACAACTTCTTTCTTAATCCAATAAAGGCTGACGCCAGAATCAACCGGAGACCCGAGCACTTTAGAATTCTCTATGAGAACCGCCTGTAATGACTCTACTTTTCCACCGCCAAGATACGGAATAGGATCTAGCTCCGTCCCTTTAGCGACCATGTATCCAGTAGCGTCGAAGTCAGGATATAAAAATCCTTTTGCTCCAATCACAGATGGTTTCACGAGCGTAGAAATTCTAGACTTGGATTTCAAGAGTCTCTCCAGAGATTATTAGAGGCAAACGTGATGATTTCCTCTGATGAATCTGGGGTTTAACCGTATTCTTTGACCATTGTTTCGACCATGTCTGAGTACTTCTTCTGCTGCTCATTGTCACGGCTCTTAGATTTAGTGACAATACGCGCCATGTCCTTGACTGAAGCGATGAGATAACCCTCAATAGCTTCCTTGAGTGGCTCGTAAGACTTGTAGTCAACTTTCTGGCCGCGACGCATCTTGGCAAACATGAAAGCTGTCACATCAGCCCTGAAACCGTCACGCGCAGAGCCTGTGATTCCGATCTGCTCTTCGATAGACTGCAGGAACCTCTCGTCTGGGGCGCGATCTTCTGAGGTAACACGATCCTTCAACTTCTGCTTTGTCGTGTAAGCCTCAGCGTTGTCCATGTAGTTATCGAACAGTGACTGCGCTTGCTCTGAGTACGCCGTGACGAATGCCTTGGCAATCTCACCTTCGAGGATCTTGAGGTACTCCTCACGGATTGTCTTCTGGAGGATCTCGAGGTAGACTTTCTTCTTGTCTTCGTCAACAATCTGCTCTTTCACTTGCTTGATAAGAGCTTCAACAACTCGCATGGGCGTGATGAAGCTCTTATCAGAATCGGTTAGAGCTGAGTCGATCGCCTTGGTAATGAAACGAGTCGAGATGCCGTCCATCCCCTCATGACGTGCTTCCTCACGAAGGTCCTTAATGTCAACTTTCTTAGTACGACCCTTCTCAACAACTTCTTGACCGTCGTAGATCTTCATCTTGGTAAGAAGGTCACACTTTTGAGACTGACGAAGGCGGCTCATGACAGAGAACATTGCTGCAACCTTGATGGTGTGGGGAGCAATGTGGGCCCTGAAGTCAGAGCGACGAAGCATCTTGTCATAGATCTTCATCTCCTGGGTGAGCTCAAGGACGTAAGGGACCTCAATCTTCACAACACGGTCAAGGATAGCCTCGTTGGTGTGCTCTGACTTGAAACGATTCCACTCGGACTCATTGCAGTGCGAGATGATAACACCATCGAAGTAGAGCATTGAGTTCTTGCCAGGCGTCGGGACCTGCTTCTCCTGTGTCGCTGTGAGGATCGTGTGTAGGAACTCGATCTCGTTCTTAAAGATCTCAACAAATTCCACCACGCCACGATTACCGACGTTAAAGGCACCGTTGAGATTGAGGACACGAGGGTCATCCTCGGAGAACTTGTCGAGCTTCGAGATATCTTCAGAGCCAACGAGGGCGGAGACATCCTGAGAGTTTGCGTCCATCGGAGGAACAACGGCGATACCACGCCGGGCACGCTGAGAGAAGGAGGAGCGAACAACCGGGAATTTCTCATATTCACCGTTGAAGTCATTCATCAGCCTGAATCGACAGACTGGGCAAAGATCGCCCTCGATATGAACCCCTAGAACTTCCTCAAACTGACCACGCAGAGACCTCGGCAGGAGGTGCAAAGGCTCCTCCCTGACCGGACACCCATCTAAATGATAGATGGGCTCTGCGGCCTTCTCAAGTGCCTTCTTGACACCGTCTGCGAGAGCACTCTTTCCAGATCCGACTGGTCCCATGAGAAGGAGAACCTGACGGCTCTCCTCTCCCTTCAAAGACGCAGACTTCAGGAATCGCATGAGCTTAGCGATAACTCTTTCGTGACCGTAGAAGTCATCTTTAAAGTAGTTGTAGGTACGAAGCTTATCACTGTCGAAAAGCTTTCTGCAACGCGGGTCGTTGTCTTCGAGTGATTCAACACCGTATGATTCGATAGCGTCGACAAGACGACGAGCTGCAAGCTTGGTGACCGCCGGGTTTGTCTCAACCAACTTCAGGTAATCGATAAACGTACCAGTCCAAGATTCTTTTGCCGACTCTTTACGCTGGTTCTTGATAATCTTAAGGAAATCCATCAGAAACTCTCCTGTATTAAATTATGAGACTTCAAAGGGTTCGTCTTCGAGAATTGTGAACAATTGCACAGGACCCTTCCACAGTTCTTTTATTTTCTTGACGCAATTGTCAGCGTAATCAAGTTCAAGGTCACGTCCATCATGCTCATGACGTAGAATGAGCGTGTCTTTTTTGACTTCATCAACGTAGATCACGGGTATTGAATTACCTCCGACACCGTTAATCAGAGTTCTCTTTACATTATCCCAACCGTCTTCGTCAGATATATCTCTGATTGTCCAGTCAGGATTTTTTCCTTTTTCGGGAGCGTATGTGAAAAGATTAAGCTCTTCGCCAAGCTCACGATCAAGATACTGCCATAGGAAATTTTCATCAGAGCATGCTTCTCTTGCGATAAAGCACTCATCAATTCCCTTCTCTCTCTCTATCTTCTTGAAGACCTCAAACCCAAGGTGGTACGGGTTGATGCGACCGGGCCATGGTCTAAGAACAAGGTTGTGACTCTTAAGGAAGGGAATATGCATCGAGTCTGGAAGCTGGAGGTCATGAACTATCCTGTAGTGCCAGAATGATGCCCACCCCTCGTTCATCACTTTCGTCTTGATTTGAGGCCAGAAGTACTTCGCTTCATCTCTAATGACAGAGATGATATCGCGCTCCCAAGGCTCTAGATCTCTACAATTCTCAGCTATGAAGCCCAGAACATCGTATTCTATCTGCAAAGGTCTCTTGTCAGGATTCAGATTCGCGTACTTTTTAGGATCTTTCTTCTTGAGATCTAGAATTTCATTTCTAATTTCAAAGTCATCACGCTTGAATCTAGGCTTTCTATCAACCTGATACTGAAGAACGTGACAAGCGTCTATGACTCTTTCAACGTTTTCTACTCCGATAGAAGGGTCTTCAACGTATGACTGGAATCGCTTCTTGGCGTTTCTCAATCTCTGTATGATGTGATCGGGGTCAGTGTCTTTGAAAGTTATATTGTTCTTAAAGAAATCGCTGTGTCCAACACAGTGAGCCATGATGAGAACCTGCAGGTACAGCTGATTCTCCTGCATTAGATAAGCAATCGATGGGTTTGAGTTGATGATCAGCTCGTACGGGAGCCCCTCAGCTCCAGCGTTATACATGAAATGAGTTCTCTCGAACGTCTTTCCGTACGACCAGTGACCGTAATGGCTCGGCATGCCGTGATAAGACATGTGTCCGATCATCTCTCGATAATCGCATGTCTCATACGAGATTGGGTACCAATCGAGACCGTGACCGCGAGCGATCTCGCAGATCTTTTCGTCCCACTGCTCTAGATCTTTGACGCTCCAATCGCTCATGTCTTACCTCCAAATAGCCTGTTGAATGTTGGCCAGATGTCCTGCGCCGACTTGAGCATAGCGACTCTGAATTTCTTTCCATCATCAATTTTAGAAACTGAGTTCCAAAATGACATAGAGCGATCAGCTTCCCACGCCATACGCTCAGAATCAGGACAAACTTCGCAGTAGCATGTCATTTGAGAAATATCAGATAGCTCTCTGAACGCGTCGATCGCAGCGCTGTTGTCCTCCGACCAGTTGTCTCCGTCTGTGCAATGGAACGCGTAGATATTCCACGACGAAGGGTGGAAGCGCTTGTTGATGATTTCAAGAGCTAACTTCGGAGCTGAAGAAATATGAGTTCCGCCAGAAGCTCCGCGCTTGAAGAATGAATCCTCGTCAGTTTCAAAAGCTTCCGTTGTATGACCGATGAAGATTATTTGAATCGATTCGTACTTGTGACGAAGGAACTGGTACAAAAGGAAAAAGAAAGATCTAGCGATGAACTTGATGTTAGTCGTCATCGATCCCGAGACGTCCATCATGAAGAATATGACGGCGCTCGTTGCCTCTTTCGGCTTTTCTTTGATGTGATGAAAAGAAAGATCATCATCGTGAAATGGAAATACTTCCTCTCCCGTAATCGGATCAATCTCAATATCACCCGATCTCTTCGCTGCTGCCTTACGCTTTAGACGATTGATCGTCGATTCACGTTTGTCTAAGCGTGGCATGATTCCATGAGGACGATTACCATGTCTCTTTGTTTTGAACTCTTTGATCTCACGAAGCTTCTTTTTCTCAAGCTCCGGAAGACCCAAAGAGTCGAACAAGTATGACGCTAGCTCGTCAAGGCTAATCTCAACTTCGTAGAATTCTTCGCCCTTGTCTTTTCCGGCTTTATTTCCCTGACCCTGCTCTTGTTTTTGTCCTTTTTTCACGACCTGGCCATTCTGAATGTCAGTTCCAGGCGCTGATCCCGCCTGTTTGTTATCAGCGTTAGGCCCATAGACAAACTGCCATTCTTTGATTCCGCGGACCGGAATCTTTACTTTCTTCTTTCCGTCCTGCCCGATGATTGACTCTTCCGCGACAATGTTATGTACACCCTCACGAATTGCCTTTTCAATCTTCTGCTTATGACGAGAACGGTCAGACGCCGAACGATCTGCTGAAGCTTCGTGTTGTTTGAAAGTAGACATCTGTTACTAACTAGCACCTTCGACGCGGTCTTGCGCCCACTGAATAGCAGGTACGAGATACGGATAACAGCGTTGTTTCATGACGTCCCAAGTGAGCCAGTGAAAACCATCGTGTTCATATCGATTTGTTTCTGGATTGGGAAGTATAACAGGATCCTGGTCGGTAGAAGCCAGAAAGACTATCACATCTTTATGAGATCTTTCGAGAATCTTCGGAGCCTGGCCCCATTTCATGTCAGACGTAGCCACAGAGATTCCAGCTTCCTCTTTGCATTCTCTGAAAGCTCCGTCCAGGTCACTCTCACCAGGTTCAACATGACCCTTCGGTATGTCTATTTTCCCGTAGACTCTAAGCCCAAGAACTCTCCAACCATCCGCTTCTTTACGAACTATGATAAACCCGGCCGATCTTTCTTTCTTTTTCTTAGACATACGACTACTCTCTTTCTGTAATCGTAACTAAAAATCAGCGGGAGTAATCGTCGGAAATTCTCACAACATCATCTAATTCTGGGGTTGAGACCTCGACGAGAATCACGTCATTTCCAGCGGCAGAGAACCTGTGAATGGTCTTGGGGGTGACATGATATACCTCTCCTGGGTCGAGATACATTTCAACTAAATCAGTCCCTGTTCCAAGCTCAAGAAGCAATCTACCGCTAAGAACTCTGATTGTCTCTTCTTTAATTTCGTGGTACTGCCTCGAAAGCCTGTGACCTTCAGTAATATACAGGTACTTACCCACGTATTTCGGGGTCTCTGCCCAGATCTCTTCTTTGCCCCAAGGCTTTTGAACTGTTCTCATGTTCAAATTTTAAACTTCTGGGTCAACGATAAATCTCGTCTCTACCTTTTTTAGAAGCGTACAGGCTCAACATTGATCCGCCGAAAATGTTTGCGTCAAATTCGATCGGATTGAGATGATGCGGGGGCATTTTTCTTGGAATTAAGTCAACTTCGTGTTGCTTTAGATGAAAAGCTTCATGAGCAATTGATCTAAGAATGTCGGCCAGAGATCTTGAGGCGCAGTATATCCTGATATTTTTCTGAGGATACGAGCAAATCGCTGTCGTCATGATTTTGGATTTTTTACGATCCAAAGCAAGATAACAGCGATATGTTTCATTTAGCTGCAAGACTTTCGCGCACTGGTCTAGAAAGTCTTTGACTATTTTAATATCTCTCCGATTCATTTCACAGTCTCTGCTGATCATGAGCTTAAAAGAGCTTGAATCTAACTCTGACATTTCTTCATTGTCAAAGAGAGTCAGATTTTTCAAAACGTCATTAAGCAGCTCGGAGGATTTCATCTTTCACTTCTTTATTGCTTTAACTAGGTCGGACGAAGACTGAATCTTTCCTCCTCCAACACCAAAAATCACCTGAGTTCCCATAGATTCGCAAAGATCAAATTCGGGAACATTGCCGGCAGCATCTCGATCGCCGCCCTTCGTAAACGCGAACGGCTTTAGAATTTTTAACGCTTCTGTCACAGTCTGGCTTCCATCATCCCAAGGAACTACGTAATCGACCCCACGGACGCCAGCTATGATCTCCATTCTCTCAATTTCAGGCATGAAAGCGTATCCCTTCTTGCGAAGCAAAAACCCGTCACCGTTCACAATCACGGCGAGACGGGTCTTTCCTCCGACTTTCTGGGTAAGATCGGCAGATTCAATTAAGCAACGAAGGTGTCCAACGTGCATCGGGTCAAAACCACCAGATGTGACAATCAAACGCTCGTTGTAGATGTCTGCATGAGCTCTAAGATCTTCAACTGATTCAAAAATTTCTGCCATTTTAACTCCTACGTCTTGTGAATCGAATCGCGGAACGACTCTGGGAACATGTCCCGCTGCTGTCCGTAAAATCTATCCCAGTCGGAGTCCAAGATATAGGAAACGGCATGATCGTCTGCAGAGCGAATAGAGCGCCCGAGTGACTGGATGATGGTCTTTGCCGTCTGAAGTGGGTACCACCAGCTCCACTTACGCATCCGCTTTTGAACCAGCTTGTCACCGAGATAAGGATACGGAACCTTACAGATGATCTGGAATCGGCTGAGGTTGCCCTTGAGGTCAACTCCCTCTGTCATTGACGGAGTCACTAGAACAGTGGGCTCTTTGCTGCTGATGTGCTGATTGAGAACGTCCTCGCGATCCTCAGATTTATGAGTGAGAAGTCTCTTGCTTCTGATGTTCTTCATAATGTAACTCGAGACCTTGTACGAGTGACAGTGAATGATCCCCTTCTCGTTTGGGTGCGCCGCGAGAATTTGACGAACAGCTTCCGCAAGCTTAGGAAGAGTGTTGTCAATTTCGGCGGCGCTCATCTTACCGATGGAGCTCACAAGAACTGGTCTATTTTCAACAGGGAACGGAGAGGGCAAACTGATGAATGCTGCATCACCAAGCGGGATTCCGAGGCTCTCACAAAACGCTCTCTGGTTGAGAATAGTCGCCGAGAGCATCAAAACTTTTTGACCAAACCTGAAAAGAGATTGTTCAGAATAAGGAGAGATGTCGATCGGCTTGAACTCGATCCTTCGAGTCTTCTTGTCCTCAGCCTCTGCGACGTTTAGCACCCAATTGTCTTCATCGAAAAGATCGATGAATCGATTTACCTTGCACATGTGCTTGTCAAGCATTTCAATCTGACGAGAGAGAGCATCAAACTCTTTCACTTTTTCGCGTAGACCGGCATGCTGCTCGAACATCGACTCAATATGTTTCAAGTGAGACGTGAGCTTCACAACGTAGACGTTCTTGATCCAGTCAAATGCTGCTCTCTCGCTGTTGAGAGTTTTGGGCATCTGAAGGTTAAGAACAGTCTGCGCAAACTTTTCAGAAACTGATACTTCGATGAACTTGCTGAGTTCAGAGTCAGAGTTGTGAGCTTCATCGATGACAAGAACATCTCGAGGTAGGAGCTTACCGGCGTATGTCGTTTCAGCCATGAAGTAGGAGAAGTTAGTAATGGATTCCGGAGACTCCATGAACTTTCCCTTTGCTTCCTTGTAGTTGCAGCTGAAAGAGCACGTGCGGAAGAATTTGGAAGTCTTATCCTGCTCCAGCTTCAATAGTCGTTGAGATTCACCGCAAGATTGCTTCTTGTGATACTTACACTGGTAATTTGAGCTCGACTTGATCGACGTCATCGGACCCTTACACCCGCCGAAGTCGTCAAGGTACTGCTCCTGCAGAATCTTCTGCGTTGTGAGAAAATAAGAGCCTCGCTTGTAATCTTCGGTAGGGCTAAGCCAGCTCGATAGAGCTCGTGAAATGCAAACTCCGATTGCCGACTTTCCAACTCCAGTTCCAGCCTCGATGATAACAAATCTCTTTCCACTCTCAAACTCATTGAGAGCAAACTCGATCGCTTCGCGTTGTTGATCTCGAATTTGACCGAACGGAAAATGACTTTCGTACTTGATCATTGGGCTCACTTTTAGTTTGAAGTTTGAGTTAAACTACCTTCTACATTTTAAGCTTCACGCTCAAGAAGAATAGATATAAATGGAATAATAATAACATAGAGAATGGAGGGCGCGATGAAGATACTAGCTGTATTACTGATGATGGTCGGATGCAATGAAGCGAGGCTCATCCCAAATCAGCAAAGCTTTGTCTACATACGAACTCAGTCGATTGAGGATGAAAAAGACTGCGAAGGTGAGGATTGCTCTCTTAAGATCATAACGAGCAGCGGATCCGGATCAGTGATTCGTCATCACAATCATAACACCTACGTCCTCACTGCTGGTCATGTATGTGAGACCCCAGACCCGAGCGTAACGATCGCAATAGCCGTCGATAGCGCTGGAAACGCTCACGACATCGAAAGGTCAAGATACTCTAAAGATCCGGACCTGTGCATCATGAAGTCTCTCGGTCTGTGGGGGATTCCATTGAAATTTTCAAACTCTTCAACGGGACTAAAGTACGGAGACAAAGTCGTCTCTATGTCAGCACCGAACGGGATATTCTCAAAGAATATGGTCCCGTTATTCAGCGGAATGTACTCTGGTAACCTGCAAAATGGAGATAACGTGTACACACTCCCAGCGATGGCTGGAGCCAGCGGGTCGGCTGTACTGAATGATAAGCTTGAGATCATTTCGGTGATTCATTCTGCAGCGAAGGGATTTCAGCACATCGCTATCGGAACAAGCCCCCAACGCCTCGATCAATTTATGAATAGCACAAGAGATTTCATCGAAGAATAGATTCGATTACTGTTGAGACTCGTCGTTCGCTAAAAGAGAACGATACGCTCTTTCAGCACGATCTCTAGCCCAGAAAGATGCATCACTCTCTGTCTTGAAACGTCTGCTAGGAGTGCTGAGGTCATCTCTGTCTTTCACTGTTACACTCGCGAAATAACAATCATTGACCGGGTCGGCAGTGACAACAACATGAACTCCCGGAAAGTCGCGCCAGTTCATGGTGTCAGGTCTGGGAGATTTTAGATCTCTACCGATCTCTTCTCTAATTAGATTTCTCAGCAACGAGATCGTCATAGCGATCTCTCAATCTCTTTGATATCTTTTATGCTGGACAGTATAATCCGCGCCGCTTCCGGATCGGTCTTGGCGAGCTTCCTGACTATCAATTCTAGATCTTTTATTGCTCTTCTAGAGAGATATCTCGATCGTGCTGACTGGTTCTCGGATTGCAATCAAATCTCCAGATTGATTTCTTCTTATAACTATCAAGCTCTCATGAGTCATCGGGCACTTTTCGAATTGAAGATCGAGCTCACCATCTAACGGAACTTTGTAGATGAAATCTTCATTTTCGTAGTTTAGAACTGGATCGTAAAAATCCACGTCAGACGTGAGCAGAAGAGTCGTGAAGAGAGCGATAAACATAACTAAAAATCTCCGTGAACGCAAATAAATATCGCAGCTTAGAGTCTAAATCTCTAAGCTGCGATTAAATTTACATGCTACGTGTCATCTCTTAAGAATTTTTTTTCATAATTTCTTTCATGATTTTAACACGTTGCTTCGCTTTACGAAGCTTGTCTTTCGGTCGCTCGATCTCGGTGCAAAAAGCGATAGTGTGTTCAGCTGCTGACGCTTCCCGCTTCTCAAGAGACATTATCTTCTTACTCTTCTTTAAAGCGCCTATGATTCTGTCTATCGACTTCTTAGTATCTTTCATTTCGTGAGGCTTCATTTTTTTTCCAAGGCCTCGTGGGTTGATTTGAAAAATGCCAAGCTCTCCCGCGGATCCGACAGCGTCGGGATTTAATTTGCTTTCAGCGTAAGCATTAACAATAGCACCCATAATCAAGTTGTCAGAAAATCCATGAGACCGTAGCTTACGCTCGATTCCACGAGCGATATCAACCTGATCATCGTTCAAAACTAGATTGTTCGCGACTGTGAACTCGTAGGGTTCGGGTTCGGCTCTCGAAATTTCACTTGGGTATAGGGCGATTGCGCTAATTGAAATAAAGCACAACCCATGTGCCAAGTGCGAGAGATGATGCATTAACGATTGCAAGCTCAAGTCTTTCTCCTTTTGACTTTGCGTCCAGGTAAAAAAACATGTTGAACGCATTGATGAGTGGCAGAACAAATCCGAGTGAGACCGCAATCAAGACTTCTTCGTGGGCTAGTGCTATTGAGAATCTCGTTGCAAAGACGTTTGTGCACATCGAAAGTGCAAACGCAGCTAGGAGACGAACGATCCTCTGCTTTAGTATGCTCCGTGGGTCTTTTTCCATGCGATGTCTCACTCGTCGTTGTCTGCCAATTCGTAATTATGCTTCTTGCTGACTAGCTCCCAAGCACGCTGACGTACTTCCATCATTACGTGACCTCTCTTTGATCTATTCGACAGACGGTCAATCCTCTTTTTGCTGAGAATACCCCTAAGAATCTTTCGAAACTTCCTGCGACACCGAAGAGATTCATCTTTTGTCATCGATGCTAGAGCTTCATCGATGCTTCTCGGTCTCTCATCACGAAAGGCGCTAGCGATCGTAGGGTGAATAACCCCAAGATCAAGGGCGATCATATCACTGAAAATATCGATCTGCTTGTAAGCGCTCATGTTGTCTCCTAGAAAAAATGCCGGAGCATCAATAGGTTGATAGCTCCGGCATTGAGTTTACTGACCACTAGCATCGTGTGGAATTTCAACTGGACACAAGCTTATCTGATCGCTGAAATCGATCGATGCGATACTCCATTTTTAGAACCGGAGAGGACGCGGTCCCAACGCTGGACATCTCAGACCCTACGTTGAATAATGATATTCCTCTCGGACGCAAGACAACAAAGGAAGTGCGTCTACGCTATCACTAGAATGATAGCATCTGGTGATCCCACTGGGAGTTGAACCCAGCTTACGAGATTGAAAGTCTCGAGTCCTAACCGATAGACGATGGGATCAATGTGGTTGGGGCGTAAGGATTCGAACCTTCATTCGCGGGGTCAAAGCCCGCTGTCCTACCGTTGAACGACGCCCCATCATGGGTCCGTTTTTGCGGAACGGTTTCCTGAAACCTCAGGTGGTGGGCCCTGTGGGGGACGATCCCACAACCTTGTGATTAAAAGTCACTTGCTCTGCCAGTTGAGCTAAAGGCCCGCTTGATTTTGTTTGCGCGGTTTGTTTCCGCTCCTCACATATTGATAATAACATGAGTGCGGTAGCTTTGCACGATTTATTTCGGCTTAACGCCACTTTTTAGCACAATCTCACAGATGTGTTCGAGACGCTCGATATGCTCAAAAGCTGACCACGGGTCCCCCGCGACGGCACAAACTCCGTGATTTGCCTGCCCTACGACGTCGTGCTGGATCGAGCCGTCACCAGATACCCCCAGGTGGGCCCCAGTTGCGTCACCCAATTCACGTGATGTTGCCGGCAGGCAAGGTACATTAGGCCCAACACGGGTGTACCGGTTCACTTCTGGAAACTGTCTGGCAATCTCCTGCAGGTCCCAACCCGCGTACATGGCTGCAACTATATGCGTCGCGTGAACATGCACAACGGCTCGGGTCTTTGAAGCACTCTTTTGGACTAACCAGTGCATGTGAAGCTCGCCAGAGGCGCTCTGCCCGCCGGGAACGATGACACCATCATCCGTGAGCTTACATTTCACGATATGCTCTGGGTGAATGATCGTCTTTCTCCAGCCAGAGGGCGTGATGTAGAGAGTCTTTGAATTTGTTCTACGAAGTGAGATGTTACCGTCTCGGGTGGTGATCCACCCACGCTCGTGGCACTCACGCATGATATCGCCAATTGCTGTCAGCATGTCAATCCTTTAGAAGTTCTTGATGCTTGGTTCCACCGTCATACGTGACTGCGAACCCTAGTTTAACAAGTTCATCGTTGCAGCACAGACCGTCTTTAGTGTGTATCTTTCCGAGCCATCGACCGTACTTGTCCAGACCACCAGACTCAAGGTAGACGTCCTGGTCAAGGATTTTTGATCTAAGCCAATCACGAGCAGCGAGACCCCTTTCCTTCAGCTGCTTGTCTTTGCTCTTAAGCTCAGCGGTATCGATTCCTGCTAGTCTAACCTTAAGACCCTTGAGAGTCATAGAAAACCCAAGATCAATGTCGACGGTGATCGTGTCACCATCGTACACTTTCTTGACGTTAGCGCGGTAGAAAAAGCAACGTGAGTCCATGAGCTTTAAGTATTTCAAAAACAGAAACGGCAGCCCGAAGGCTGCCGCTTGCTGCTATTTTAGAAGATTACTTCGCTGCAGTGTCAGCAGAAGTATCAGCGGAGCTGTCATTCTTGTCGCCGGTGCAACCACCGAGGAAGATAGAGCTAAGAGCCGCGAGAATCATGAACTTCATTACTTTCTCCTTGAGAGATTTTAATTATATGATACTTGGAAATCTTGTAACAATGGTGCCCCGAGCGGGATTCGAACCCGCCCTACAGAGATTTTAAGTCTCCTGACTCTGCCGCTGGTCTATCGGGGCTAGTGAATGAAATATAGCGATGAGTTGATCTATTTACAAGAATATTTAGCGTCATGGGCACTGACCTTAGAAAATTAATACGCCTAATGCTGGAGTCGGATGAGACAGTTCCGACCTCGAGAGATTTCGTTTCTTATGATCCGTTCTCTCATAGGCAGGCAACGATAGAGAGCGTTGCGAAAGACGTCGCAGAAGAGCTCGAACTTTCTAACTTGAGATACCTTTCAAGATCGAAACGGCTTTACGGAGCTTACACGTTCGCAGCGATCGATGAAAGAAACGAGAACGTGGTGCTGAAAATTCAGCCCGTGAATGAGATCGAAGGTTACAAACGCGCGCAGCAGATGATCTCTCGTCTTCCCAATCATGTGTCACGCCATATGCCAGTCATCTATAAGATAAGGACCTTAGACGAGCTTGGCGTTCCTCTTCCAAGTGACGATTTTGGAAACTCTGAGAATCTCGGAATAATCGTCATGGAGCGTCTCGAGCAACTTCCCGGCAACATGTTCGATCTAATCACCGAACCAGCGACAAGCTCGATGCAATCTCTGAGATCTCTTATCAGCGATCATCAAGCTTTCGGAGATATGGTCGACAATGTGATCGAAAAGAATGAGAGGACGATTTCGTCCGTTATTTCAAAATCTGATCGCAAAGTTGATAAGCTGCAAGAGCTCGAGAGATTGAGAAAGATGTTGAAATCGATTGCGTTCAGTCCTGAATCGGTTGTTGGCGACGAAAGCACGATGATAAGCGTAACAGACGGACTGAACGACACAGTTCAAGAGAAAGTAAGACTTTGGTGCCGCGCGCTAGGAATTACAAAACCGGGTGCCATACAGACATTGACGAAAATGCTGATGAGCACAGTGTCAACGGTTCTGGGTAGACGAGCAGTACCCAAAGAGCCCACTCGCACCAGCCCGGGAGCTCTCGGTCGTGTGAAGGGAATTCGAGAGTTGGTGAGAGCTCTAGAGGATCTTAAAAGATTGAATATCAATCCATCCGACGTTCATGGAAACAACATCATGCTACGTCCAGAAACTGGTGAGCTTGTCCTGGCTGACCTAGGTCACTTCAAGTAATCGATCTCGTCAAGTATTTCTTCGATCATTTCTCGAAGCTTCATCTGCTTGAAGTATTTCGCTATCTTTCGACGGACGTCTGGCTCGACCATGAGCCCTGGCTGGTCGAGCATGTCGGGCTCACTTCCATATGTCGGGTCATGAGGGGCTCTTGTTTTTGCTCGAGGCTCTGATAGTTTGTGTTTACCAGCGGGTGGATCGCCAGAAGTTCGCCAGCTCATGTGTCTAAATATCCTTCCGAAATTTCCAGATAAGCCACGCGCTGAGAATCAGAAACGCTGCTGTGCCCCACCTGAATACCTCGCGACCGACAGGGTCGATAAGAGTCCACATTAGAATGGAGAAAGCTCCGTCAAGAATCCACGAAATTACCTGCATGATCCGACCAAGCTGGTGGTCATCCCGCTGGGGACTTCAACTTCGACAAACGGCTCGTAGCAACCCTCAGAGTTAATGTTACGTGTGTCTGTCCAAATCAGACGAGAGGATAGATAGACGTTGACCGTAACGTCATTGGTTCCGCTGTAGACCGATCCCGGATAGTCGTGTACATAGACTGTGTATGATCCACGTGCTGGAGAATCGATGTTGATGTTTTCAGGTCCTGTCCCCGGAATATCATCAAGGTCGAGGATAGGGTCGTCAACAGTGCTCGCGCCACCCCAGTTGAGACCGCCCCACGTGCAGTTCGCAAAGTAGCAGTCGGAGCTGGTTGTCAGGATACCACCGTTGTCAAGGAGGTGAAGATCCATGTCATCCCCGGAATGGGCCCAGAACATCTCAACCCAGAGACCGTCGCCTGCTGTAGCGTTGAGAGTTGCGTAGCATGGCTCGGAAACCAATCCGTCGTCGTCTGTGACAATAAGCTCGCCGATGTACTCACCTGCGATGTCAGGGACGAAGCCACGTCGGTTCGCAGTTCCGCCGGGCATTGTCGAAGTTGCACCAGCTGGTGTGGAGTAGAGCGACCATGAGTAATCAGTGATAGAGCCGTCCGGATCGTAGGACGAATTACCGATCCAGTCAGCCGATTCATGGATTGCGAGCACCTCACCGGGATCAACGGAGCACACAGCTACGGGCTGCGACAAAGGTGGATCCGTATCAGCTGAATCGCCGGTGTCTACAACGATCTCAGCACCTGCTAGCAGAGGCACACTAAGATAAGGGTTGCTAGGATCATTAGAAAGAATTTGAAGTTCACCTGTTGTCTCGCTTCCGTCAGAGGTGTAGGTTACTGTGATTTCTGCAAAAGAGTTAGGTTCGAAAGATCCAATGATCGGCTCAAGAAGAGTGAACGTCTCACGGCCACTACCGATCTGCATCGCGGTGATGTTGAGCGTAGCATCTCCCAAAGATGAAAGAGTTGCAATCTGCGCCGATCTTTCTCCCGACGCGACAATACCAAAATCGATCGGAGACGGATCAACTTGGATTCGAGGAGTTCCCTCGGCGGGAGGATCCTTGATCGAGTGAATCTCGGTATCCATGCACCCACTCTCGAGCGGCAGTAGAAGAGTAAAAAGTAATAAGTACGGGACTCTGTTCATTGTCGCTCCATTCCTAACTATAGGAGGAGTTAGGGGCGATTTAATGTCTCCGAAGGATCAACGATAATAATATCATCGAACCCTTCCTCGCGTGTCGGCATCTCGAATCGTGCCAGTGTATCCTCGATGATCTTTCTGCTCAGATGCTTGTCATCCAGCTCCGCAGCTCGTTTTTCGACAGACTGCTGGACAAGTTCCTCCATCCCACGGTAGTCAAAGAACACTGCGATCTTTTCGTAATCGTCCTCACGACCCTGGATCGCTGCGAGAGCTCGACGTCTTGCTTTGGATCCCATGTTTGTCATATCAACAACGATGTCCTTACTGGAGGCGGAAGCCCCCTTGATATTGTCCTTGTGAAGCCTCTCTATCTCCTTACGATGAGCACCCGCTCTTGGACCAGCGATCTCATCGTATTTTAGTCCAAGAGGTTTCCTGACGATGTCGACCACTTTGTCGTAGCTGATGATGTAAGGGTCGGAAACATTCTGCTCAACCCAATAGGATTTTCCGACTCCCTGCGGCCCAACAAGCACATAGATCTTGGGACGAGAGAGACTCTCGCGGATAATCTGGCGTAGAAGAGAGATAGACAAGCTCATGCCCAATACATATGTTGAATCCCAGAGAGGATTCAATCTTCCTCTCTGGGATTGTTTACGCAGACTCAGCTTTTGGCCGTGTAATCACTGCAGAACTTCCGCTCTAGTGCTGGAAGCTCCAAGTCGCCCAGCTGCGGGAGACTCTCGGCCCTCGCCATCACGGCATTTGCAGCCTCGGTTGCCTCGAGGTCAGCATTGTTCCAAACTTCAGAGAAGAGGCGATCCACCACTGCTCGACGCGACTTGAAGAAGTGCTCCATGACCGTCATGTTATGCGTGAAATTCGCGTCCTTCCGATCCTTCTCGGTCTGGAGACGAGAGGCCACCAGGGCCATCACAGCGAGCTCAGCGCCGATGTCCACAAGTCGTGCAAGGATGAGCTGCCTCATCTCAAGCTTTGGTCCCCGGAGCAGCATCTGGTGGAAGAGAGTGAGAGCCAGTCGACGAGTGTTGCTCTCTGCCCAGCGAAGCTGTCGGGCGATCTGATCGTCAAACTTGAAGAACTTGTCAAAAATAGAGCCCACAAAGTTCTTCAAGTACCACTTCGGGTAGATGAGAGAGCACTTTCCGACCGTCTTCACCTTGTCCCACAGGGTAGCGCCCTTCTTGAAGAGTCCGCCGGCATTCCGGAGGTGACCGTCTAGAGCCTCACGAGCGATGAAGAGATGCATGACGTCGGTGGTTCCCTCAACGATCCGATTGATCCGAGTGTCACGGAGCACGCGCTCCATCGGGAATCCGACCTCACCACGGTCCGCCACCGACTTCTCGGTCTCGAAGCCGCGTCCACCGCGGAGCTGGAACGCGGTGTCAGCGACTTCCCAAGAACGCTCAGAGTTCCACATCTTGGCGGTTGCAGCCTCCATTCGAATGTCGACACTGTGACGGTCGCTGAGAGCTGCACCGTAGAGAGCCAGGGTCTCCATGGCGTAGGTCTGGCCTGCGATCTCAGCCAGCTTCTGCGCACCGGCCTCGTGATTGCCGACGGCCTTACCCCACTGGACGCGGCTCTTGGCCCACGAAGCGGAGAAGTCAAGGACATCTTTAGAGACAAATGCCGCCACCGCGGGAATTCCGAGTCGACCGTCATTGAGAGTGGTGAGCGCAAGCTTGAGACCCTTTCCCTCACCGAGGATGACGTTCTCAGCAGGAACCTTCACATTCCGGAATCTGATGAGACCGTTCTCGATTGCTCGAATTCCGAGGAAACGACAGCGATGGACAACCTCGAGACCTTCCGATCGACCCTCCACCACGAATGCGGTGATTCCCTTTCGACCGTCCTCCGAGGTTGTCCGAGCCATGACGACGTAGAGATCAGCCAGAGTTCCGTTGGTGCACCAGAGCTTCTCACCATTGATGACCCAGGAGCCATCGGCCTGCTTCACGGCCTCGGTGACCATGCTCGCCGGGTCGGAGCCTGCACCGGGCTCGGTGAGAGCGAAAGCTGAGAGCTCACCCTTTGCGATACGCGGAAGCCACTTCTTCTTCTGCTCTTCGGTACCAAAAAGCTTCAGGGGTTGGGGGACACCGATCGACTGGTGAGCCGAGAGAGTGGCAGCAGTAGATCCGCAGTACTTCGCAACCGCTCCGAGGATCCGGACGTAGTTGGTCTGGGAGAGACCGAGACCGCCGTACTCCTTGGGAATCTTGATACCGAAGAGACCGAGCTCAGCGATACCCTTCCAAACGTGAGGCGGGATCTCCTGGTTCTTGTCGATAGCGTCACCATCGAGGTTGCCCTTTGCCCAAGACTCGAATCTCGCGATTAGCTCATCTCCTGCCTCACGATCGACCACGCTCTGCTCAGGAAACGGGTAAGAGAGTTCGACATCCAGGTCGCCCATGAACATCGACCCCATAAAAGACTTGGACTTCCAGTCCAGCTCCCGGCTCTCCTCGGCGACCTGGATGGACTTTGCTTCTTCAGACGTACGATTCTTATTCTCGATCATCTTTTCTCCTTTCGTGAAGTATAAAGCGAAATGAATGACTGTTCAACTTAAGTTGCAGACAAAAGAAAAGCGGCTTTTGGAAATGCCTCCAGAGCCGCGAACTGTGCCAACCTACGATTTGGACGGGATTGCTATCAGGATACCCGTGCTTTCGATCCCTGATCAGGGGATTTCAGAAGTTCTTCGGATTTCCCTTGGTCGAACCGAGGAACAACACGATATCGTTCACTTGCTCCGGTGTGAGCGCCTTCCCAAGCTGGTGCTTGCCCATCATGTAGACCGCCGCTCCCAAGCTCTCGGAGGATGCATCATGAAAGTACGGAGCAGTTTCAGTCGAGTTACGAAGCGAAGGAACCTTGAACACCATTCGATCGCTCTCCTGACCAGTCACTGCGAAGCGCCCCTGGTCGGCCTGGTTCGGCCACGGCTCCACAACTCCGAGCTTCATGAATGAGCCGCCACCGAGAAGCGTACCATTATGGCAGGCTGCGCAACCAGCTTCCATGAAGGTGTTGAGACCGCGCTTCTGATTATCATCAAGCGCAGAATCGTCGCCCTTCAAAAAATCATCCCACCTGGAATGGGCGACCAGAGTTCGCTCGTAAGCTCCGATCGCGACTCCGACATTCTCGAAGCTGAGCGGATCCTTGACACCGGGGAAAGCCTGGGAGAACGCAACAACGTAGGTCGGATCATTCTTTAGGACCTCCACGACAGTCTCAGCGTCCGGCATCGCCATCTCACCTGCCGCGAGGATGGGACCAAGCGCCTGCTCCTCCACCGTCTTCGCTCGGCCATCCCAGAACTGGGCAACCTGACCTGCAGCGTTGAAGACAGTCGGAGAGTTACGACTTACAGGGACCATCTTGTGTCCGGGCGAGAAGCTGTGCTCATCCGCCCCATCCTTCGCCACGTTATGACAGGTAGAGCATGACATGTTGGCGTCAGCAGAGAGCTGGGTCTCGAAGAAGAGTCGACGTCCGAGCGCGATACGCTCTGCGGATGGCTCATTACCTGCGACAAAGAAATTTTCCAGGAGAGGCTGGAAAGCCCCAAGCTTCGTGCGATCGACCGTCACCGCGTCTGTGGTCTGTGGGTTGACGATCTCCTTGACCGGCTGATCGTTGTTGCATGCGATGAGAAAGGAGAGTAGGGCGATCATTTCGTGTCCTCTTTTGCTGTTGTTGATTGGCTTAAAAAGCCGGCATCTAAATTAATAGATGCCGGCTCCGTGGTGCCCCCTGTCGGAATCGAACCAACAAAGCCTGATTACAAAACAGGTATTTTGCCATTAAATTAAGGGGGCAAGATGGCGGCGGGTGAGGGACTCGAACCCCCGGACCCCTTTCGAGGCTCATCCGCTTTCAAGGCGGCGCCGTTATGACCACTTCGGTAACCCGCCAGTTTCTAGATTGATTATATCAGATTCGCGTAAGATTACAAGTTTATGTGGAAAGTTTTTCCATTTTGATTTGTCACGCTCAGTGACGTATCCCTTAACTTCAATAAACATGTTATTGATTTTGAAGTCTGGAATATAGTAATGAAATTCTCCGTGATGTTCATAAAGAAATTTATCTTTATTTCGTTCCCATTGAATGTTCATCGAATCCATGCAGCTAGCAAACCTAAACTCAAGTGTTGAGTCAAGATACACTTTACCTGCGATGGGAGAATCATACCATCCTCCCTTTCCAACCCCAGAACCTCTGCGATACCCACCAGCTTGTGGGTTCTTTTTCATTTTCTCTGATATTTTACGACGTCTCTCATTTTCAATTTCTGAAGAATTCGCTTTCCACTTTCTTCCCTTGAGAGATTCGGACAATTTTGCTTTTGTTTCTTCGCTTGATTTTTTTCCTTTATTCCACCCGCCTCTTCCACGTCCCGTAAACGTAGCTCTCTTGTGAGCCCCTGCTCCCATTCCGTCACATATTTCTACGTGACGCTCTCTTTGAGAATGAATGTGATGTCCGCATTTTGGACATGCCCAACGAGGCGGTGGGGTCGTTCCATCACAAGATTTTCTGTGATTTCCGTGACCAGCATTATTGACAAACTCACGATTACATTTACCGCATGTTACCATGCTAGCTAAGTATGCGCCCAGCGGTTAATCGCGCTTGTCTTATTTATCTTAAAATTGGTACCGGAAGCGGGACTCGAACCCGCACGTTCTCTATGAACGGAAGATTTTGAGTCTTCTGCGTCTACCGTTCCGCCATTCCGGTAATTGTATCAGAGCTTCATGGTCTCCCAATCACCGTCCCAGTTTGTGTATCGGACTGCTTTCACGCCCTTGATTCTCAGGAAGTTCTGGCAGTGAACGCACGGTTTTGCCATTGTGAGTGTTCCATCTTTGAAGCACCTCATAACGTGAATACGCTCTGGAATATCCTGAAGCTTAAGAATCAGGTCAACTTCGGCGTGGATACCGTAGTGTGTATCGGGACTGTTGGCGTAGCGCTTGCGAAACTTTGCAGTCTTACGCCGCTCAGAATTAACTCCGATGGTGCCTTTCTTGTTGACGTAGGCAGCAACGTGGAAGATCTCGTTGTTGTTAAGCGCCCTGTTCTTCGCTTCGTAGTACACTAGACATAACGTCCATACCCTCCATACATCATGATAATACCACATCACGGGTGGGTTTGCACAATTCAAGTGGGTGGTTGGGGAGGAAGGACTCGAACCTTCAACATACGGAGTCAGAGTCCGTTGTTCTACCAATTGAACTACTCCCCAGCGGAGCACGTGCTCTCCGTGCGGTCACACCACTGGCTATGATCACTTGCCCCGCAGGTGGCGCGGATTCCATTGCGTGGAAGAAAGTACGGAGACGGAGAGATTCGAACTCTCGGTTCCCTTTCGGAAACACACGCTTTCCAAGCGTGCACCATCGGCCACTCGGTCACGTCTCCCTTTACTTTTTAATGGTGGAGGATATCGGGTTCGAACCGATGACCCTCGGCTTGCAAAGCCGATGCTCTCCCAACTGAGCTAATCCCCCGTTGTGATCTTAAATATGCAACTCTATCTTCTTCGATTAGCGAATCGAAAAATATTGTGAATGACTCTGATAATTTGATAAACCAGCGTGATCAGCCTCATGTACTTATGTTAATCTACCGCTAGCAATTTTGCATGATTATTTCAATTTTAGTAGCTTGATCAGCAGCGCCTCGTAGAGTGATGACTGCTCAACGCTCCTGTCATCGATGCTCGTGAGGTAGGCTGACATCTCTGACTGAAATTCTGAGACGGCAGCGCTTAGCTTCATGATCTGCGATTTTGCGAACTCGTACTTGATCCGCTTGGACTCGCGCGTACGAGTCTCGTTAGAAGCATCCGACCTCTTAATTTCTCCAAGCTTATCATACAGCTCGCTCAACCCGACCTCAGAAGCATTAGAGATCGCTTTTTTGTATTTCCTGTTGATCGCTTCCATCTGCTGACGCTGCTCAGCTGGCACCGATGTCAACCATCCAGGAACGAAATCACTCTGAAAGAACGAGTCGAAATCGACGTCTAGATATCCATCGTTCTGCCTGAACACCTCAGGACTGTCACCGACCAAGTCCCTGTAGAGACCGATCTTTGACATCGCTCCGGACACGATATCTTGCAGCTGTTCGGAAAGATCTTCGACACCGCCGAGCTTTGCTTTTAGATCTTTGACGCGTGGCCGGTTTAGGTTCTTCTTGTCAAGGACCTTCAGCCGTTCAGCCCCAGCGCTCTCCCTCTCCTTCCTCTTTTCGACCGCGTATCTGAGACGTAGGACGTCGATCAGCCGCTTCTCACCGTGCTCAGGGTCTAGTATCGTGTAATCGCTGCCGAGCTCCTTTATCACAGGCACGACGAGCTGTGTGAAGCGTTCAAGCGGCACCGAGCTGTGAAGGAACGCTGAACCCGATAGCATCACGAGAAATTTTGCTGCCTCGATGTCCTGCGACACGATGCTGCCCTTCACGCTGGCGAAGAATGATTCGCAGAGCTTGATCGCAAACTTTGCTGCGATCGGATCCGGACCTGTGACGTAGAGCCTCCCGAGGAATCTCTCCATCCAGCTGAACTTACCACCTGAACTATTAACGAGAGCATCGATGATGGATTCATTGCCAGCGAGATCGTAGGTGACAGCGATCTTGTACGGAAGGACAGCGTCAATTTTACCGGAGCTGCTCACGAACCAGGACACAATCTCGGAGATATCATCACGCAACCCGAGCTTATCAATCGTACCCCTCAGTTTGCTTCCGAATATCCTGTGGTTACGACCGGCAATCTCTATGAGATCGAACGCCGTAGTCCTTTTATCCGGCGTCGTCTTGAATTTGCGGATCTTGATCCTGATGTCATCGACGGTGTCATTGATCTTGCTCTCAAGCTGTTGCTTGCTGTAAGTTGAATAGTTGGGTTGCTTCTGAAAGGCATTGTTGAACTGGCGCATCTCATCTATGATGGATGTGTCCATGACAGCGATCTGCTGGGGTTCATTACTGTGGACAAGACCCTCGCCCGCATCGTCAACAAGCGCTTTGATTCCGACCATGATGAGGAGCCTTCTCCAAACAGAGATATCAGAGCTCTTCACTCGCGAGTCTGTGTCCGCTGCAGTGTCGAAATCTGCAGCAACTTTCATGCTTGAGAGCGCCCGTGAGAGCGTCCAGATGATCTGCAGTCTTCCGAGGTTAGATATCGAGCTTGAGTTCTTCGGTGACGTGTCATTGACACCGAAGACTTTATTGTGCCGTCCGGCCTGAACCAGCATCGACATGAATGATCTTTCTGGATTAACGTCCTTGCTGTTCTGCTTGAACCACCCAAGAAGCTTGTCGATGGCTGCCCTGTAGGTGGCGTCGTCCATTCCTGTCGATGTCTGGAACACGCCTGACATATCGTTGAAGCTGAAGAAGTTGATGTAAGGAGCTTCGGCAACGAACGGAAGCTGGTAAGTTACCTCGGCGTACGGGCTCAGTTGGTCCGCAATCTCAGGCATCTCGAGTCCCATCTGCATGTAGCGCCCTCTCGTGAGATGCATGATCATCTCCGGAGTGACAGGATACGCGTACAGGGCGAGCGGAGTATCGAACGGCGACGCTGGATTGATCCCGACCTTCTGGATCGAGGTCATGGTGAAGCCGTACCTCACCCGATCGCCGGCGCTCCTGCGAGCGAGATCGAGTCCGAACTGTGCGATCTGCTTCTCGGTGTCCTGCCGTCCTGATTTCGTGACGGGAGCGTCAGGTTCATCAGCAGCGCTGAGAGCAGCTCGCGTGGAAGCGCGGCGGGCACGGGACGACTCCTCGAGCTCTTGATGCACGATCTGCCTGATAAGTCTTCGATTCATGATGGTAATTATACGAGAAAACGCCGTTAGGCGATTACCTAACGGCGTTCTTGTCTATCATCTGGTGGACCGGGTGGGGGACGATCCCACGACCTGCGGATTAAGAGTCCGACGCTCTACCAGCTGAGCTACCGGTCCAAGATGGTGGCACTAACTTGATTCGAACAAGTGACCGAGCGTGTATGAAACGCTTGCTCTACCGACTGAGCTATAGTGCCGAAATGGTAGGCTCGGTCGGAGTCGAACCGACGACCTCCTCCGTATCAGAGAGGCGCTCTAACCAACTGAGCTACGAGCCTGTGCATTTATATATGGTGGCTTCGGGCGGGATTGAACCGCCGACACACGGATTTTCAATCCGTTGCTCTACCAGCTGAGCTACAAAGCCGAAGTTCTTCTCAAGTAACTATCAACCGGCTGAAGTGTCACCACTTCCGGTGTCGCCAGAAGTACCAGTGTCGGTTGCGCCCGTGTCGGTACCGGTATCCACGGGAGTCGAGGTATCAGCACCGGTGTCAGACCCCGTATCCGTGCCAGTGTCCACAGGGAGAGAAGTGTCCGCGGTATCGCCGCCACTCGTATCGGCAGTGTCCGCAGGGTCGGTGCCGCCGGTATCAGCAGCCGTGTCCTGGGTCGAGGTGTCACCAGGGCACTCGGTGACCTTGTCATCCTTATCGTCGTCACCGCATGCTGCAAGAAAGAGGAGCGGAAGGGCGAGAAGTACGTTACGCATTGATTTTCCTTTGTTGAAATGCCCCGTGTGGGCGTTGTTGGGAATGGCGGGGCGTGAGGGAATCGAACCCCCACAAGGCAGGGTAGAAACCTGCTGCACTATCCGTTATGCTAACGCCCCAAGATTCTCTGTCTTTCCAGAGTGTCAGATTGATTGTCTCACAATCATTGAAATGGTTGGGGTGGTGGGGATTGAACCCACGACCTCGGCTTTATAAGAACCGCACTCTGACCACTGAGTTACACCCCAGTAAGATTCCAGGTGTCATTTTTCGAGTGACTTATGTTCGTCAAGCCGCGGCCTAACTAAATTTTAAAGTGGCGACCGATGAGAGACTCGAACTCCCAACCTAGAGGGTAGAAACCTCTTGCTCTATCCGATTGAGCTAACCGGCCTTACATTTATACTATACACTGGTTGTCAGGAGTTTGCACGATTCCTGATTTTTTCCACCAGCTCTTTTACCGCGCTCTCACTGTTTCCAACGACTCGATCGATTTCGATGCTGTCGTGGTATCCAATCACGGTAGGAAGCGACATCACGTCGGCTTCGGTTGCGTAGTCTCGCGCTTCATCAATATCAACGTAAGCGAAGATCATGTCAGAATTGTCAAGAGATATCTTTTCAATCTTGGGCTTCAGATGCTTACATGGCATGCACCAAGAAGCTCCGATCTGGACAACAACGAGCTTGTTGCTATCGATGAGATCTCGAATGTCGTCTTCGTTGCGAGTGATCATGTGCGTTGTTCCTTAGAATGCTCTATTCTAGAACGTGAAATCACTCTTTGAAATCATCTCTCAAACATTCTAGATACAAACTTTTGTCGTTGTTCCATCTCGTACCATCCCACCATTCAAACCCGCTGAAATTGGATTTGTAAGCTGCAGCTGACCCGTATCCTTCATAGACGTACAGGTGGCTTACACCTCTATCTTTTGAAGTCTGGCAAGCTCGAGTCCAGCAAGCTTTGCCCGGCGAAGTTTTAGTTCCTGATTTCTCAAATGCGCAGATTGGATAGAGCGCCGATGATCCGAAATGTACGGTCGTGTACCAACAGTTTCCGAGCTCTGAGAGACCTTTCTCTAGTTTGAGAGTTCCACAGCTGTTGAAGGTATCATGCGGGTAATTGATTATTCCACGCTCCCGCCGATAAGAACTCAGCATCTCAAGATCACTGTCTTCCAGCTTAGAAATTTCCTTCCACACATAGTGAGCGGTCGAATCAACCTCCGAGTTGCTGGCTGACCATTTCGAGAGATCGATCCTGACAGACCTCGACATGTACCAGTCTAGGGTGATAGGATCAAAAAGCCACCCACCGGCTAGCAGCTCATCAGGAGTCTCACCATCAGGAGCGCAAGAGACCGTCAGCAAGCACTCCCAATTCTTTGTATCAACACCTGATGTGGTGTCAAACCTTATCTTCATCTGGCACCAGCGGAGAGTCCGAAGCGTTGTACATCTCACTTCTATCCTCGTTACTCTCACCCTTCTCGAGGTCGGTGTGATCGTATTCCATGATGTCGGTATCAGGAGTGACCCATCGCCAGTTGCGCTCAGCAGACCACTGCGTGGAGCTGTACTTGCGGTGGATCACCAGCTGATCGGGCTTCGTGCAGAAGGACGGATCATGAACGGTGAGGCGATTGTTGGGCTGGATGGCGAAGTTGCCGTTGTCCATCCTGATGAAGTGACCGCACTTGTGGTGGGACGGGTACTCCGATAGACCGAGATTCGGCATCGTCTCATCCTCATGAGCCCAGTCCAGCGTGAACATGTAGGTGCCGCGATACTTCTCCCGGCGACGACTGATAAACTGGATCTTCTTGTTCTTCAGCATCGCGAACTGCGTCACTGACACATGGTAGGAGAACGAATCCCAGAGCACGAGCTCATCGAGCTCCTGGTCAGGTGCGTCATCCTTCCAGCAGAAAGCGTGGATAGGCATGCGCCACCACATGCCACCGTCCTCCATCATGAAGTGGAAGCACGGTGCGTTGCCGGGTATCGATGACATGCCGAAGACCATGCACGGGAGCTTGACCCCGTGGCTGTCCTCACCGTTGCGCAGGAACTCTGCGCGGATGTAAGCTTCAAACGGTGGAACGCTGATGTTTAGGAAAGACATACATGTCCTGTTTTGAAATGGCGCCCGAGGCTGGGAATGATCCAGCGACCTAGCGGTTAACAGCCGCTTGCTCTACCACTGAGCTACTCGGGCAGAGTTGTATTATCCTGAATCGGGTAGAGTTGTTTAGCTTCTTTGCGCTGCCTGTGCCACTCTTTCATTCTTTGCGAATGGGCTTCTTTCTCTTCAAGAGTCATCGGCTTGCGATGCGCTCTTGCCTCTTTCATTCTTTGACGCTTGATTTCCAAGCGCTCAGCAGCATCTGCATTTTCAAGTTGACGTTGATGAGCTAAACGAACGCTCTCAGCAATTTTAGCCCTCTGCTCAGGAGTCTTCTTTTTACCCCTCAAAGCTGCGGCCATTCTATCACCAAAAGCCTGCTTCTCAGCATCAGGTTTGGAAGCCCATGCTTTCTTGCATGCCTCACTGATGTCTGGTCTTTCCTTTCCTTTGAGGTGCTCAGAAAGAACCTTCTTAGTTTCGTCAGAGTGAGATTTTCCCTTGAACTTTGAGATACCAGATGCGTTGATCCAATCGAAGCCACCCGTGCCTCCTCTTCGAAGATTGTAGGTGTCGTCTCTTGCAAGAAACTCTTCGTTGATTACTTCTGACTCTCTTTGGAACATCGTTTCGACATCAGGAAAGAACTCAAGAATTGTCTTTTCAAAGTTCTCTACGCCTTGCTTCTCGATAGCCTGTAGGATGATCTTACCTGATCCCATGTAGCCATCTTCAAGATTGTCTGTCTTGTGAACTCCGACGTAGATTTTCCCGTTCAACTTGTTCTTCACTTCGTAGAGATAGTAGTGCATCTTTGCTCCCACTAATAACTATGCACAATGTGTAGACTAGTTCTCAACTTATTGGAGCAGATGTCGGGATTTGAACCCGATTCTCCAGCTTGGAAGGCTGGGGCAACAACCCATATACCACATCTGCATTGAAAGAATGAACATGGAGACCCGGAGCCCGTACAGCGTCATCAGTCCCGGTTCAGCTGTGCTCCCCATTTGCATGGGATACTGTACACCCGCTGTCCACGTTCTATTTAATCTTATTCTAGTATTTCTTCGTGTTTAATGGCCGGACCACCCCGACTCGAACGGGGAACCGGGCTTTAGGAGAGCCCTGCGATATCCTGTTTCACCATGGTCCGATTTGGTGCCGCCGTTTCCGCCAGCCACACTCATATACTACCACAATCTTCTGGCATTTGCATGCTTACTGCAAATTTTCTAGCTGGGGCTCGGCGGGGGCTCATGACGTGAATACTTAGAGTGAAAGAGGTGCTCTATGCCAGTCAACGTCAAGAGAATAATCCGTGAAGAGCTCGCCCGCATTCTCGAGGGTGACGTCGTCCACGTCAAGTTCGGTGGTGCACAGAAGACGAAGGAGCGCGAGAAGTCAAATTACCAGAGAGCTCTCGGAAAGGTAGTCTCAATGCTGGAAGAGATCATCAACGGCGAGGGCGCTGACATGGAGGACGATCAGATCGTCGAGCTCACGAAGCTCCTTGACCATGTGACCGGTATGCAGGACGACGCGGCGGGCGAACCAGACGAGGAGGACGAAATGCCCTTTGGCGGACGTGCCTCGGGCCGCGAGCGCGATGAGCTATCTAATTTCAAGAAGTACATGAGTGACCGTGATCGCGATCGCGATTACTAATCAGGGACTCGATCATGCCATCCGCGAAAGAATTCATACGAGCGTTCGAGCGAGCCACGGAAACTTCATCGAAGTACGATGAATTTCGCAGCATGCTGCAATCTCTCGACGGATCGTTGGGTCAAGATTCACGGTCAGCCTCGATCAAGCTCAACACCAACAAAAAGGGATCCGACAGCAGGGTCGTTGAAGACGCTGTTCGTGAGAAATTTAAAGATAACCTAGGGAGAAGCAGGTACCCGGACGCTTTATTCGGCGCGATACCAGTTGAAGTAAAGCATACTACCTCTGGGTTCGGAAAGCTGCCGACTGATTCATACGGTCTGACGAGAACTGACAAAAAATGGTACTTATTCGTCAAGGGTTCTGTCGACAGGGTGGAGAATGAAAACTTCACAGCGTGGTTGATGAGATCCGACTCGCTGTATCAGGAAATGACGCTGCTGCTTCGTGGCACGAGCCAGGGATCTTTATTTCCACACCAGGATCTCAATTCGATCGATCCAATGTCTGACGACGCGCTGGTGAATATCGAGAAGGAAATAAAAGATATCGCGAGCTCTCTGTCTACCTCCATCCTCAGGAAAGCGAGAGGAGAGGCCGAAAAGAGCGAGTCTGAGACCATGAGTCTCAGTAAGAGAGTGGGCATCAACAGGATCAGATTCGACGTTAAGTTCGAGTCTAAGCTGCGTAAGATAATCTCTGATATAATCAACGATTAGTCTTGAGAGCGTCGTTTTCTTCTTCGTCCGGCTCCGCGAGCGCGAATTCTGGATTTCCCATAGCTGCAAGACGGTCTATGATCTTCCTGTACAGTTCACTGCTCTCCGGAATGTTCGAGAGCGGCGCTGCGACGGGCAACCTTGATTTTCTGCGACCTGTGTAGTTCTTTTCGTGAGTGTGCTCGCGACCTTCCTGTGCCCTGATCATAAGCAGGGGCGCACCGTAGATCGCAAGAGGCGGATTGCTCTGGCTCCTGATACGGTCAAACACCCTTCGCATTTCGCGAAGCGTGATACCTGATTCCATGTTATCATCCGCTATGATAGCTATGTGCAAGAAGGACGGGAGCGTCTCCACGTCAGCCTCGATAAAATCAGCGACGTGGCGCCGGTTTTGAGAAGGAACTACGCTGATCGAAAAATCAGACTTGTTCGCAGCAAGCATCCGCTTCCGCCAGTCTGGAATATCTCCTCGACGTTCATCCTCAAAATCTTTTATCAGATCGCCAACGGTCAAGCGACTCGGAACCGCCTGCTTCCCCCAGGCGTCCCACCTCTTTTTTATGAACGGGCTCAAGTTTGCGAGTTGCTGCTTCTGGACCTTCGAGAGATCGATTTCACCTGCGATGCCCTCCGCACCAGGGTTTGTTTCCTTAGCGAGGTCTCCGATCTGCTTAGCGAATTGCCTCGAGATGGTTTGATCAGCTTGAATTCCAGGATCCTGTGATACAGGGATTTTTCTGAACGATCTGTTGACGTCCACATCGGTCGACGTGAGGTAACCGTCAGGAAGCTGAAAATCTTTTATCGATTTCTCGAATCTTCTGATCTTCATGACGATGTTCCTAACGAATTTCTGCGTAACCTCCGGGAATGAGTCTGGGTTTGCCTGAACTCTCTCGTACATCTTTCCGAATTTCTCTTTAGCGAGTCCAACGGCTTCCTCGTACTTTTTCTTTGCGAACTTTTCAAAGAAATAATCGTATGTCCCAAGTCTGTCGACGCCTTTGTTAAAAATGTCGATCGACTTTTTGATTTCTTCGGCGCATTCCTTGTAGGCGTTTTTGGAAAAATCTGACTTAGCTGTTTTTTTCTTGACCGAGACCCGTGACCCGATGTAGCGTGCCAAGCTGCTCCGAAGACCTTCAACGTAATCGTTGACATGATTGGACGATGATGGGGTCACATAGATCGAGATTCTGGCTTCCTTCACTTCCTCTGGGAGATCTCCTCTCTGAACGCGTTCGTCAAGGTCGTCGACAATCGAACGGGCGATTATGCGGGTTCCGTCAGAGATATACTGCTGCATATCTTTTTCGGGTATCGTGTAGACAGTGTCACGCTTACCCTTCAGGGCTTCAAGCACATCTTCGAGGTGGGAAGGGTAGGCCTTACTGTTACGTGCAGGCGCATTTTGCTGGAACGCGAACGCGGAACGGATGGCGAAAACGTCTCCCGGAGACTTCTCCTGGAACTCCTTGAACTTATCGTCGGACGTGTAAGCTTCTCCGCTCTCACTCTTTCTCACAAAATGAATGTCGTTGAGATCCCAGGAGAGCGGAATCTGGTCACCAGGTTTAACGCCTGAGAGGTCGCCAACTTTGAAACCTTCGTTGACGAGGTAAGATCTGACGATATTTCTAAGAGTTCTTTCGTTCATCACACGATTAATTATTCGAATCAATCGTCTTTAGCGTCTTTGCCAAGCTCGTTAAGGGCCCAATCGACCTCGTAGGTGAAAGATCCACCGTAGCGACGCTCCTGAATGATCTCCTTCCATTTTCCGATGAAGAAGATCAGCTCCTCCTTTCGCACCAGACCACGCTCTCGCAGCTTCTTAACGCTGCTTTGAACGCCCAGAAGATGTTGCGTTGTCCACTTTCCTTCTCCGAAGTTGTTTCCTGCGTAAGCCAACCACCCAGTCAGGGATTCGTAAGAGTCGTCGGTGAGCCCCTCAAGGCCACGATGCTTCAAATACTTCAGAATGCGGCTTCCGAGAAAGGGAGTGTTGTTACGACCGACACGAAGCAGCCTCCTGCTCTCGATCTCGAACCAGTCTTGCGGGATGACAACATGCTGATGGTTGATCGCGACCCGACAGTTGACGATATCGAAGCTTGAGAGCGTCTCCTCGATCGTGGGCTGGATAAGCTCAGGATCATCGACAAATTGTACCTTCACTGTCTGATTCAGCTCCTTCGCGAAGCCGGCTTGGCTGCGACGGGCGTGCTTTGGAATCAGAGAAGCCGCATCTTCAGAGCTGTTGAAGAAGATGTCGATATCTCCTTGAGGCACGTAATCAGTCTCTTTGTATCCAGGGTGGAAGTACTGCTCCACAGGTCGATTGAGCATGAGATGTCGCGCGAAACCGCCACAGATCCAGCCACGATTGGCGAGCGCCTCGTCGACAACCGCAACTTTCTCGAGCGTGCGCCTGAGCTCGACATGCGCCCGGGAAGTAAGGGCGGACTCGAGTGGGATGAAATTGTAGCTCATGATCACTCCCGACCACGAAGGATGGTTACGATGAGACCCACAACGGCGGCGATGAGGGCGAAGATCCAGAAGTTCCGCATGATTGCCTCCTTATGATACTAGTATACCACGGACGGCGCGCCGTTGCACGCTTACTTGGGGGCGCGAACCAGAAGCGTTTTTACCCGAACGTTTGCGACCCCTGTTTTTGCCAGAACTTTGATCACGACGTCGCCCTGGTCGTTGAACAAAGGCTCTTCCATGATCGTGGCTGGGGCTCCGTTTCGATTCCAGCGAAGCGAGCCGATCGGATGCTTACCGCCCTCAAACTCGGCGATAGGACCCTTGAAGTTCTCCCGCGTGAATTCCCAATCGTCAGGAGAGATCTTGCTTTCCGCGCGCCAGCGCCTGAAAATACCATCGAGCCGCGCGGAGATCACAGGTCTGGCTGACCAGTAGCTGTATGATGAGAATCGCTTGCGCGCTGCAAGTCCCGCCAGCAGATGTCGAGACCTTTCACCCAGCTCAAGATCGGGCAGCGCATCGTTCACCTGCTTCCGGAGACGCTCGAGCTCAGACTGCGTGTGCTCGGTGAGCTTCCATCCTGCTTTTACTTTGTTGAGGACGCTCATGAGAGCGTTGACGGTATCTGGTCGACCAGAACGAGCTACGAGATTCTCAATCTCTGAGACAAGCGGAGCTACGGACTGGGGGCTACCTTTCGAGACAAGGTCATTGAGCCACCCCACGCCACCGCCCCGAGGCATCTGATTCGTTTGAACAACACTGCGGAGAAAACGACCAGAGCTTGTCTCACCCAACCCGCACTGATCGTAGCGATCAGCCAGCTCTCGGACTTGATCCATCGTGATTTCCATGCTGTCTCCTTATACAGCCATATTACCATAGCTGCACGTGGGTTGCACGATTTCTAGCTTAGGTGCATCCTTATGTCTGAGATCCTGGAGCGCGAGGCGTCCGTCGGCGTCCCGGCTGCGTCGGTCTCTAGGACAGCAAGTGCCCACAGCTTGCCATGATTCGGTCGAATCTTCATGATGTCGGACCTAATTCGCATCAGAAGCTCCTCATCCTCATGCGGTATGGAGGCCGAAATTGTCGAGTAGTATGACGTGCTGGTGATGGTGAAAAGGCAGTAGACTGGATTCATCCGGTGATATTAATCACGCGCTGCCGCGATTTTAGTGATTCTGAAATTTCAATGAAATTTTCTTCCTCTTCCTCTTCCTGCATGCTTGGAACATGCGAGATGTAGGTTCCCTGCGCTGACATCTCGTATTTCGATCCGGGCGATCCCTGAAAATGATCCTTGACGTCGCTTTCACGGACGATTGTGACTCTTCTCTCTGCTAATCCCGAGCTTTTTGCGATCTTTCCGATCTGCTTCCAGACTTGTACCGGGTTCTTCTCAACGTCTAAGTTCGGATTATCGATCTTCGCCTTCTCCTCGGCGGCGCGGTCGATCCCGCTCATGTCAGGGACGCTCTGAACCGTTCGAAGGTTCGGGTTGTCCTTCATCATCTTGTTGAGGTCATTACCAGATGCGGGGTCAGATGCTGCGATGTTGAGGATGGCGGCGGCAGCTTTTGCACGCTCCTTCGGATCTTTGGCTCCCTTCGTGCTGGGGTCGGTCCCGAATCCCTTGAGGTAAGTTTTTTTATCCTCAGGAGAGAGCTTGGAGATCTCTTTCCTCGCGTTGAAGACGCTGCTGCTTGTCTTCGAAGCAGCATCCTTCGCGTGCCTGTTTGCCAGCTCAACGCTCTTCGCGCGGGTCGCACTTTTCACGTCGGCTGGCATGCTGGTAGGATTTCCGGCGCCTGCTTCACCACCGAGGACGCCCTCGTTCATCATCGAAAGCTCCTCACGTATGATTTTTCTAAGAGCTGATTCATCAAGCGACATCGGGTTCTCCACTCGGCTAACCTAAGTATGCCTGATGAGTCAGTTTAAACGGAGAAGTAAGCGCCTCGGGTGTGTGCAACTCTATCGAGGTATTCTTCGCTGATTTCGGTCAGCGAGAATCTCATGTCTAGGGCGTCGAGAAGCGAGACGCGCCTCATCATGACCGGGCTACGAAATTTTCCAATCTCAACTTTTGAACCGCCACGGGCTTCTTCAGCGAAGATCCTGACGTGTGCTTGGACTTTCTCGGCTAGCCTAGGATCGAAATCGTTGATCGGACCCTCTTCGGAAATCTTGGCGATGCTCACCTGCATCTGTCCGTTTCGGTACCCGAAGTCGTGGAGGCTCATCCCCTCGTAGCCGACGTCCTTCACTGGAAATGGAACATGCCATGTGTTGCTCGCGCGGTTGCCCTCACGAAGCACATTCTTCCAGATCCACTCGGCCGTGCCTGGGCGATCTGGGTTCATGATGACGCTTGCCACGTCGGATTGACCACCGATGCGGAGGAGCTCGACGACCATTCGACCGTTGAGATCCTTGAGCTCAATCTTAGATTTAAGAGGAGGTTCCGATACCTCACGGAGACGTCGAAGCTCCTCACGGATGATCTGCCTCAGCTGTCTCTCATTGATCTTCATGAAACTACTCTCCAACGGATGATAAATATACGTCCTGTCTTTAAAATCAGCCAAAACGCTGGAACATGAGAAGCCTCAACGACGCCTTGGAAGTCCCAGTGAGTCCCGGACCTCGTCGTCGGACATCCTCTGCGGCTTCCTGGGAGGTGGCGGGGCAGCCACACCACCAACGCGTCGTATGGCGCCAGGTGATGGTGCACGTGGGGGTTCGGGAGCGGCGGGTGGTGGGGGTGGATTGCGCTCAGCCCGAGCCGCTCGACGCTCCTCACGCTCAGCCGCCCGCTCATCCTTCTCGCGTTGGGCCCCGATACCATCACGATGACGCTTCAGAGCGTAGTTTGCGGCTGACCAAGGATCCCTCATATTGGGACCGCCCAGGTGCACCATGAACGCGAACCCAACGTTATGAAGCCACCGTGGGGGACTGTCCTTTGTGGCAGGGAACATGATATCGACAAGAGGTATCGTGTCTCCGGGTCGCACGCCGGGCACCCCCAGGGCAGACGGATCCTTGTGGTGGACGGACGCGATAGTTCCCGGGTTCGTGTACGCCTCATCGTAGCCGTGCAGCGTCGGAATGATAACGTGATCGCCCTTGTTGAAGTAGATGTCGTTCTTGCCGAATATGGACTTGACATCGCCCGTCTTGCTCTCGAAATCCCGCTTCCACGGCCGCGTCATGTCGCCGTCGTTGTACCAGCTGTTGAAAGCGGGTGAGCTACCGATGAAAGGGTTACTCTCGAAAGGGATGTGACGCTTGTTGGGTGTCCACTCGACGTCCTCCTTCGTCCTCACGCTGTAGCCGTGCCTGTTCCTGATAGCCTCATCGAGCTGCTCGAGCTCCTCACGGATGATCTGCCTCAGCTGCCCCTCGTTGATCCTCATGAAAACCGCTCCAACGGATCCTAAATATAGTGCCCCGGGGGGAACTTGGGAAGTCTCCGGCCCGGGGCACTTTTTCACGCAGCGTGTGCCAGCGTGGAATCAGCGGTTCATGATGTAGTCGCCCATCATCATGTTGACAGCGTAGAGCTCGCCCTTGCCGTCCTCCTGCGGGAACTCCTCCATACCGGAGTCCATCGTCGCGCCGAGGAGACGGTCGGTGCAGGACACCCACTCCTCCCACAGGCCGTCGACCTCGCTATCGCCGCTGTCGAGCATGGGCTCATCGCCCTGACTGCCACCGCCGTACCAGCCGCGGGCCTCACGCAGGGGCTTACGTGCGCCCCTCACCATCCTTGCCGCTTCCTGACGCACGATCCGGCGCAGGTCACCCTCTGTCAGTCTTGCCATGATAAAATCTCCCTCGACGTAACGTCGAAATTAAGTATATCGGTCAGGTCAAAAACCTCCTGGTGCGACTAATCCCCACCCGGACCCGGGAAGTTCGACCAGTCCTTGCGACCCGTTGAGATGCCCTGCAGGATCTTCTGCCTGTACTTCTCACGGACATCATCGTCATCATCGTCATCATCGTTGTCGGGCGCGGACTTGGTGGGCGCTGCCTTGGCCACGGTGGCCTGTGGTGCCGCGGGCTTCGCGGCGATCCCGAGCTCCCTGTGGAACATCTCCTTGTTCCTCATGATCGACGAGGAGACGAGAGACATCAGCGCGTTATCGTTTCCGGCGTTCGCCAGAATCAGCCGGAGCGTGACGAGCTCGGGACCGTTGAGTCCCAACGATTCCAGCTTGCCCATGAGGCGTCTGATGACCACAACAACCGAATCGGGATCGTCCGGCAGGCCGCTCTGTGTGTCGAAACCCTCGCGGAGCGTCCGTCGTGCCTCCTCCCGGACGATCTTTCTCAACTGTGATTCTGTGATTCTCATGTTAAATCCTCTCCAGCGATCCTTAAATATACGTAACGCGCGAAATTATGAAGCGGGGGATGGGCTTCCGGCCCGGAGCACTTTTGGCTGCTCTGTGCGCCAGCAGGGATCCGACCCCTCAGTTAACGCCAACGATGATGAGCTTGCCCCGCATGTTCCGGCGGAAAGCATTCGCC